ATATTAGGACTAAAGTATAATTTCAAAGAAATTAGATGTAATGGAATGTATCACGTCATATTTTGGATCGGAAAGAAACCAACTGAATTCATAAAGAAAAAAATTGACGCTCTGGAGAAAAATTAATGTTTTTAATCGGATTATTTACAGGCTCATATATTATTGGGGCTTTATTCACTTTTTTTATAGTGGGATTTTTTGCCGTATTAGGTGGAAATTCTGCTGATTTGTGGAAACCTTTTGTTTGTGGTTTTTTGTGGCCCGTATGGCTTCCATTATTTTTAAAGGAAAGATTAAGATATAAATGACTCATGACGGATTAAGAGACGAAGTATTAATGAACATTAATCTTGAAAAAAAATACATTAAGACTATTCTTGATTCTTTAGAAGAATATAAGATTAGGGTCGAGGGTTGGGCTAATGATAAAACTATGAATGTGAATTTGTATCATTGCACTGAGAATGAAGTGGGAAATTTGATCAATCGTCTAACTAATACTTTGGAGAAAAATTAATGTTTACTTACTCAAATGATAATTTAATCGAGATAGTATCTTTGCCTGTTTTAAATCAACAAACTAAAACAAACGTAGAAAATCTCAAAAAACTCGTAGAAGAAGGCGAAAATGCTAAAAGGAAATTAAACGATTTACAAAATGCTTGTAAACATGAATATTTTTATGACGAGGCAGGATACCCCTATGATTATAGATATTGTTCAAGTTGTGGCAAATTTATGTATGGTATTTAACCTTAACTCAAATAGGAAATTAAAATGAAATATATCGAAGTTAGTTCTATGGCCGGTGTTGGTATCATTAAAACTAAAAATATTGACACTGTATTCTGCTGCCCTCCATCTGGATGTAATATGCCAGAATCTAAATTTTATCATATTAAGTTTTACTTAAAAAGGGGCGACCCAATTATTGCATTTTATCAAACTGAAGAAAAAATGATGGAAGAATATCGAAATATCCACAATAACTTGTTTAATAACTAGAGGAAAATAATGACTAACGAACAAAATATGATTACAGCAACATTATCTCTTACTAAAGACCAGTGGGAATCTATTATTCGGCATATTGTAAATGATATTGCCATGTTAGAACTAGGGTTATCTCCCCAAATAGGTCGAGATAGAATGAATGTGATTGTAAATAGTGGGCTAGACATAGTAAATAAAATTAAAGAGGCCGCTGGTATTGATGTTGATTTATCAGAGTGGGAACTCAGGTATGGAGAATAAATGATGAGGTGGATCAGACCCAATTATCGTGATGGTGATACTAGGATACATACGTTTTTTGCATGGTTTCCAGTTAGTGTAATAGCAGAAGATATTCGTGAAACAAGATGGTTAACTATGGTAACCGTAAAACAACGCTTGTATCGTGGTAGGTACAATCATTGGATTAATAGTGAATTTATTGGAGAATAACTAATGAATCCTCTACAACAAGCCACCAAAACTTGGATAGAATCTGTGCAGAAATATTATGAGAATACCAATCGAAATGAATTGACCCAAATTTATATGAGGGGCTATTTTAGTGGTTGGAGTGAGAGGGAGATTCTAGGATTGGCCGAAAAACTACTAAAGAATGAGCAAGACTATCCTTTGTATAGAGAGAATGAAGAATGAGTATTGTTACTAAAGATTCCTACAAGGCTGATGTTTTTAACTTTGATGTTGAGCAGAGCGGAGAAATTATCAATCTGACTATTAATAATGTTATCTCTTGGGAATGGATGAAAATGAAGTTGACTAAAGAGGAAGCCAAGAGGTTAGCCGATTTTATTTATGAAAGTCTTGGGGAAAAGAAATGAAATTCTCTAAAGAACAAATTGAAGATACCATAATAAATGGTAACATTATAGATACAAAAACTAAACAAGAAATTATTATTAGTGAGTACGAAAAATCACAAAAAAATATACAACCAATATGGTTAGGAGAAGGTTGGTATAAAGGAAGCCCCAATTCTTTTAACTATTTTGCAGATGGATTTGATGCAGGAATGAATTACGCAAAGGGAACCAAATGAAAGTTTACGCTGTAGTTTGTGAATATGGTGCTGCTAGTATTCGTGAGAGTATAGAGATAGTTTGTAAAACTCGTAAGATTGCAGAGTCATATTATTTAAATGAGGACTTTATTGGGCGTCCAATTCGTATTGATGAAATGATTGTGTGGGATAAAAAGTGGGAACCTCCTAAGCCTAAAAAGAAAAAGGCTAAAGGCCGCTCTTGACAAGTGCCGATAAGTAGCGTATACTGGTAGCACAACAGAGGAAACGAACTATGGTATACTCGTATAAAGGGTTAATGAGAGTTAATATGAACTATTACATTGAAAAGCATGATATGGAAATTATCCTTGATGCTTTGGAAAATCTTGTTTTGAGCATGAAAAATGCTGACGCATTTGGATTGCCTAATCATAGACCATATTCTATCGAAGATGTTGATGGTCTTTTTCAAAGTTTTGATAATGGATATAAGGAGGATTGTAAATGATCTATCTTTATGATTTTATACAATAAGAAAATAATCCTACACCTGTAGAAAAATTCGTGTGTCTGAAAAAGGTTAGGGGCTATAATATTTTAGATGCGGTGGGAATCTGCCGCTTTAAACATCTTTTGATGTTGCTACGAAGCCTGAGTTAGCTGCGGTGGAGCCGTGGAGAACAAAGGAATCATAGAAAGGTATCTAACTTTTTCTATGAGGTGATTTATGAAGACTAAAGTTTTAACAGAATATAATAGGACTGAGTTTCAACGTAAGTATATCGACCATATCTTGGGATCTTTAAACTTTATGGAGATTAAAGATAGACTAAGAGATTATCTAGAGGTCGAAAAAGATCATTCTTCCGTTTCTGCGTTAGAAGCAGAGATTAGACACGAAGCACCAGATGTGCTAGTGGATAATTGGGAAGACATGAAAGGCCCAGCTACTTTAACAAAGAGCGGGAGGCAATCATGAAACGAATAATGACAATTACTGAAGATAACAAACCCTATGTTGTTAGAAGGTATACAGACTACATTACAAGCAGAATGGATAGTCTAGAAGTACTAGATGAATTTAAAGATTACTTTTTCAAGGAGAAAATCAATTATCCAGTTGATACTCTACAGAGTGAAATCAATAAATTCTGTCCAGAGGTTTTAGAAGACCACATTGTAGAATCTGTAGTGGGAAAAGGATCAGAGTTTTCCCATAAAGTCCGACAAACTATATAATCATAAATAAAGAGAGGTGTATTATGGCTAAAATATTTGACAGAGTTGTAAAATTTCATGTTCAAGGTGAAATCTACGGTGACGATAACGTTGATCCAAACAGCGTAATCAATAACTATACTTGGACACAAAAAGACGTTGAAGGAGAAATCCATATTATTGGTCGCCACAAAGACAATCGTGGTAGAATCAATAAAATGGTAAAATTGTCAAAGGTTAGTCCTTGGCTTAGACCAAAGGGCGAACTCTTTGTTCAATTATAATTGTTGAATATGGTAGGGCGGGATGATTTAACCATTAGCCCGCCTTACCTATTCTTTTGTTTTAATTTCTAATTAAGGAGAATTTATGAAGAATCTAATTTGTGCGGTTGCAATTGTTCTTGGGTCTGCTACACTTGCTAGTGCAGATTGTTGCAGCGGGTCATGTTCGACTAGTCCAGTTAGGAAGGCTGGATCAACGGTTGTGAGCGTAACAAAGCGTGTTCTAACAGCACCATTTCGCATTGTAAAGAAGGCTAGGCAGAGTCGCCAGTGCGGCAGTAGTTGCTGTAACTGAAATTAGTGAGATTGCCTAGCTAATGAAGTTTTTAGTAGTTGGCTAGGTATCTCATTATGACACTATTTCGCACTATAGTCCTTGAATATGACTTAATAGAAATTCACTATAACAAAAAGTTAAAAAACAAACCTTACCTTATTAGAGTTTTCAGTTATAATAACATTGATCCTCATGAATTAAGAATAGATAATAGCGAGCTTAAAGACCTATATAAAATATTGAAACAATACAAAATTTTATGACAAACTTAGACTTGACAGAATGCGAAACAGATGTTATACTATGGTTGATTGAAGATAAATTTGATGAAATATATGACGGCCCAGACGGTCTTTCCGAATGCATGAAGATTGAATTGAAAATTATGAATGATATTAAGAAGAAACTAGAAAAACTACTATGATAAAACACTATCCAATTACAAATACTAAAAAGGTTGAAGAACTTTATTCTGAAAAGGATGGAGTGAAAGTATCTCATGTTTGTACCACAGAGTTTGGCAGTGGGAGCATTTGTGATATTTTTTATAGATCAACTCCACATCCAAAATTTGGTAATAGATATTTTGCAATATTCTTTAAAGGAGATGATCCTTATGTTGGTAATGCGGATGAAATTGAGAATTTAACATTTGGAACTGTAGAAAATGATGAGGGCGATGTAGAATATAGCAGAAGCCGTCATGATTATAAGTCATTCAAGAATGGCAACATGATTGACGGAGGAAGGGATTATATACGATCTAGCGGTTCAGTATTGGTTTATCAAATAAAAGATGGAGAATGGATACACTGCGGAGTTTCTAAAGAAAAATAGTTGATGCCACAAGGTTGGGATCGCGGGTAGTCCCATAATCAACCATCCGTATAGTTTTATGGTCCTAATTTTCTGTAAGATTGAAAAAGAGACTAATACAAGAGGAATTAAAATGAAAATCTTATTTAGAGGCATTTGTAAAATTTGTTGTGCAAATTGGAAAAGATGCCCCAAATGTCAGTTTGGAGTCTAGCAAATTTAGTGGATATGAAACATGAACTTTGAACAAGCAAAAGAATTGTCTTTTCTAGTAGAGTGGAAAATTGCTGAATGTTTTAGTGGGCCACAATGTTGGTGCAGAAGAATTGTGCCAGTTGAGCCTATTGTTTGGTATCATCCAGATTTTCCAGAGATTAAAAATGAAATTGATATTGCTGATGATGGAGCATTAGATCAACAAACCGCTGAATATATTGTGAAACTTCATAATGAACACCATGAAAGAGTAAAACAAAATTGCAGAGATGCTATGAAAGAGACTATAGATAGTCTTATTGACGAGTGGCCTATTGAGGGTATTGATTACTACTAACCAATGAATCAAACTCAAAAAGACAAAATACTTGAAGTTATCAAGTTGTGTAATCAAAAAATCAAAAAACAAAAAGATCATGAATCTTCTACTGGATATGGAGAAGATTATACTGATGGAAGAATTGTCGGCGGTGCTTCGTTAGCCCGACGAATATTAGAGATATTAAAAGGTTTTGAACTTTAACAAAAAGGAATATTATGAACAGTCGAAATTGTTTTATCGTTGCCGCATTTGCTAGTTTTGTTTTTAGTGTTACTCTATGGTTCGCAGGAGATAGTGACCTTAATAGGCAACAAGCACTATTCGTAGGATTGTGGGTTCCAAGCATTCTTTCTCTAGGAAATTTATTCAAATGAGCAATCTTACCATATTTATAGTAGGCATAGTAGTAACCCTTATAACTGGTATGGGGGTTATTACTAGCACAGTATTTATGGGTTACAAAAAGCCAAAGAGTCAGAACAAAGAAGTTAAGTATAATGTTTTACCTAAGTCTGCTTAAAATAGTAGAAGTATGTTGTGGTATATTGTTGGCCCGATCAATACTCTATGGAATAAGTAAAATTAAAAAGGAAAAATAAATGAAACTTAAAGATATAGTACCATACTGTTTACAAATTAAAAATGGTCAGCCGCACTCATCAGAATACTATTGGATTATTAATGGAATAAATTATGCTTTTGATTCTTTACAATTAGACATTGTTAACTTTATTAATTTGATCGCCAATCCTAATGGATATGATTATTTAATGCTCAACTTAAACAATGAGATAACTATTTTTGACAAATTCATTCTGGTTCATAAAACTCAAAACGAAACAACAAACAATGAATCAAGAGTATTTCACCGACAAAATTATCCTATAGCCTATGGTCAGCCGCACTCAGCAGAATGCTATACCATAGGATTATTTCATACCACCACCAACTGCATGATGGTTGATCTGAGAACCACCATATTTAAAGACCTTATCTCTCCACCTGTCCAATCTAAACCAGCCGATTTGACTCTGGATGAACGAGTTGATGGTCTTATTGATGAACTTATGAGACAAAGCAAAACTATGGTTATTAAAAAATTAAAGAGAATGTTAAATGAGCGACTCTGAAAAAGTATATTTACTAACTAATTTCTTAACTCAAGATGAATTAGATAAATTCCAAAGAGAAATAAAAGATGATATAAAATACTCATATGAATTTAAGGAACAGTTTAAGAAGTATGAGATAGAGTTACACATATCAAAAAATGACGCTATCAAATATTATGATTTATTTACTGAATTATTTTTCTTGGTTGAAACTAAAATTGGTCAAGCAATCTCATGGAAAAGATTTAAGAATGTTTTTAAGAATGAATCCTCATCGAAAGTATAAAAGTTATATGCAAGGTTCAGACCTTTTACTAATAATTTTACCAATTTTTTTGGTACTATTCGGTGTATTTATTCTGAATCCACTTCATAAAAATAATATATCACAACCATTGTGTCAACAATATACCTTAAAACAATCTGATCAGGTATGGTTTTATAAGCCAGACGAGATTTGCTGGACAAAAGGAGAGGTATTATATTTATGGGGCTATCATCCAGTAGTTTATTGTAAACAACTGAATAAAACTTTTAATTTTCATGAAATAGAATGGACAATAGGAAATGATTGAACACGAAAAAGATCTAGTAGGTTTGTTTTATATCACAATAGTTATTTTTGCTGTTGCTTTAATCGGAGTATTCTGTTTAAATAGTATCTATAAAAAGAATACGGATAAAGTACCCCAAAACAAACCAATTGATAGACAAACTATAAGTACCGATAATATTACTGGTAATGTTGAAAGTATTCATCCTTGGGGACGAACAGAAATTGTTCCCATGAAAAGTATAGAGTTAGAATATTTTGAATATTGCGAACAATGGGTTATGTATGGTGATGTTGTTCAGCCAGTTGGCCGCAAAGGTTATTTCATGCCGGTAATGAGAGGCAACCTTGATTTTAATGTTAGAGATCTTACCCAAACTTGGGTTGAACATAAAATTCTTGCAACTGGCCCAGAAAAAACAGCAGAAACTTATGAAGATTTTAGAGTAGCAAATATTAGAGCAGAAAAAGGAAAAATTATTGATATAAACTACTCTCATTATAGGTTGTTGTCAGATAATACTTGGAGTATAATAGCATCATGGAAAGCAATAGTTAATCCAGACGTTCCTGACCCTGTTCCAGAAAATGTACAGAAAGAATCAGAACATCCAGTAATAGTTTGTTCATCTTGTAAAGGTAAGGGAGAAAAACTTACCGACGTTAATAAATTAATGATGGATGCGTCACTGGCTATATTTTTTAATCATCATCTGATGGTTGACAAATGTGAAAAGTGTGTTAAACTACCTAACGGCGACGGTTATAACTACTGCGACGTTGTAAATGAGCGTTACCAGACTTTACTTAAAGAATATGGTGATGCTGGGCCGAAAATAGATATGGCAGCGTGTGAACAATGTATGGGCATGGGAACTTTTAGTAGCCAAGATGCAACTACCGGAAAGTGGCTAACTCAGGAAGAATATGATGAAAAAAATTAAAAGAAAACAAACAAAAGAGTCAATAACCTCTGTGAGTCCTTGGGATTTGTCTGGCAGTCCAGAGGATATTTGTAAAGAATTGAGAACAACTCAAGACGCTTATCTGAAAGATCGAAATGATGTTATTGAATCATATTGGTCTTGGGAAAGTACTCCTTATAGTGATCATGGATCATTTGAACTGGTCATTACTAGACTAGAAAACGATAAAGAGTATAATGCTAGAGTTAAAGAGTTAATGAAAATTAAGGAAAAGAAGAAGGCCGATAAACAAAAGCAAGATGAATATGAACTACAGGAATATTTGAAACTAAAAAATAAATTTGATAAGGAATAATATGAACTGGGAATGTAATCGTTGTGGCTATAGAGTTCAACCTGTTAAAGAGGTCGAACCTGATGGAATGGCTTGGCCTGCTGGTCGGGCTTGCTCTAGATGTCTGGGCGAAATGGTATATCGCCCAATTTATAAAGGTTTGGAGGTTTATCTTAAAATGTATTAAACAATATCGGATTTAGGTAAAAAAAGTGGATGGAACGCTAGAGTATTTCAGTGGGAAGATTCTGATGAAGTAAGGCGTATGCTTCCAAATCCACAGGATCATTCAAAATGGTACTATGTAGATTTTTACATGACGAATGATTATACTAACGGCACTCGTATAGAAGGAACAAAAGAAGATCTACAAAGAATAGTAGACATGTTAAATATTGCAATTTATCAAATGCCTGTTGATATTGAAAAGTAACTAAAGGAGAATAAACATGAATAGTTTTTGGAAAGGTTTCTGTAACTTATTTGGTTGTTTTAGTCCTAAAACGCTAGACGAAAGCATGGAGGATTTATATTCACGAATGGGATGGGGACAATATCACAATCCTTGTGAATCTTATAATACTGCTGTTGATATTAACAGAGCATTAGAAGAGCAAACATTTTCTAATATGATTAAAGATCCATCAAGACCAAGAATTAATCAGTGCTATAATAGACAAAGATACAAATGAAAACCTATAAGAAAAAAACAGTTAAAGTTCTTGATAAGATTCATTGTGATTGCTGTGGAGAAAATTGCTCCAAAAATATAGACCATGAATATGCTGAACTAAGTGCTACTTGGGGCTATTGTTCCAATCAAGATGGTACTCAATATGATATTCAAATTTGTGAAACTTGTTTCACTGAAGTATTAGATTACATTAAAGACAAACGACGAAAAGTTTTGGGGGCATTCAATTACCCATATGATCATGATCCTTTAAATGGAAAGACATATTTCCCATGAATGATTTTTCATACACAACCGCATTAACAATCTTTATCACTTATGTTGCAATTGATATGTTATACGCTTGGTACATTATGAGCGTTAACAAAAAACGGGCCTTTACAGCAGCAGTCCTCACTAGTATAATCTACAGTCTACTGGCGTTTGGCGTGGTATCATATAGTAAGAACATTTACTACTTAATTCCACTAGCGTCTGGGGCATTTCTTGGTACATATTTAATGGTTAAATTTAAGGAATAACATGAAAGCCACATTTGAATTCGACTTTCCAGAAGATGAGCGTGAATATGAGGTAATGAATCAAGCCCATAAAATGCAAAAAATGTTATGGGGATTTAGTCAACAATTACGAGAGTGGGAAAAATATGGTCATCAGTTTAATAGTGCTGATAATGCTGTATATAGTATAAGAGAAGAATTTTACAAAATGCTCAACAACTATGAAGTGAATATTGATCTATAATGTTTAAACTAAAGAAAAGAAGTCGAATCAATTACTGGAGTTGTTCAAAGTTCGCTAATCTTATTAGAGGCGACGAAAAACCTTTTGCTTTGCCTTGGGATGAATGGGAAACTTGGCGACAAACATCAGCAAAGAACCATCCTTATCGTTATTGGGTGGCTGAAGAAGTTTTAGACTTTTTGCAGGATATTGTGCATCTTCCTATGGATATTTACTATACCATAGAAGTTTATGTTCGTAACAGATATATTGACAAACTTCATTATTTGCGAACAGGATTAAAGCCGGGTGAATATTATGATCCTGACTATCGTATTCTTCATGGGTTGTTCAATGAGTTGGTTATTTTTGTTGAGAGCGAACAGGCTCATTTGATGAAAGCATATCCAGAACGAAAATATAAGTTCGTTAAAGGACGATGCAAACAAGCGGGTTTGGATTATCTAAACTGGGCAGTTCAATTAAAATTGAATGAAGATTATGGTTTCAGTCCAGATGATGAAGATTATAATAAGCCAACAGCACAGGCTATAGACTCTCAGAAGATTTTGAGACTTTACAATTGGTGGTTGGATAGAGATTATAGAGTTGATCCTCATGATCTTTTCAACAAAGAAAAAGACGGAAAATATTATTATCGTAAGATTGGTGAGATGGAGGACAATTACGATAAAGAAGATACTGAGAAATTAATTGAACTAATCAAGATTAGGAGTTCATTGTGGACATGAAAAAATATTCCACTTCGCCAGAACGAGGAAGTTTTTATCGCAAACACTGGTTGGAACAATTAGAACAAATGAAAACTCCTCAAGACGTTTATGAAGGAATGATGAAAATACTTGATGAAGACGATAAAAGAGAAGAAGATGAAGATAAAACTTTTAATTTAGGATATGATCTTCGCTCAAATGAAAGAATGTTATCAAAAGCCCGTAATAGCGAAGTTTATTGTGAACAATTATACGCCGCTCTTTGTAATAATCAATTCTTTTATGGAGACAAAGAATGGACTTGTACCTGGAGATTTGCTGGCGGTATAATCTCTGACATGATACAAAAAGGGGACTATATTGATTGGTATTGCAGCGGAAACGAAGGTTTTGTTACTGATGAAATTAAATTAGATTTGATGATGATGGGATGGATTGTAAAACCTTATGATGTTAAACAAAAAAGATTAGAAGCATTAGAAAAATTAAGTGACCTCGACGAAGAATTAGGATTATAATACTGGAGAAGAAATATGAAAAAGAAAATTACTAAAAAGAAAAAGCCCGTCAAGCAAAAGATTGATGTGGTATTAGAGTCATTAGTTAATCTTGAAAGAAAAGTCAAGGAACTAATAGGTAAAGTAGAAAGTTTGCATAAGCAAAGGTATTATTATCCATACAACGCCGAACCCAAAAAATATTGGCCGGGTGATTACCCAAAATATAAAGATGTAACATGGGATGCTATTGACAAAGGTTTACAATAGTGAATATTGAGCTAATACAAAATGGAATCCACCAGAGTATAACTAATGACTAACTTAACAACTGAACAAAAGTTTGCTATTTTTTAGAAAATAAATCATGAAAATAATTAGTGAAAGAAGGTCTACTATTGATGGGAACATATTGTTATCTTGTATAATAGAATACCGAAATAGAAAATTCAAAATTAGTGAGTGTTCACCTACAAAATTATACATATGGTCAGGATTTAATGGTTGGTTGTTTATAGATAATGGATATCCAAAACATACTACTCAAGAAAGTATAGATCAATTTTTAGATATTATGAGAGCTTATACTGATGAATAAATCAATAACTGAACCAGAATTAAAAGATCGTCTACGACAAATTGTACAACATGAATTTATTGAAGAATGGTTAGATACTCCTAATAAAGCTTTTGGAAATAAAACACCACGCCAATTAATTATAGATCAGAATACATTAGAAATTGAACGTATGTTATATGTTATGGAAACCGGAGAACCACTTTTATGAACATTGATATTAACAAAAATGAAGCATGGAAGATACTGGATGCTCTAGCGTCCTATAAAAAAGACTACGCATTAAGTGGGGCGGTTGTTAAAACAATTGACAGTGCTATTAAGAAACTAAGGGATTTTGTAAATGAAAATTAATAATAAGACTCATATAACTATGAGCGATGAAGATGTTAAAGATGCTATTATAAAGTATCTTTATCAGAATCAGGGGTTGAGTGGTATTTTTGATGTGAAATTTAAGGTTGTGAACAAACCTATTGGTCTAAATACAAGAGATAATATGGATCACTGGGTATTTGATGGGGCAGAGATTGAGGTTGATTTAAATGAATGAACCAACTGCTTGGACAATATTGGGCATAGTATATATTATATGTGCAATAGTCACGGTAATAATCTGTCAAATTGAGAAAAGATGATTTGCTTTAAAATAAATCCAGAACTTACATGCGAAAAGGTATGTAATGCTCTGAAAAAATTGTTGGATGGTGGCAATCACCAAGGAGATACATTCTTGGTAATCACCATAAAAAAAGTAGAACAAACAAATGATGATTTAATACCCAAGCTTACACATGAGGTTGATGTTAATAATATTGATTAATTAAAAAGTGTATATATATTCAAGGTAGAATATATTATTTACCAACTGGAGGGTTATAGCATGAGAAATACACTAGTGTCTGTCCTTTTGATTTCGTGTTTAATATCTATCGCTTCTGCTTTTGCTTTTGAGAATAAAAACGAAAAAATTCTAATCATATTTTCCGCTGATTGGTGCAAATACTGTCATATAGCTAAGAATGACATGAAAAATGACCCACAATTATCAGAGATTGTAAAAAATTATACCATCGTAGACGTAGATTTTGATGTTGACAAAGACATAGTTGAAGGCTACAATATAAAAACGATCCCTGCCTTTGTTGTTTTTGAAAACGGCAAAGAAAAGGGAAGAAAGATTGGCTATAGTGGGCCAAGTAGTTTAATAAACTTTTTAAAATAAGGGGGCGAAAGGTATCGACAGGTAAACGGATATATAGATGGCATCCACTGGTTAATCGACCGGCCAGTATAAAAGTCGATTAAAATGTTAGTTGGCGAAACTCGTTTCGCTCTCGCTGCCTGACCTAGTTAGGCAAGAGTGCGGTGGCATGAACCGTATTGCCCAATCATGCTGACTCCGATAATCGGATATGGTATCCTCACCAAACATAAATGGGGATGATGATTGTACTCAATCTGACACAGATAATTCTGTTAGTTTTGTTAGCTGTGCGATAACAACTAACTAAGGATGTAGATGTTTATATTGGTGTATACTCTGGACGCGGCTTTCGAATGCCGCCGCCTCCACCATATTATCGTGCGCCTCCACCACTTTTTTGTGTATAATGTAGTGGAGGCAAAATTATGAAAACAACAGAAATAACCTGTGCAGAATGTGGAATAAAAAGCTCTAAAAAAAAAGCAGAAATAGATAGACAAATAAAAAAAGGAAAAACTGTTTTTTATTGCAGTATTAGCTGTGCTTCTAAAAATTCATGTTCACACTTAGCAAAATATCACGGATCATACAATCAAAATTTAGTATCAAATAATAGATTAGATGAGTTTACGTCGTTTAAATGGTATATCAAAGCCGTTCGGAAAAATTCAAAAAGTAGAAAGCACGAATATAATATTGATTGTAAGTACTTAAAAAAGTTATGGGAAGAACAAAATGGAACTTGTCCATTTACAAATAAAAAATTAACATTGAGAACTCATTCAAATAATGATATCAAAAAATATCCATATCAAGCATCATTAGATAGAATAGATAGCTCTATTGGATATATTGAAAGTAATGTAAGATTCGTTGCTTTGATATATAACTATGCTAAGAATACATTTTCTGACGATGATGTAATAAATTTTTGTAAGAATGTATGCGACAGACTTGACAATAGCAACTAGTAGTGATACAATTCTTAGGAAGAATGGCAGAGTGGACTAATGCATCTGATTACTAATCAGAAGAAGCTTAAAAACTTCCGTGGGTTCGAATCCTACTTCTTCCGTTACTTTTTATGAAAGGTTGAACAATGAACGTTAAACAATTGCAAGATAGTGGATACAAAGTAAAAGTTTTTCACAACCGTCTTTATAATGGATATCACGCTTGGCAAAATGGCAAAAGAGTCTATGGTTATACTGATGGGATTATCGGGCCAGATACTAAGGGCGGTTCTACTGAAGTGATTATTGATTCTCCCAATGGTGAACGCTTGCACGGTCTTGCAATTTGCAGCACAGAAGATAACTATGATAAAAAACTCGGTGTTAGAATAGCACTTGGGAGGGCTTTGTATGCAAATGAATCAACTAGAGTTTGATTTTTCAAAAGATCAAGTAGACGATGAAGAAGAATTAACGACAGTAATCTTAAATGGAATTCCTATAAAAGAATACAGCGTTTCAAAAAGTGGTAATATATACTCTCATTTTAAAAGAATTAATGAGGAAAAAAGTGGTTATCGTATTTGCGTTATTGATACTTCATATAAAAAACTTTTAAAACCTCGTATATGTAAGCAAGGATATAATAAGGTGGATATTTCATTTGATTGTGGTACTTTTGATTATGAATATAGCTCAAAAGGAAGATATGGATCTAAAAAACAATCATTAAATTGTCGAGTTCATAAATTAGTAATTGATAGCTGGAAGCCATTTGATCAAAATCTACCAAAAGAAATTAATGCAAAAGACTATAAAAAGACTCCAGAATCTATCAAAGTATTTCTAAGAGAATTATTCATTGTAAATCATATAGATCACAATAAATCTAATAATAGCCTTGATAATCTAGAGAGAGTAACCCACAAGCAAAATGCTAGGGCGGCAGTAAAACATTATGGGTCAATAGATGAAGATTAATATAAATGACTTCCCAGTAGATACTGATGACTATATAAATAGACTATTGAGGGAGATAGAATCCCTTAAAAATACAGTAGAATCATTAAAACTGGAAATAAAAACCCAAAGAAAAGAAATAGCCCTACTTAGAGAAGAAAGAAAAGCCATTTTAGACAACGACAAACCTCCCGGCTGGTGTATAAGATGGTAGCCTACCTAAAATATCCCACCTTAAGGAGTTTATTCATGAAATATACATTTGTAGCATTATTACTATCAGTATTAGTATCATCTTTATCGGTAAATTTACTATATATTGACCTACTTAATGAAATTAATCAGAGCCACAGTGTAAATGAGCACAAGATGAGTATAATAATGGAAAAGGTAGATGAGTTAACATACAAGGCAGAGTAGATTCATGTTTTTATGGCTAAATGACAGACTATTTAATAGATATCTAAAAGTTTTGCGAAAGATGGATATGCGTAGTATCTATCCTATAGCATTTAAGTGTGATTTTTTATACAGAGAGGAATTTTTTATGGCACTAGTTTATAATGTAACCGCTGGCCCAGTTGTTGATAGTGACGTTTCAGAGCGTAGACTTTCAGTGGCTGTTAATGGTGAAGTTCGTTCAACATCGCCCTTCCCAGCAAATACCACCAGTTTTGGTGAGCTATCATTCTCAGACAATGATAGTGTTGTTTTAACCTTAGTAGACGTTGACGATGCTGGCAATGTAAGTTCGCCAGCCACCGTGCAATTTACTGCGGTTGATACTGTACCTCCCGCAGCACCGGGTGAATTTGGCGTGGCTTTTGTTCGTGAAGAGTGAACAATAGTTACCTAATAAGTAATGAATTAGGGGGCGGCGAAAGCTGCCCCCTTTTTATTTAGTGTATATATATAAGGGTTTTTAATCTTATGGGAAAATTATGTTTAATTGGTTAAGAGATAAAATATCTGACTATTCTAGATCGCCCCAGTGGTCTAACGTTAGGAAGGAACATTTAAAACATCAATCAATTTGTCAGGCATGTGGGAGAAAAAATGATCTACAAGTCCATCACATAATACCATATCATTTAGATCCAAGTAATGAATTAAATCCAGATAATTTAATAACATTATGTTCTGATTGTCATCTATTATTGGGCCATTTGATGGACTACAAAAGTTGGAATACAAATGTAGTCACTGATTGTGAACAAATATCACTCAAAATCAAAAATAGGCCATACAATGAACAAACTTATCAACAGCCTCCTAGTTGGATTTCTTATTGGTTTAATATCTAACATATACGCTGGAACAATAGACCCTAACACTCCAGATGAAAAATACATTGAATACGGTAAAAAGTTTGATTGCGTATTAGAGATAATGGGTTCTTATGATAATGATGAAGGATTATTTTCAGCCTCTGCTGTTGCTATAGATTCTCGCTGGGTATTAACGGCGGCTCATGTTGTTAAGGATTCTAAGTTTGCTTTCTTGCACAGCGAAAAGAAAAAACAGATTATAGTTATAGATGAAATTATGTGCCACGAAGATTTTGAAAATAGGCAATTTGGATTTGCAGACATAGCACTATGCCACACAACCTCAGATATAGATCTTGAATTTTATCCACAATTATACGAAGAATCAAACGAAATTAACAAAATATGTGCCATTGCTGGCTATGGTAAAACTGGTACTTTTATAACTGGAATACAGAATGGAGATAAGAAAAAAAGGGGCGGATCAAACAAAATAGACAGAATAGAAAATGATCTTTTGATTTGCAGTCCATCTATATCAAATAGAACAGAACTTGAGTTTCTAATAGGTAGTGGTGATAGCGGAGGCGGTTTATTTATAGATGGCAAATTGGCTGGAATAAATTCTTGCGTCACAACCCTTGACAAAAAGCCAGACTCAACGTATAATGATGATAGTGGACATACAAGGATTAGCAATTTTTTAGATTGGATAAGACAAAAGACTCAAAAGAAAAGGGAGTAGACACAAGGCCCACTCCCATAACCAATTTGGTTTATTTGCTATCTATCAAGTTTCGTCCTTAACGTCATATGTCATACCGGTCATGTTTAAATCAACATTTACTCCGTATGATTTTCTGACCGAAGATGAATCTAAGAATGAGATTGTGCTGGTTGCGTTTAACTTGTTTGTCGAGGTATTAGCACCCATTGCTGTCAAGCCACTATTGATTTTGTCTAATACAGAGTATAATAACTCTCTAACATCACCACTAGTGCCAGTTTTATAGCTCTCTAAAGCTCCAGAAGGAATAAAGATTCCACCAGATCCACTAAAACTTAATGAAGTAGTACAACCAGAACCAAAGAAAAAGTTGCTTGCGGGATTAAGTTGTCCAGACTGAACGGGTGTAAGAGGCATAGTGTTATCTCCTTATGAAAAAATTGAGTACTCATTACAATTATACACTAAAATCAATATGAACATTACTTTATTAGTCGGAACTTGTGACAAATATAACTTCCTTTGGAAGAAATTTGGCTTATTATTTGACAAATATTGGGACCATACTATAGATATACCACGATATTTTTTATCAGAAACCTTAGAATTCAATGATTATGGCTTTAAATCCATTCTGCCGGGTAAAACACCATATTCAGATCGTCTAAAGCACACTCTGGATATGGTCGATACAGATTACATATTATGGATGCAAGATGACTACTTTTTGAGAAAAACCATTCCAAAATCACAATTTGAAATGTATATGTCTATTATTAAAAATGGGGTAAATAGATTTGGGATACATGAAGATAGCAATTTATACCAAAAATTTCATTTGATAAATAATTTATACAGACTACAGCAATATAGTTTATATACTATATCAATGCAAGCATCCATATGGGATAAAGAATTTTTAAAATCGTGTTTAATAACAACAGGATCAGAGAATATTTGGGAATTTGAAGTAAATGGATCACAAAGATTAAATAATCGCGTTTACCACAATATACTATTTGACAAGCAAGATACCCCTTGGTATAATGAGGCTATGAGAAAAAGCGAATTCACACCAGACTATTATGATATAGTAGAAAAAGAGAAACTGTATGACATTTTATGAGGCAATAAGGCTCACTTCTAATATAGGTAGTCCAGTATATACTCATTCTGGAGAAGTCGTTGTAATATCTGGATGGAATCAAAAGTTTGATAACCCATGTATTACAGACGATTTGTATTTTTCGTGTGTAGATAGCATGTTTAATATAGAGCAATATAGGTATAATGAATTATGTGGGCCGGAGCTTTGCGATGAAGACAAAATGTTTATTGATTGGCTACAAAATAAAGAAATATTAAAGAGCGATATTCCCCTCTTAAAAGAAGCATTTATATCTGGATTTTCTAAAGGATATTCTCATAAGCAAAAGACTAAATCACAAGAGCAACTACAAAAATGACTTGGACAGAAATAAGATCATGGGCCAAAGGTCTTGGATATGAGACTATCAAAGATAAAGACGATGCTCAATATTATTGGGCAAAATCTAGTGATAACTCTATTGGCGGTAGCGGTGCTGCTCCAAGCGTTAGTAAATTGGCTAGGGCGATTTTTAACCATCATACGAGTGATAGGTGGTTAGAGCATCAAGAAAAATATCAGAAAAATGCTTAACAGCCTGTATATAGATAGAGAGTGGGAAACTAAGTGCATAGATAAAATCTGTGATGAAATTAGATATATATTCCCTCATGATAATAAAACTGCAATACTACAATTAAGTTATGAATATTCTGGTTTAATGGCTCAGTTGATGGCTCACAAGTTATCTATAAAAGATAAACCTATAGATATCGAGCCTGTTAACATACCATATAAAAATGAGTTTGAATCCATTATTCATCCAGATCAACTTGATCCTTATAATAAACTTATAGTTATTGACAGTGGATGTTTGAGTGGAAATAACTTTAGAAAGATAGAAAAGAAATTATTAGATTATGGTTTTAAACGCTCAGACTTATTCTTTGCTTGTGTAGCCTGCGATCTCAATAGTATCTTTCGTCCAGATTTTTGTCCAATATATTTTAATGGCGACAAAATAATGGTGCATTTTTGGTGGGAAACTAGAACAAATAAATTTGATAGGAATATAACATGAATGTAAAACTAGTTAGCGTAACTCCAGATGCAGAAAAATTAATAGCATATTGTGCTAGAGTCTCAAATCCAAATAAACAAAACAACGAGAACTATGCTAAACTATTGAAGTATTGTATAGACCATAAGCATTTCTCCATATTTGAACAAAGTTTTATGACTATGGAGATTAATACCACTAGAGGGCTTGCTGCTCAAATTCTAAGGCATAGAAGTTTCACATTCCAAGAGTTTAGCCAACGATATGCCGATACAACTCTATTGGCAGAAGACATTCCAGTATTTGAACTAAGGCGACAAGATACTAAAAATAGACAAAACAGTATAGATGACATTAGCGATGAATTACGAGTTAAATGGAATACAAAAATTCGTGAGCATTTTGCCAAGGCAAAATCAATATACGATGACATGATTAAAGATGGGGTGGCTAAAGAGTGTGCTAGGTTTGTATTACCACTGGCAACTCCTACAAGACTTTATGTCAGTGGCACGGTAAGGTCGTGGATTCATTATATAGATTTACGATCTGCTAATGGTACTCAAAAAGAACATATGGATATAGCAAATGAATGTAAACAAATTTTTACAGAACAATTTCCTACAATTAGTGAGGCTTTAGGCTGGCAATGAAAATCAAACTTGATATGAGTGAGAGTGATATCATTCGTGCTATGAAGAATAATAGGCATTCTCCAGTAGATTTATTAGCAGCAAAATATTTTAAAGAAGATCCAGAAAATGTAGAATCTGATTACGATTGCATAGTTATATGGGATGATTCCATTAATGACTATAATTCTTATAGATATTGCACAGAAGATATAAATTCTGTCAAAGATTTTCTAGATCAGTGGTTTGATTACTCAGATGGATATTTAGTGGATTTTGCATTAAATCCTATTTCTTTTTGCGTAGAAGAGAACGGATAAAAAAATTAAACTGCCCGCTTGACAGTGACGATAACTCTGGTATACTCAAAGCACACACAGCACTTAAGCACTTTTTAGGAGATTAGCAATTATGAAACTTCACGCTAGTACGAACGTTATTGAGAAATCTGGTCAGTTTGAAGAGTCCAAGTTCAGCATTGAAGCATCGTCTAAGGCATTCTTTATCCTTTCTGACGGTCTGTATTCTAACAAGATTCTCGCGGTTGTTCGTGAGCTTTCTACCAATGCCTATGACTCTCAAGTAGAGGCTGGCAAGTCGAACGTTCCTTTTGACGTTCATATCCCTACTGCTATTTCGCCCGTATTCTCTATTCGTGACTACGGCACTAGCATGGATCATGAAAACTGTATGCAACTCTATACTACGTATTTCCGTAGCACCCGAAACAATAGCAATGATGCTGTTGGTTGTCTTGGTCTGGGCAGCAAGGCTCCCTTTGCATATTCTGATAGCTTTACCGTTGAGGCTTATCTTAATGGTACTCGTAGGCTTTATACTGCCTATAAGGACGAGAGTGGCAATCCTGTCTTCTCTTTGATGGACGAGTCTGATACCAGCGAACAGAATGGTATCAAGGTTTCTATCAACGTGAATGATCATGATATCAACCGATTTCAGTATGAATCGCACCATGTTTATGAACACTTCAAGGTAAAGCCAAACTTTGTGGCTTATAAGCCTTCATTCCGTAGCATTGATAAGGTTCTGGCTGGAACCAACTGGTACTTTGATGACAATGCTAGAGAGAATGTTATTGTGATGGGTCAGATCTCATATCCAATTGACGTTAACCAGCTTACTGCTAATGGTGATAAGTCTTTTCAGCGTCATCGTGAATTCATTGAGTATTCCAACGGACTGAGAATCTTTGTGAATATTGGAGATGTTGACATTACTCCTAGTCGTGAGTCTCTTTCATATAGTCGAGACACTAAGAAAAATATTCTTAGCATGATTGATAACATCATTAACGAGATTGCTGTTAAGATTGAAGAGCAAATTGCTAGCCAGCCTTCTTTGTTCAAGGCTCGTATGAAGTATGTTCAGATTAGCAATCAGTGTTCTTCTATCAATACTGCCGTTCAGTCTCTTCAAAAGTCTATCACTTGGAATGATATGAAGCTTTTTGATAGCGTTGCTGGAGAGTATATCAATGCCAAAGATAGTGGCATTAACTTGATGGAAAAGTCCCAGTATCGTTCTAAGGTCGATATTAAGTACGGTGTTGAGCGTATTGTATTTAACACGCACACTAAGTTTTTTATTGATAACCTTACTAGGGGTGGAGTTAGCCGAATTCGTCAGTATATGAAGGAGAACGGCGGCTCTCAGGCTTACTATGTTTACAAGCTTAAGGAAAGTGAGACTGTTGACAACTGCCGTTTGTATGGTATTATGGGTGATGCCGGTCAGGAAGATGTTGTCTTGACTTCAACTCTTGATAAGGTTAATTACAATCGTTCTTCTAGTTATACCGCTGGAAATTCTGTTCCTATCGTGCAGGCAAAGGTTTTCAATGAAGAAACTGGAAAGTTTGAAGAGTGCAGTATGAGCGTTAAGTATGAGAATGCACATTATTTCAAGGAGTCTAAGGATACTGTTGACCTTAAATACTCTGAGATTACTGTCTATTATCTGGAACGTATGCTTGAATATGCACACAAGAATTATGCAGATAAGGTTGGTGATGCTACGTTTTATATCGTAAAGCCTTCTGTCATTAAGAATAGGAAGCTTAATGAGCGTGATAATTGGCATGATGCTACGGTTCTTATTAGCAACATCTTTAATGAGGCAGTCAATACTCATAAGAAACAGATTATTGAATGTCAGAAGAGGTATAATCTTTCTGCTCATCGTAATGAGCGTTGGAAGGATTGTATTATGATGACAAATATTGATAATGAACTCAAGAGGATTGTGCGTGAACATGATGCTCACGCAAAGGAACTCAATGCTATTCGTGAAGATATGGGTCATATTTATGAGGCTTCGCGTAAGTTATCTGGTGTTGAGTCCATTAATTTTTCTGGAGTTAAAATGGATGAGACTAAATTTTCAGCTAAGTTTGATGAAGAGATTAAGAAGTATCCTATGCTTCGACTTCTTTCCAATGTTTGGTCAGATCAAGATAGGAAACTTGTTGCAGATTATATTGACACTATTAACGTCGGTATTAATGCAACGAATGTTTTGAGCCAACTGTGACGCTATAATAGTTTAAAGGAGACACACAAATGAAATACATTATTGCAAATGACGGTACTGTTACTGCGGTTGTTAGTGGTCAGGCATACTGCTTCGGCAAGTCCCACCCTAACTATAATAAGTTGATTAATCATCTTAAGAATAACAATGTCGAACACTTTGAGGCTTCTTACGATATCATTTCGCATGTCAATGCTTACTGCGATGGATATGTAAATTGTCAGGATGGTGGTTTGAGTTGGGATGGAATTAAGATGCCCGATATGTTTACTGGAACAATCCTTGATATGATTAAGCAAGGTTTTCCTTTTGAGCCTATGTTGAACTTCCTTGATAATCTTAGTCAGAATCCATCTGATCATGCTGTTATTGAGTTGTTCGACTTTATGGAAAACAAGAACATGCCTATCACTTATGATGGTTGTTTCTTGTCCTATAAGGCTGTACGCGAAGACTACAAGGATATTTATTCTGGCACTTTTGACAATCGTGTTGGTTCTGTTTGCGAAGTTCCTCGCAATAAAGTAGATAGCAATCGTGATAACGGTTGTGGTAAGGGTCTACATGTTGGTGCTATTGATTATGCTAAGAGTTATGGTGGCATTGATATTGACAACGATAACGATGGTGGTGGCAATCGTCTAATGATTTGCAAGGTTAATCCACGCGATGTTGTTAGCGTACCAAACGATTCTAAGTTTCAAAAGCTGCGCACTTGTCGATATGAGGTTGTATCTGAGTTTGATAGCATTTTTGATAAGGTCGTTCATATGACCGGCGATGATATTGAGCATATTAATCGTAAGAAGCGTAACCGTGATTGGGTTGTTGAGGTTACTGCAAAGATGGATAGACTTAATAGAGTTCTTTCCAAGCGTAGGCAGGCTGTTAGTGTTTGATTGTGTGTTAAATCCGATGGGGGAAGAAATTCCCCTGTCGGTTTTTTCTTTGGAGTAAGCATGTGCGATAAAAATGATAATGAAATATTAGCTGGTGGATGTTTAGTTATAATATTTATTATTACTATAGTTGCATTTGGTACGTTTGCTGTCATGAAAGAGTTAGGATACGAAAGATCAAATGCCAAATGTTTTTTCTGTGGGCAAAAAATAAAGGTTGAGCAAAATGAACATTAATAATGATACAAAACTTGATTTCGATGATGTCCTACTCGTTCCACAGAGATCCCGAGCCGCCTCACGGTCCTTGGTCGATGTAAAAAGAACGTTTAAATTTTTTCACTCATCTTTGGAGTGGAGTGGTGTTCCCATAATGGCCGCGAATATGGATACCACTGGCACATTCGAAATGGCAGAATCTCTATCAAAGAAAAATTGTATCACATGCCTACATAAACATTATAATGTAGAAGATTATATAGAAAATCTCCAAGATTTGAATACATTTTGGTATAGCATGGGAATTAGTGATGAAGAAGTCAGCAAACTAAGGAAAATAGTCGATAGAATAGAGGACATACCAAATATTTGTATTGACGTTGCAAATGGATATACCGATAAGTTTGTAGACCACTGTGCAAAAATAAGGGAAAAGTTTGGAACTAGACCCGTTATAATGGCTGGCAATGTATGTACCCCCGAAATGGTTCATGAATTAATTCTTCACGGTGGCGTTGATATTGTTAAGGTTGGAATTGGGCCGGGATCAGCATGTACCACAAGATTAAAAGCTGGAGTAGGATATCCTCAGTTATCAGCCATTAATGAATGTTCTCATGCCGCCCATGGATTAAAAGCACAACACAAGCACTTGGGTCTAATTTGTGCAGATGGTGGCTGTAGGACTCCAGCAGATGTTGTAAAAGCATTTGCTGCTGGTGCAGACTTTGTTATGCTTGGGGGAATGATTGCTGGTACAGAGGAATGCAGTGGAGGATGGGAATATGAATATATGAATGAAAATGGACTTTGGGAAAAATTAAAAGAAAATCAGTCGCCTATCGACTCTAGAAAGCTTAGAAGGTCAAACTTAACATTCTATGGAATGAGTTCCCATGCAGCACAGGAAAAATATGGTGGAATTAAAAATTATAGGGCCAGCGAAGGTCGTGTTAAAACGGTAGAATATAAGGGTGAGGTATCAGATGTCATTGATGATATATTGGGTGGCATAAGAAGTGCATGTGCATATGTTGGGGCAGATAGCATAAAAGACCTTCCAAAATGTGCAGAATTTGTCAAGGTAAACAGAGTACACTTTGATAAGACATTATAATATATGAAATGGGATTACAGATTTCTTGACTTAGCAGAATTTATTTCTAGTTGGTCTAAAGATCCATCAACTAAAGTTGGTGCTGTTATAGTAGATGAAAATAATAGAATAGTTTCTGTTGGATATAATGGTTTTCCTAAACATATTGATGATAACGATAGGCTAAAAGAGAGAGATATAAAGTATAATATAATTGTACACGGCGAGATAAATGCGATCTTATTTGCTAATAAGTCTGTAGAAGGATGTACTTTATATACTTACCCATTCATGCCATGTCCAAGGTGTGCTGGTTTAATAATACAGTCAGGAATAAAGAGAGTAGTTTCATTCGTAAATAAAATAGATAGATGGGAAAAGGATTTTGAACTATCAAGAGAATTATTTCATGAATCTGACATTGAATGCATGGAGTATCAAAAATGAGTACTAATAATAAACGTACAGTAAAAGAAACTCTAGATATGATAGAGGAATGTGTTTATTCAAATAAGCTAGAATTTCTTGCAGAGTTAATAGTTAAATTAGAAAGTGAATATGTTGATGTTGCTAGACTTGGCACAGATGACAATTATCAACCTAATTGGACTCATGTTCAAGTTTTAGATTATATGACATATGAACAAAAACCATGATTGTTTTTGATAGTACTGCTAGGTATAACAAGGTGGACAAACAAGGAGAAAAAGAATGACAGTTGTAGAAATGGCAAAAGCACATTTGCAGAATGTCGCTCAAAGGATTGAAGAATTGACAAAGCAGCAGGCTTTAATTCAAAATGAGATTGAGCAATTAAAAGTTTATGTGCAAAATGGCGTTAAAGATGTTAAAGTTTTCGAAGAATTAAATAGCAATGAAGAAGGAGATTGATATGAATTACGGTGAACTTTTTGATAGACTTTCTAACCTAGCTGATGCGTATCGCTGGGATATTGATCATAATCGTGTTATTGCCACAATTCAGAGTGGTTACTATAAGGGTGTAACTCTAAATCCAATTACCGCATTGGCACATAAGTCTGGTTTTGGCTTTTTTGGTAATAATCGTGAAGATACCGAATTCGCCGCTCGACTTTTAGGCATTCCACGATCAATTGCTAGGAATGTATATAGTGCCACGCTAGGCACATACAACCGTGGTAATACACAGGTAGTAAGAGGTAGAATTCGTTCAGCACTGGAGGTATGATAGCATGAATATTAATACATGGTTAGGATGTGGTAGATTAACAAAGGATGCGGAACTAAGCACAACCCAAAAGGGTACTGCTATGGCAAAGTTTCGCATGGCAGTGAATGATCGTCGCAATGAAGACACTCTATTCTTAAATATCCTATGCTTTGGAAAGATGGCTGAAGCATTAAAGGATCATCTAAAGAAGGGCAGATTGGTTGGCGTTCAAGGAAAGTTAAAAATTGACGATTATCAAGATAAGGATGGAAATCAAAAGAACTCTATCTGCGTAATGGCAGATGAAATTTCTTTAGGCCCATCTGGAATTGTAGGGCAAGACTCTAAAGAGTGAATTGGATAGTCAATCTGTCTAGGAAATGGCTCGTTGCTTCATGCTTCGGGCCATTTTTTTTAAGTTTTTCCCTTGACTATGACGATAGTTATGGTATGATCGTAGTAGGAGAAAAACTATGAACCCACAACCACACCCCAATGTTGGAAATTTTTGGGCATTTGTTATCATTTGCTTAACAATTTTTTATACATATAAGGCATACATTGAAGGCAAATCAATTAGTTTCAACAGGCTAGATAAGTTTGTTATTGGATATGTAGAAGACTACACTTATATTGAAAAACCAAAACAAGTAAAGGTTGTACCAACACAAAGCTATGCTGTCAAGAGTGTACCAAAACGCACCGTTGCAGATAAGCCCAAACCTAAGAAAAATAACCCCGTCATTAATCAACCGGCAACCATACCTACTATTACACCAACAACAACAACCCCCCAACCAAAACCAGTACGAGATGAACAGCTTTACAATGATTGTATTAGTTCGCTTGTAGCACTTGGATACAAAAAGACAGAAGCAAAACAGAAAACCAAACAAGCTTTTGATAACCATAAAGTAACTAGTATCCAAGAATTTATCAAGCTTATTACTATCAATACTATAGATTTCTCATGAATATAATAGATCAATCACTTGAAATAGCACTGAGTCTTTTACCTAAAGCAAAAGAGGAAAGACAAACCAAAAATAAATTTTTTCATTTTGCTTTTGGATATAAGAAGAATAAGCTTCTTGCTATTGGGCAAAACAATCCCGAAAAGACACATACTCAGGCTTTAATATTAGCCAAGAGATTCAATACAGATTCTGAATATCCTTACTTTCATGCAGAGACTGATTTAATATCTCGTTTATGGGGCAAACATTATATAGATAATAGCCTTAAAATGGTGATTATACGACTTAATAAGCGTGGTGAATTAAGATGTAGTCAGCCGTGTGATAAGTGTGATAGAATAATGAGATCTCTAAGTATTAATAAAGTATGGTGGAGCATAGACAATGGATTTAATAAATAACTTAGTTGGTATGAGAGTTTATTTAGTTGGTGCTATGGATAGAGTTCCAGATGGTGGAACTACTTGGCGTAAACGAATAACTCCATACCTAAATGAACTAGGTGTAACTGTTATTGACCCGTGCGACAAACCGATCAATGGAGTGACTGAAGATGAAGATACTAGGCACTGGATAGAATATTATAAAGAGACAGAAAAGTATGAAAAGATCAAAGAGAAGTTTGGTATAATACGTAGTGCAGATTTACGATGTGTAGATATATCTGATTTCATTATTGCTCATATTGATCTTAATATCCACGCTTGTGGAACATATGAAGAGATAGTCACAGCCAATAGAGAAAAAAAGCCAGTTTTAATATGGTGCGAACAGGGTAAAAGTCAAGCACCCAATTGGCTATTCTTTATGTTGCCACACGAACACATATTTAATTCTTTAAGCGAGGTATTAAACTATCTTAGTTATATAAATCAGGAAGAAGACGTAACAAAACTAAAACGATGGTTCTTTTTTAGGAATAACAAAATAAACTATGAATACTAAAATTAATATAATGGCCCCAATTAATCAGCTTGGATATGGGGTCACAGGATTAAACGTTGTTAAAGAACTATCTAAATCTGTAGAAGTATCTTTATTCATGATAGGACAACCTCAAGTAACAAATCAAGAAGATGCTGACATAATCTCTAAATGTATAAAAAATTCTCAGTTTTATGATTATAACGCCCCATGTATAAAAATATGGCATCAACATGATATGGCACAATTTGTTGGTAAAGGAACCAGAATAGGGTTTCCCATATTTGAGTTAGATAAGTTTAATGACTTTGAAAAGCATCAACTTCAATCTTTAGATAGAGTATTTGTATGTTCAGAATGGGCTAAGAAGATTGTATTAGATAATACAACTATTGAAGAATCTAATGTCATAGTAGTTCCATTGGGGGTTGATTCATCTATTTTTCAACCATGCAAAATGCCTCAGAATGTCCCAACCAGATTTTTTAATTGTGGAAAGTGGGAAATAAGAAAGGGGCATGATGTATTAGTTGATATATTTAACTTAGCCTTTAACGAAGATGATAATGTAGAACTATTGATGATGTGCGAAAATCCATTTTGTACAGAGCAAGAGCAAAATGAATGGATAAATCTGTACAAAAGGTCTAAATTAGGATCTAAAATACATATTATTCCACGACAGAACACTCAACAAGAAGTGTATAATATAATGTCCCAGACTCATTGTGGAGTATTTCCAGCAAGAGCAGAGGGATGGAATTTAGAGCTATTAGAAATGATGGCTTGTGGAAAACGTGTAATAGCAACAGACTACTCTGCCCATACAGAATTTTGTAACTCTAATAATGCATTGTTAATACCTATAGAAGAAACCGAAACTGCATATGATGGTAAATGGTTTCATGGTCAGGGTAACTGGGCTAGGATAGATGATAAGGCCAAAAATATTGCCATAAAATATATGCAAAATATTCATGAGCTAAATATAACTAATAGCCTAACTGTCAATGAGTATGGAATTACAACTGCTAAAAATTTTAGCTGGAAAAACACCGGGAGAAAAATATTAAATGTTATTTAATTTCTTCAAGAAAAAACCAGATAATGAACAAGTTTCAGAACCTAATGAAGTTTTAGCAAAAATAAGTTACATAGTTTTTAAAGGTTCAGATTCTACGATAGTGGACGTAGAACTAGAAGATTACAGTGATGAATCTATTGAATCACTATCTTATATAATAGACACTCTAGCAGAAGATAGGGCGATACTAGAAACTATGAACATAGTAAAAAATGCTCTTGTAGAAGAAGGTAGAGAAGATTGCTTAATAAAAATTTTTAATCTAATAAGCAAAGACACCAAAGCAAAAATTATAAATGGGCATAAAGATAATAAGGCGGATGAACCTTGCATAAAACCATCTGAAGTTTTCACAAAATAGGAGTCATATATGTCTAAAAAAGTAGGATGGCAAAAATATGAAGATTATATTGAAAAACAATTATCGTTTCCCATACTGCAAAATATAATACAGAATATGATTCCAGAATCAGAAGAAGATATTTTAGGTGAAGAAGACGATGACGATGATGAAGACGAATCATATGAAGATGAAGATAATAAAAAAGATATGATGTCGGCCGTTTTGCATAAGATGTTGCCACTCACTCCGCAGGTAATAGATGATATATCTATGTTAGCCAATTTTGACTGCTGGATTGGTCACACAAACTTCGATATTACACCGGCTATAAAAAATAAACTTAATAAAATGCCCGGTATTGAAATACTAAAAATCTTTAGTCGTTATAGATTTTTTGTTGGTATAGGACAGATGTTTGATTTTCAGAGTATAAGATTTGATATTGAACAAGAACTTATAAAAGGAGAATTTGAAGATGAGTAATTGCATAGATGATAAGATACAGGTTGCCCTTAAGGATGAAAACATTGTTAAGATTATGAATCAAGCTTCTAAAAGATTTAGAAATCAATTAGATGCCGACTCTATAAGAACGTGCCAGTTAAATGCTTTATGGAAAACATTTGTTAACTATAATCCAGAAAAGGGAGCTAAATTTACTACTTATTTATATAAAGGTGTGTTTATTGAGTGCATGAAAGAGATTAAATTTTCTAATAAAAATAAGTCATTTGGTATGTTGCACCACAATATAGCATCTAAAACAGATCCATTTTTTAGTATTGATCTGATGGACGAGTTCAAGAATTCAGAAGATAGGGATTTGATTGAGGATAGACTTAGCAATATGACCATAGCAGAAATCTCTGAAAAACGTGGGAAAAACAGAGAAAGCATTAGGCGTAAAATCCACAAGCTTGCAGATAACATAAAGGATAAATTCTGCTAAATGTGTATATAATTTTAGGAACTGGACTATAAAAGGATGCGGAATTATTACTTTGCAAATTTTATTTAAATAAAAGGAGAATAATATGGCATCCCAAAAAGCCAACACAAATTTTTCAGTCAAAAATAACGGCGGAAGTGTTATTAATGCTGGAGCTACAGATTCTGGCGTTCTTTCAGATTTATCTCTAATCAAAAATCTAGGAAGCGGACTACAAGCTTACGGAACCTCAGTTTTTTCAGATACCCCGACTGCACCATTTAATTTTAATGATCCTCGCGGGGTTATTAAGGCTAGAAGTGTTAATCCGTTTGCATATACTCCACCGGCTGGTAGCGGATATTTATTAATTGCTGCTGGTGATAATGCTAGCACAATTGGCGGTTCTGGAACTACACTACTCAACATCCCCGGCGGTGCTACAGAAGCTGTTGTAAATAAGAACCTAAAGACTACTCAGCTTGGTTCATATGCTACCAGAAAATTTGATGTTCTTGCAGTTCCATCCAGCGGTAATTCTCCCGGTTTGACCAGAGGTACAGGTGCTGGTACTGCTGTGACTTATAGATCTACTAGCGGTAATCTGTATCCAGCAGTTGATGATGCTGCAAGTCTAACTAGAGCAGTTCCCGGTGAACTTACTTATAGATTTGGGGCAGCTTTACCAACTCGTAATGTTGCCTACAAGGCTAGGGATGCAGCAGAATCTGGCATTAATCTTTAATAATTAGCAGGATATAAGTGCTTTTTGAGAAATCTTAAGGCACTTTATCCTTCTTTTTCCTACGGAGGCAATTATGCTAGACATAAAAAGTCCAGAACATATCACCTTTATATTTAGTATTGTTGGTGGTCTAGGAACATTTTTTAGCTTAATGTGGGTCAAGGTAATAAAACCAGCAATTAAATTTGTTAAAGGTCAGGAAGAAGTTGGTAAATCGTTAGAAACAATAAAAAAAGAACTAACAACTAATGGTGGAAATAGCCTAAAAGACGCTATTGTAGATTTAAGATCCACCGTCAACAGGATGGAAAAAAGACAAAAGGTTATAGAACAAAGAACAAAGGCCGCACTTCACTATAATGATGCGGCATTATTTGAAACAGATGATCATGGTAGACTAACTTGGACCAATAATAATTTTTATGAATTTACACAAGAAGTTATTAATAGTGTAGAAGGTTATGATTGGCTCAACTATATAAAAGAAGAAGATAGGGAAGATCTTTTTGATGAATTGAAATCTTGCTTAAAAATGAATAGAAAATTAGTCAAAACAGTACAAACAGTAGACGATAAGACAGTCAAAATGATGGGATTTCCATACAGGATAAATGATAAGGAGCATGGGGGATTTTTAATAAGCATTTCTCAACTCAAGGAGACATAAAATGTCAGAAGTAAAAATGGGTTCACCTGCATTCTCACTAAACACAACTGATCTTATTTCAGTTGGTAAAAACGCAGCATTAGTTGGTTTAGCAGCACTATTAACATATCTTGGCGAAAATCTAACTAAACTTGATCTTGGCAGTATGACAGCACTTATTGTGCCTGTTACTGTTGTAGTAATCAATACCGTAGTCAAGTGGGCAAAGGATAACTCAAAGTGATGTTTAAGACACCTAAAGATTTATTAAAAGCCTATAAAGATGGTTTTGTAGGATCATACTGCGACCCAAAAGAGTTGGACAAACTCTTAGGAGAACTACCACATCCACTATTCGGGGTGGCAGCACATGACTTATATGGTAGTGGAAAAGGAAAAGTATCCTTACCATTTAAGTCTCTCTTAAAGTTTGATCCCTCTTTTGGTCCATCGGAAAGACAAGTCCAAGGAGATTGTGTTTCACATGCAACGCGAAACTCTGTAGATGTTACACGTAGTTGTGAAATTATCAATGGCGAACGTGAGGAATTTGTAGCCCGTGGTGCTACAGAGGGTATTTACGGTTCACGCGGACATGGCGGTGAAGGCATGACTTGTGCTGGTGCTGCTAGATTCGTCCATGAAAATGGCGGATTATTACTCCGTCAAAAGTACGGAGATTATGACCTTTCAGAGTATAGTGCTATTGGTGGCAAATGGGGTCGCACTGGCGTTCCAGAAGAATTAATAAAGGTAGCCAAAAAACACCAAGTTAAAACCATAAGTTTAATCAACACCATAGATCAAGCCAGAGATGCTATAGCCAATGGTTATTCTATTAGTGTATGTAGTAATTCTGGATTTAGTTCTAGAAGAGATAAGAATGGTATTGCTGCCCGATCTGGATCATGGGGTCACGCCATGGCTTGGATCGGAATGGATGATACCCACGAAATTTATAATGAAACACTATTCTTAGTCCAAAACTCTTGGGGAGTTTGGAATAATGGTGAGAAGCGTCTAGATCAACCCGATGGAAGTTTCTGGATAAGAGAACGAGATGCAGCAGAAATGTTAGCACAGAATGGTTCTTGGGTATTTAGTGATGTAGACGGTTTTCCTCCAAGAAAAGTAATTTGGACATTAAAAGATCAATTTTAACATATAAGGGGTAACAAATGGCAATCTCAACAACTGATGTAATAACCAACGTGGTTCCCGGTAGAGAAACAATTCAGAACGGTTCAGCCGTTGTATATTGCTTTTTCGGAAAGCCAGTAAGTGGAAGCGGCAGTTATCAAGCTTTAATTAGTCCATTTGAATATGAAAAGTCTTATTCTTACACTGCTAACGAAAATAGACTAAAGAGTAGATTTGATGATGTTACTTATTACACTGTTGGAAATTCTGGCGTAATTGGAGTCTAAGTATGGCACTTACTAGAATAAATCAATTACCATCTGGAGCAGCAGTTACTGATGATGATATATTTATTGTTATGGATGACCCGTCTGGAATTGCAGTAACAAAAAGAGTTTCTGCCAGCGTACTAAGAAGTTCAATTCTAAATCAAGCCGCACAATTACAGTTAAGACAGGGTACAAATGTAGAAAGGGGCTTGATTACCCCAGCCAGCGGAGAACCAATTTGGGTTACTGATCAAAAGAAGCTTTATATTGGGGATGGTACTACAGTAGGAGGACAATTTATTGGGCCATATATCGAAACAGGTACTGAATTAGTTGGTAGAGATACAACTAATAGTGCTATTGCTGGAGGACAAAAAAATCAAATTATTTCTCCTAACTACGGTGTTACAATAGGTGCTGGATACTACAACGTTGCTAAACCTGGAACTCAATTTAGTACTATTGGTGGAGGATATTATAACGAAGCTTCAACTGGATCTATTAAAGGAACTATTTCTGGAGGCGAATGGAATACAGTAGTTGGAAGTCATTCAACAATTGGTGGCGGTGGAGGAAATACTACTAATGGACTTCTTTCAACAATTGGTGGCGGTGGTAGTTTGGCTGGTGAGAGTAGGAATATTGGAAATATTGCTAATGGATACGCTTCAACAATTTGCGGAGGCGTTGCCAATAATTCATTGGGTGATTATTCAATAGTAATTGGTGGATATGGAGGAAAGTCAACTTTATATGGACAAGTTTCTCATGCTGCTGGAAATTTTGCTAATCAGGGAGATGCTCAACATTCTATTTTAATAGCAAGACGAGCAACATCAGACGCTACAGCAAATACAGTATTAACACTAGATGGTGGCACACCGGGGTCAACCAATAGATTAACAATAGCCGCCTCAACAGCGTGGTCATTCCTAATAAAAATTAGTGCATATAATACTACTGATAATGCGGCAGCTTCTTGGTTTTTAAAGGGTGGTATAAGAAGAAATGCTGCTAATGGAACAGCATTAATAGGATCAGTTACTTCAGAAACATGGACAGAAGCTGCTATGTCAACTGCTACCGTTAGTGCTGTTGCCGATGACACCAACGAGGCTTTAGAAATAAGAGTAACTGGTATAGCTAGTAAATCTATAAGATGGGTAGCTGTAGTTGATATTACTCAAGTAAGCTTTGGATCACCATAATGGATAATGCTAAAGGCATTCCACTTAAATGTGGTTCTATATCTGGAGTTAATGCTCCAACATATATTTTTAAAAAACCTACATTCGGTGGAAGTAAAATACAATTATCAGTACAACCATTTACTAGAATAACATCATCGTCTTCTGCTGGAAATATTACTTCTTATGATGCTATTTTTTTAAGAAGTATTTCTGCCTCCACGATTACTGATTATAATACATTCATAAATAAAGATGAGGATGTACAATCGGTATCTGTATATAGTCTTAATAGTGGAATAATTTTAGGATCAAATTTTAACTTGGCGTCTGGAGTTTCTGGCGGAATCACATCTTTAGTAGCAACCGGAATTGGTATATCAAACTGTTTTAGTCTAGCTAGCGTTACTGTTGATCAACTTGGACCATCAACGGTAGATTCATTTATATCATACTCTGGCGGAACTCTTGCTAAAAACTGCTATGATACAATTAATAATAGAATAACTGGAAAAAATCCAACAATATCAAAACCAATTTTTTCAACTTTAAATCATACATTGTCAACCTATGTTAGAAATACTGGTTGTTGGGCATATGATTTAGACTTAACCTGTATTAGTCCGTGGAATAGTGCTGGCGGTATTACTATGGGTGGCACACTCATAAGTCCATGTCATATAGCATTTGCTAATCATTATCAAATAAGTAATGGATCTAAGATTAGATATGTAACATCAAATAACGTTACTGTAGAAAAAACAGTTATTGATCAAATTAATGCCGTTGACGATATACAAATAGGTATACTTGATAGCGACGTTCCATCATCTATTTCTTTTGCAAAAATATTACCAAACAACTGGTCAACTTATTTACCAAACTTATATAGAAATACTCAATATAATACTAATTCTGCTGGATTACCCATAATGACTTTAGATTATGATAAAAAAGCCTCAATAATGGAACTCCACTATATAGCAAACAATGCTGGAGCTTTTGTCAGGGGGCCATCACCAAACTCAAGTTTTTATCCATTCCTAGAATCGGTAGTTGGTGGAGATAGCGGCAGTCCATCATTTTTAATTATCAATAATCAATTAGTTTTAATTCTGACTTGGACTAGTGTTATTGCTGGGCCATTTTATGGTGGAATTTATGTTAGTTCAATTAATACTGCCATGAATACCCTGTGGACAAGAAATGGGCGATCTGGTGGTTCATATGCTGTAACCCTAATTGATTTAACTGGATTCACTCCGTTCTAACTTGCAATACTGCTAGGATCGGACTATAATAGTTTATGACTAGAAATTTGCACTATATAAGCGGATTACCAAGAAGCGGAAGCACCCTACTTTGTAATATTCTGTCTCAAAATCCAGACTTTTTTGTTAGCAAGGCTACTAGTGGTTGCCACGATATTCTATTCAGTATTAGAAATCAGTGGGATAGATTGCTAGAGCATAAAGCAGAAGGAGTTGACTACAATCAACTGAAAAGGGTTTTACAGTCAATATTAAATAGTTACCATACTACTGATAAAGATATTATATTTGATAAAGGTAGGGGTTGGTTAAGTTTGATAGAAACAGTCGAATTTATAACCGGGAAAACTCCTAAAATTATTGTTCCGGTAAGAAATATTTCGGCAATACTCAGTAGTTTTGAAAAATTGTGGAGAAAAAATACTGGTTTTTCTCAGTGGAATATTGAGCAAGAAGACTATTTCAAAGCTCAAACTGTTGATGGTAGATGCGAAATATGGGCAAATCAAAATCAACCTGTTGGAATGGCATATAACAGGGTTAGGGATGCTATAAGCAGGGGCTACAAAGATAGCCTATTCTTTTTAGAATTTGAAGATTTAACATCTCGCCCGTATCAGACCATGAGAAAGGTGTATGATTATTTAGAACTACCATATTATGAGCATAATTTTAATCATGTGGAACAGGTCACAAGGGAAGATGACGAAAACGTACATAGAATTCCCGGTCTTCATTCTATACGCTCAGTAGTTGAACCCGTAAAAAATGACTCTATAAATATTTTAGGAGAATTTTTGACTAAAAAATACTCTAACTTAGAAATATGGAAATAATTATTATGAAAAAATATATACTTTTATTGTTAATGCTATCTGGGTGTTCAAATAATATGTTTTGTGTCAATCCAGAAGATATAACAAATATGTACTCTTCTTACGTAACGGAGTGGCAAGAGAAGTGTAAGACAGCTTTTGACAATGCAGAAAAAGAAGTTTTTAAGGTAGATCCAAAACCGCAGCCGGTTGTGGATACTGATCCAGACCCAGTAAAATGCGTTTGCAAAGGCACAGGAATAATTGTTCAAGGAGATGGTCATAAAACAATATGTCCATTTCATGCAAAGACCACTAATTTAAAGAGGTAATAAGATGGAATCGTGGAATATTTTGTTAATTGGAATTGCTTTACTTATATTAGCAACTAACTTTGTAGATATTCCATACTGGGTATCTAGACTATTTGCTAAGTCTAAGGTCAAAGTTGTAGAGAACAAAGAAGAAGGATTCTTGGAAATAGTTAGTTTATGGTATCAACTAAAAAATAAATGCGATGAATACCATTTAACCGTAGCGTCTGATAAGTTAGACGAAGTATTTCCACTACTAAACAAAGTAATTGAGGACAACGATGGAAAAGTTTCTTAAGGTTAAAAATTTAATAGCACTAATTTTACTTGGCATAGCTTTATACCAACCAATATTAAATATAGTTCCAATCTCACCAAAACCAGATGTTGCTATTCTAAATATTGATCGCCCTAGCGATGAAGTTATAGAATTAGTTAAACCAGTATCATCATTAATAATTGATCCAACAGATAGAGCAAAAGTTGCTATATATAGTCAAGAGTTTGCAAATAGAGTAAAGACCTATGACGCTCAGTTACAACAAGTAAATGATGTGCTAGCATTATCTGCAAGCGGATTCTTTGAAGGAACCATGAATGATAAGTATAAAGATTTAGATGTGGCTATTGTAGATTTAATTACTTCTGCCGTTGGTGGTGATGAAAATCATAAACTAACAGATGAAGAAAAAAATAAAATCTCAGATAGATTTATGGGCTTGGCTTGGTCACTAATACAGAAGAATTAATATGCCAATACCAATTTCACAAATTAAACAAATTGTTGATTTCATCTTTTCGAAGAATGGTTATGACATTAAAAATCTAAATATAAGTTTCCCCCAACCATTAGATATTAAAGTTATAAAAGACCCTTCTGAAAATATTATTCTGTCATTCACTGAATCTCTCCCAAAAGTAACTTGGAAAAAATACATCAAGTTAAGTGCTTATGTGCAGGGCTTGACTTTAGGTAAAGAGGGTGGTACACTCAAGCTAAAGTACCTACCAGATATCAAGTTTTCCTATGATGAAAACTCAGAAACTCTGTTTGGTAGTTCTTTCGACACCAGCGACATAGAAGCTCAGATTGACGCTGAATATGCAGACTTAGAAAGAAACTTTTTAGCCAAAAAATGTTTGCAATACGGCAACGAATGGGCTACAATAGCTAGCCAAAGCGGAACAAACTTTACGGAGTGTGACACATATAGTAAAAGGCAACTAAAAAGAGATTGCAAAGACTTCGTAATGTCCAATGTAAAACAAGATCCAGAAGTAATGTATGGATCTGTTATACTAACATTTTTGCTAATCTATGTTGTTTTGCCCGTTATATTAAAGTTTATACTTGAAAGATTGTTTAGAAAACTTTTTAACGAATATTGATAGTTGATTAAAAGAAAGAGGGGATTATGCGCGTTCAAAAAAGGAACGGTAGTTTCGAAGTCTACACAGTTGAGAAGATTCATAAGGTTGTAGAGTGGGCGATTAAAGACATCGCTAACGTTTCTTGGTCAGATATAGAGATGAATGCCAACCTCTCTCTAAAAGATGGAATAACCACAGAAGAAATCCATCAAATCTTAATCAAATCTGCCAACGATCTAACTTCTCCCAGCAAACCAAACTATCAATATGTCGCATCTAGACTATTGAATATGTCTCTTAGAAAAGACCTTTGGGAAAACCACGACGCTCCACCAAGTTTGTTTTCTCATATATCAACTAATGTAGAGGCTGAAATATATGATGATGCTCTATTATCAAAATGGAGTAAAGAACAAATAGATCAGATTGAGAAGTTCGTTGATCACGATAGGGATTACTTATATACTTATGCTGGATTACAGCAAATGATAGATAAGTATCTTATCAAGAATAGGTCTACCGGGCAGATGTATGAAACACCACAATTTGCTTATGTAGCAATTGCTATGTCTTTATTTGATACCGTAGAGGAAGTAGAAGAGGCATATGAATGTTTCTCTACATTTAAGATCAATCTTCCAACCCCAATCATGGCGGGTGTAAGAACTAAAATTAAACAGTTTGCTAGTTGTGTTCTAGTAGACGTTGCAGATGATCTTGATTCCATATTCTCAAGCGTACATGCTGTTGGAAAGTATACTGCCAGAAGGGCTGGTATTGGTCTAAACATTGGTCGAATTCGCCCAATTAACTCTAGCATTAGAGGCGGCGAAGTAATTCATACTGGTCTTATCCCATACTTAAAGATATTTGAGTCAACCGTTAAGGCAACAAGTCAGAATGGTATTCGTGGTGGTTCTGCTACTGTTCATATTCCATTTTGGCATTATGAAATTGAAGACGTAATGACACTAAAGAATAACGCCGGAACTGACGATAATAGAGTAAGAAAGCTAGATTACTCTGTTCAGTTTAATAAGTTGTTCTATGAGCGTTTAATTAAAAATGAAGACATTACATTAATGAGTCCTCATGAAACTGGTGGTCTTTATAGTTCTATGAACAACAATGAAGACTTTAAAAAGCTATATGAAAAATATGAAAACTCTCGCCATATAAAGATGAAGAAAAAAATTAACGCAAGAAAGCTTGCTGAAATTTTTACCAAAGAGAGATTAGAAACTGGTCGCATTTATGTTATGAATATTGATAATGCTAATGAGCATGGATCATGGGATGCCCCAGTTTACATGAGTAATCTCTGCCAAGAAATTATTCATCCAACTATACCCATATCATCCATAGATGACAAAGAGGGCGAAATTGGTATTTGTATTCTATCAGCATTAAACCTACTTGAACTAGAAGATAACAAGGATATAGAAAAGGCTTGTTCTATTGCTGTAAAGTCTTTGGAATCCATTATTGACTATCAAAATTATCCAGTAGCGGCTGGCGAAAACTTTACAAAGAATCGTAGATCACTCGGAATTGGTGTTACTAATTTTGCTGCATTTTTAGCAAAGCACAAGCTAAAATATGATGATGCAGAAACACTAAGATTAGTTCATGAAATTATGGAAAAAATTCAGTGGTACTTACTAAACGAGTCTTGCAAACTTGCTGAACTCAAGGGACCATGTAATAAATTCAATGAGACTAAATATTCTCGCGGATTATTGCCAATTGATTGGTATAAAAAGACAGTTGACGAACTGGTTAAGCCAGAGTATACTATGGATTGGGAAGGCTTGAGAACTAGGATCAAAACCCATGGTCTAAGACACTCTACCCTGACCGCTATAATGCCCTGTGAGTCTTCTAGCGTCATCCAGAACAGCACAAATGGAATTGAACCTGTCCGTAGCCTCATGTCTTATAAAAAGGCTAAGAACGGCATTCTCAAGCAATTAGTGCCAAATTATGCTTCTCGTAAAAATTACTATACTTTAGCATGGGAAATGCAAAATAACAAAGCAATATTAAATATTTGTGCCGTATTACAGAAATTTGTTGACATGAGTATAAGTGTTAATTTATACTACAATTATGCCCATTATCCTGACGGCAATATTCCTTTGAGTATTTTGATCAAAGATCAGATACAGGGGTATAAGTATGGTGTAAAGAACTTTTATTATTGCAATACGCCAGATTCTGATGGTAATACTGAAAAAGATTTGTTATCTACCTGTGAGGGTGGTTCTTGTGCAATATAATTTAAAAGAAATGTTATCATATGACCCCAACACTGGAAATATATTCTGGAAAATAAATCCTAATTTGGGATATACAAAGGCGGGAGATATCGCAGGTACTATTGATAATAAGGGGTATATAGTAATATCAGTAGGATATAAAAGATATAAAGCACACAGATTGGCATGGTATTTGTATTATGATGAATGGCCTAAAAATCAAATAGATCACATTGATAGAAATAAACAGAATAATTGTATTAATAATTTACGAGATGTCACACAAGAAATTAATCAAAGTAATTCACATGTTAGAAAAGATTCAACTAGTGGGTATAGAGGTATTTCTTGGAATAAAATAAGAAAAAAGTGGCAAGTAAGAATACAAATTAATGGTAAACGCAAAGAGTTAGGCTTTTTTGATGATATAAATAAAGCTATAGAAAGAAGATTGGAACATGAAAACAATATTAAATACTAAAAACGTTGACTACTTGAAGCAACCATTATTTTTAGGCGAAAACTTATCATTACAGAGATATGATAAATTTAAATATCCAGTATTTTTTGATTTGTATAAGAAACAAATTGAATTCTTTTGGCGTCCAGAAGAAATAGAACTGAAGAAAGATCGTAATGACTTCAAAAATGATGATATTATGAGTGAGAATGAAAGATTTATTTTCACATCTAATCTTAAATATCAAACTATGCTTGATTCAGTTATTTGTAGGGGTGTTCCAAGCTTTAATCAATATGTTTCTAATCCAGAATTAGAAGCCTGTATGAATGTTTGGCAATTTTTCGAACAAATTCATAGTTACAGCTATACATATATTATTAAGAACGTATATAACAATCCTAGCGAAATACTAGATAGCTGTTTAACAGATAAAGAAATTCTTAAACGAGCCAATGTAGCAATCAAAGAATATAACGCTTTACGAGAAGTAGGTCATTCCGGCAAAGTTAAAGATATAAAAAAGCAGATTTACCTAACTCTCATTAGCGTTAACATACTTGAAGCAGTTAGATTTTATGTCTCATTTATTTCTGCATTCGCGTTTGCAGAAAACAAGAAAATGATTGGCAATGCAGATATTATTAAACTTATTAAACGTGATGAAGCATTACATCTTTATAATACTCAGGAAATTATTAAGATTCTTCACAATGTTCCAGAAGAGGGATTTGTAAAGATAGCAGAAGAATGTCAAGAAGAAGCCGTAGCAATGTTTGAATCCGCAGCAAATGAGGAAAAGGCATGGGCAGAATACCTATTTAAAGATGGATCAATCATTGGTTTAAATGAAAAGGTTATGGCTGAATATATTGATTGGCTATGCATGACTAGAAGAAAAAACATAGGTTTACCATACGATAAGGGTTGTAGAAATCCAATATCTGGATGGACTGACCCTTGGATGAATAGTGAATCAGTGCAAGTTGCACCACAAGAGCATGAAATTACTTCATATAAGATTGGTGCTAGTAAGAACGATTTAGAGGATGTTGACCTAGGAGGATTCGATTTATGATTTCTGTTCAATTACTTGATAACAATGCCAAGATTCCAACAAAAGCCAACCCAAATGACGCAGGATTTGACTTATACTCAGTGCTTGATACCGTCATACCACCAAAACAACGTAAGACTGTCAGAACGGGGATAGCAATAAAAATGCCAGAACACTTTGCTGGTTTAATTTGGCCAAGATCGGGCCTTTCAGTTAAACAAGGTATTGATGTTTTAGCAGGGGTAGTGGATAGCGGATATAGAGGAGAAATAATGGTATGCTTATACAACACTTCTGATGAAGTTGTAGGTATAAATACCGGGGATAGAATCGCTCAGATTATATTCCAAGAGGTTCCTCGCGTAAGTATGGAGGTCCATGAAACGTTAGGTTCCTCGCAACGAGGAGACAACGGCTTTGGCAGCAGCGGCAAATAACAATCCGAGAAAGAATAACAACAACAAAAAAAATAAAAAGCAAACTCCTAAAGAAAATGTTTTAATAGCTAAAACGGACAATCAAAAAGAATATATCTTATCTATTGTTGAGAATGATATTATTTTTTGCACTGGCCCATCTGGTACTGGCAAGTCTTTTATTGCTGCCGGTATAGCTGCTGAACATCTTATGAAGGATAAGATAGAATCCATTATAGTAACAAGACCCTTAGTTTGCACTGGCAAAGATATTGGTTCTTTACCGGGAGAACTTGGTGATAAAATTAAACCATACTTACAGCCTATGGAAGAAAATCTTAAATATTTTCTAGGCAGAGATAAGTTTGGCTTGTACTATAATACTAGAAGAATAAGATTTGAGCCGTTAGAAACAATGAGAGGATCAACATTCCATAATGCGTATATGATTTTAGACGAAGCCCAAAATTGCACATTAGAGCAGATTAAAATGTTTATAACAAGAATGGGCGAGAACTCTAAAGTTATGATCAATGGCGATACAAAACAAACAGATTTGTATCGCGGCAATGGGTTGTTAGAATGTATAGATAAATTAAGTAATATTAATGGTATTGGTATTTGCGGTTTAGGTTATCAAGATATACAAAGAAATGGAATATTAGGAGCAGTTTTACACGCTCTAGAATCTTGAGGAAAAAATGCTATATGACTACGTTTGTGATGAATGTTCACATGAAATGAAGGATGTTTATCAGTCTATAAAAGATGAATCTTTGACACAATGCCCAAGCTGTGGAAAAGAAGGTCTGAGAAGGCTAATATATGGTGGGATAGCTTCTTTTATGTCAGAACCTAAGACTATTGGAAGTCTCGCGGATAGAAATTGGTCTAAAAAAGGTCACTACGAGAAGTCTGAGATAGAAGCCCAATCGAAGAAGAGTACGGGTGATGACTCGTATTTTTCTTCATTGGGATCTGCCTCTAAAAAAGAAATAAATAAAATGTCAGAAACTCAAAGAACTAAATATATAATGACAGGTGAAAAATGAAGTTTATTAGCTCATCAGATAATGTGGAAAATATTGACAAGAAAGAAATCAATGAAGTTTGTATTAATAAGATAGGGATGCAAATTATTGATGAATCTGAAAGGGTTTTTGCCAAGATAATCACCGCAGATATTGGTGATGGTAGAATCCAAATGAAGTATGTTATCCTTGTGTTTAATAGTCAGCCATATGACCCATACGGTGCTGATAGTCACAGAGAATCAAATCTAAGATTAGAGTATAAAACTGTAAGTAAACAAACATATGATTATTATGTTTCATACTTGAAAAGTAAGAACTCATTATATATGACGAGAGCACAAAGGAGTTTTATTAATGGCTAAGACAGGACCACTAGGAAAAGCAGAAGCTTTTTATGTTACGGAAAAATTTAAATCTGGACAGTCGATGGAACAGATAGCAACAGATTTAGATAGGGCAGTTGGGGCTATAGAGAAATATATAAAAAAGAGTAAGGTTGAAGCACCAAGAACGTTAATTGATCAGCAATTTGCTCGTCAGAGTGGTGCTACAATAATGACAGAAAGTGCATCTACAATGATAGATGAAAATAAAAAAAGCACCCCAATAAAGCACGACTGTGTGACCAAGATCAGATGAAAAATTTCATAACATCATATAAAGATTGGCTAGAAGAATATAAAAAAGATAAGTATAATACTTGGATAAGAGCTATCTTATCTAATGACTTAGAAATATATCTAACAGATTATTCAGATTGGTTTGAATTAAAAACATATTGCAAAGAAAACAAGTTATCAATCAAGAAAATAGGGCTACAATATCGATCTCATTCTATAGAGGTTGACACGCTAGACTCAGATGGTGTATACTTAACACGATCTATAATAGGGTCGTTCGGTCAATCAACACGCCAAACATTCACCATTGGCATGTTGCATGATGATATTGTTAAGAAAACTATTTGGGTTATCCCAGAATTGATCAAAGAATTAGAAGATGAAGATAATATTGCAGATTGTTTTGAGGAAGCTTTAATTTATGACTACACCGAAAAAAGAGAAACCTGATCTTTTTAATCAAGACTATCAAAAGCAATGGTCTGAGACTCATAAGTATAAGCATATCCATACTGGTGAATATTGTACTTTTGAAGCATACGTTGCAGAATATATAGTATTGAGAAGATCAGAGAAATTGAACTTGGGAAAACCATCATATAAATTTTGGACTAAAGGTGATCCCCTACATTGGCTATGGAAGAAACAGCACGGTGCTGCGGTTCAGCTTAGAAAGAAATATAGCGAAGAAGCTATATTGCAAGCTATAAAATCAAAAGACTTTGATAGACTGCTGGTAATTGGGGTGCAGAATGGAAGAGGATATAAGATTAGTCCAGAAGCAGAAAAAGTAATTGCAAAATATCAAAAAAAGATTGAAGAAGAACAAAATAAACCCCAAATCAATCTTGAAGTTAAAGAAGAAAATACTCCGCTTGAAACTAGAGCGTCTAGCGGCTATAATACGAAAAGGACAACATTGAACCAACTGAGGAATTTATGAGCAAAACCAAAAAGATAACAGGTAAGTTTTCAGAAGATGCGGTTAGTAATTCTATAGTAAGTAAGTATGGTGATGTTGTTAGGAGTGGAACAGAAGTCCTTCAAAATATAAATAGTCTTGGCGTGATAGGAATATCTCCAGCTTTAGATATTGCTCTTGGTGGTGGATTAAGAGAAGGGTCTGTTGTAGTAATGACAGGAGATCCAAAGAGTGGAAAGACCACCACGGCTTTGCACTTTGCTGCTAAGTGTCAAAAGCTTAGTAAGAGAATAATTTATATCAACACAGAGGGTAGACTATCTAAGCAAAACTTTGATGGTATTAAAGGTCTAGAGCCAGATAATATTATCATTATAGAATCAACAGATGAGAGGGTTCTATCAGCAGAAGACTTTTTAAATATCATTGAGTTTTATATTAATAATGATCCCGGTTGCCTAATAATTACTGACTCACTATCTAACATGGTTCCAGCATGTGAATTAGAGGGAGAAGTTAGAACGGGCGTAAGAAATGCTTTACCTAGATTACTCTCAATGTTTTTCAAGCGTATAAGTGGTACGCTCATGAAGAATAAGACTATATTAATTTGTATCACTCATAATATTGCTAATACCGGTGGATCTCCATATGCACCACAAAAAATGGCAGACTGTGGAAACATGTTACAATATCAAGCCGGTACAAATATGGTAATTACCCATCGTGGAAAGTGGCAAGTGCCAAAGGATACCGGTGTTCATGTTGGTCAAATAGCCAACTGGGTAATAAAAACATCAACCGCTGGCGGTAGGCCAAATAGCACAGCAGAAAGTTGGATCAAGTATGGAGTTGGCGTTGACGAAGTACAAGAGATAATTCAGATTGCCTGTGAGTTTAGGCTTATAAAGGCGGCGGGTGCTTGGTATACTATACAGTGTGCTGTAGATGAGCCAGAAAATCCCATTGTTTCCAAGGTACTAGAAGAAAACCAAATAGGCAAGACTCCAGACGAAATAGAAAGATTCTTTAAATTTCAAGGCGTTAATAACGTAGCAGAATTCTTGAATGGTAATCTAGCAATTTCATCATTTATTTATAATAAGATAAAGGAGCTTCATTGAAAGTTACCGGCATAAATGGTAAGGAATATGCGTGGAACCTAACTGGATATGATGTCTTTAATGATGACAAACGTAAGCGATCTAAATATCATATTCGGGCTAGAAACCTATTAAAAGAAATCTATAATAGCTATAGAATACTAGAAGAAGTAAAGTTGCCGGGAAGTACAGCCCTACACAGAAAATCTGTACTGTATCTTGACTTTTACATTCCTTCTATTAAACTGGGAGTTGAGGTTCATGGAGAGCAGCACTATGATTACAATCCATTCTTTCATAGGAGTAAAGCAGACTTTATAAAAGGTCAAGTTCGTGACGATGATAAGATAAACTGGTGTGAGTTGAATGGAATCGAATTGATAACCCTAAAATATTCAGAAAGTGACGATGAGTGGCGACAAAGAATTAAAGGCATCTGACAAGTTAGCAGAATATATAGCATCAATCAATGACTATATAAATTTGAGTAATACAAAGTTCTCTTCTTTTAGAGAAGAATATTTGTTTGTAGCAGATATGTCCTCTGACCAACTTAGGAAGTTAACACAAACAGAACTATTTGATGCCGCATATCTTCTATATGGTTATGCAACCTATATTCAAGATGAAATAAGTAAGAATAAAGTGGCATTGAATTGGTGCAATGATCAAATGGAAAAGCTAATTGTTAAGAATAGTCAAGAGTTTGGTCAATATACTAAGCACGAATCTAAGAAGCATATATTAGCTAATAGTAATTCATATGCCGCATCTCTAGAAAATATGAGAGAAGTAGCAGAGGCTAGGCTACAATCATTAGACGGCAAGGTATTTGAACTAAAGAGAAAAGCCGATATACTACTTGAGAAAGGTAAAAGATCATGAGTATGAACGATTTTATAAACATGCTTAACGACGAACAAAAGCAAGCTTTGTTAAAGGCACTAGTTGGTGATAGTCCAACCGTAGCTAGTGTTCCAAAAGAAGTGAGAAAAGAAAGCATAAAGAAGATACAGTCTTCCACACCCCCTGCAAGTGTGAATGAAGATTTTACAATGTTTAAGCAGGATAGTAATTCTAATACTAATACTAGGAGAAAAGAAGCCGTGAGAGCTAGAAAGAATGAATGGAAAGATACGGGTGAGTCTAGGGATGTAGAAACTCCACAGTTTGAAAGAACACCCCGTCGCCGTGAGCCATACAAAAAGGTAGAAGTAGAATGCCACGTTTGTGGAAAGTCTTTCAAGGAAGATCCCAAGATTATTCATGGAGAATACTATCGTTGCAATAGATGCACCGGTAAATAATATGGAAGTAACACTGACTGATATTGGATCAGAAAGAGCCGTTTTAGCTGGATTATTGCAGCACGGTATAGATGGATATGTAGCGGTATCTGACATAGTGAGTCAAGACACTTTCGGACATTTGAACAATCAAATATTGTTTAAGTGCATTGAAAAAGTTATTCTCAACGATCAGAAAGTAGACATACCATCCATATTATCCGCAGCAGATCAGTTAAATCTTTCTGAAAGTATAAATACAGATCAAGAGTTGAAGTATATAAAGTCTCTAATGGACTTCCCCATCAACAAAGATAATGTTTTTAGCTTTGCAATACAGATGAAGAAGTTTGAGTTTGCACGTAAAATAAAAGGTCTTACTGCAAAGATTCATAAAGATGTAGATAGTGTTACTGGTGCTGAATCTATAAATGAGATTATACAAATACTTGAAAATCCAGTTACTGATTTCTTAAGGGAAGATGATAGCGGCGATCTTCCAGAAAAGATTGGCAAGGATGCTAAAGATTATATACAGTTTCTAGAAGAGAATAAATGTGATATCATAGGTATTCCAACGGGCTTCAATAAATATGATGAAGCAATTGGTGGCGGATTACGAAGGAAATGTGTTGATTTAGTATCAGCAAGACCAAAGGTTGGAAAAAGCGTATTCGCTGATAATGTAGCATTAAATGTATCTTCCGGTGGCGTTCCAGTACTGATGTTAGATACTGAAATGAGTAAGGAAGATCACTTAAATAGACTATTGGCAAATATCAGCGGAGTTCCAATTAATGAAGTTGCTACTGGTAAATTCACAGATGATGAAGAAAAACGACGCAAGGTGATGGAAGCAATCGAAAAGATTGAATCTATACCTTACAGTTATGTTAGCGTTGCTGGAAAGCCGTTTGAACAAATACTTAACCTAATTAAGCGTTGGGTTATGCAAGAAGTCAGAATTGGCGACAATGGCAAGACAAACAACTGTCTTATCATATATGATTATCTTAAGTTAATGTCATCGACTTCTATTACTAATAATATACAAGAATACCAAGCACTTGGTTTTCAGATTACATCACTACATAATCTTTGCGTCAAGCTTGACATACCATGTTTGTCCTTTGTACAATTGAACCGTGACGGCATAACAAAAGAAAGCACAGACGCTGTTTCTGGATCAGACAGATTGATTTGGTTATGTACATCATTTAGCATATTCAAAATCAAATCTCCAGAAGAACTAGCAGAAGATGGGCCAAATGCTGGAAACAGGAAGCTTGTACCGATTGTTTCAAGACATGGTGGAGGCTTGGACGATGGTGATTACATTAACATGGTAATGCAGGGATCTCACGCAAAGTTAAGAGAGCTGAAAACACGTAACGAATTTAAGAATCAGCCAGTTGGAGACACTGGCATGGTAGACCAGAACACATTAGATAAGCTAAAAATTAATGGACTTGCAGAAGATCAAGAATAGTCTTAACGATCAGTCAGAAGAAGTATTCTCAAAACTAGGTATGAAATACGAGGTTTTGGGAGATAATATCTATTGTAATTGTCCTGTTCATGAGGGTAGCGACAATCCAAGAGCTTTCTCATTCTCTAAAGATAAAGGTATATGGAAGTGCTGGACTAGAGATTGTCAACAACAATATAGAAATGACATATTTGGAGTCATAAGAGGATCACTTTCAAAAGAGAGTGGAGTAGAGGCTGAATTTTCTGATGCTTTAAAATGGGCATGTGATTTTCTAGGTATCAAAAAGGGTAGAAGTTCATCTCAAAAACCCGCCGTAAAAGAACCAGTAAAAGAAGATGACTTTAATAAACTAGTAAACACAATAAACTCTAAAATTAAACTAGATGATAATTATCCAGCCATTGAAATAGATGAGTGTGTAAAAACACCATCACAATACTTTATATCTAGGGGATTCAAACCAGAAACTTTAGTTCATTTTGATGTTGGAGATTGTTATGATCGTGTATCAAAATTATACGAAAGATCAGTAGTCCCCATTCATAATGATACGGGCGATAAAGTAATAGCTTGTATAGCAAGGTCTATAAAAGAATATAGAAGCCCAAAGTTTCTTCTAGATCCAAAGGGGTTTGATAAGAGATACTTCTTTTATAACTATCACCGGGCTATAGAAAGCGTTAAGCAAACATCATCATTGTTTCTTGTAGAAGGGCAGGGCGATGTTTGGAGACTATATGAAGCTGGTATTACTCAGTCAATGAGTCTTTTTGGTAGGAGTCTTAGCAAAGAACAAGAACTAAAACTGTCTAAAATGCCTCTCACTCATATAATAGTCTTACTAGACAACGATCAAGCTGGTCGAGAGGCAAAGGTTCAACTCCAGAGACAATTGGGTAGAATGTATAAATTATCTTTCCCCAAAATACCAACCAAAGACGTTGGCGAGATGAGAGTTGAACAAATAAAGAATATTATTATACCACAGGTCAAGGGAACAATAAATGGTTAAAATTATTGGTATTTCTGGTAGAAAACAGTCTGGAAAAAATACTGTAGCAAATTATATTAATGGTCAAGTGTTAAAGGAAAGGTCTATGATTAATGACTTTGCTATTAGCGATGATGGCAACTTGTTAATAAATACTCAGGATATAACTGGGACAAGTGGGTATGGAATATTTGATGTTACCAGAAAAGACTCAATTTTTGTGGAGTACGCACAAAGAGAATTGTGGCCTTATATCAAAGTATACCATTTCGCAGATTACTTGAAAGACATGTCAGTTAATCTATTTGGTCTTAATTCTAAGAACGTTTACGGTAATGATGACCAAAAGAATGAATCTACCCCTTTTCTATGGGAAGAAATGCCAACAGAAACAAATAAAGTTGGAAATATGACACACAGAGAGTTTTTAGAGTACCTTGGGACTAAAATAATAAGACGAGTCAAATCAGATGCTTGGGTACATGCTACAATAAATAAAATATTAGATGAAGATTCTCAGTTAGCTATTGTTCCAGATGTTAGATTCCCTAACGAAGTTAAAGCCATAAAAGACAATGGTGGAATTGTTATTAGATTAACTAGAAACATATTTAGCAGTGATTCTGAGTCAGAGTCATCATTAGATAGTGATAAATTTGATTGGCATAATTTTGATACAGTAATTGATAATCATAATATGACACTAGAAGTTCTATGTGATGAACTCAAAAATAATAACTTTTGGAGATTTTAAATGCTAGTAACTTACATACGATCATCTAGTTATAATAATTATGCATATTGTCAAATGCAATATTTCATAACATATGTTCTTGGGCATCAACCAGATAGTGGTAAAAAGGCAGAGTTAGGGACTATTGTTCATAAGGTAATGGAAACATTAGCTCAACTCAAAAAGTATCAGCAAGACAATCCCAAGAAATTGACTTTATCAATAGAGGATGATGCTTTAAAAACAGTATCAATTAAAAAGAATGAATTATTGACTAGCACACTGGTTGATAAACTTTTGTCTAGAAGCTTTGATTTTTATACTGAAGGATCTAAACATACTTTTACTAAAGGTGATAGAGATTTATGTTTAAAGCTTGTATGGGATACCTTAAAGTATAATGACGGTCAATTTGATCCACGATTAAGGAAAATAGTCGCAGCAGAACCTCATTTTGATATACCAATTGATGAAGATTGGGCTTTTTATGAGTATGAAGTAAATGGTCAAAAGGTTAAGGGGCAATTGGCTATTAAAGGTACAATTGACCTAGTAACGGAAACAGAAGAGGGGATCATTGAAGTAATTGATTGGAAGACCGGAAGAAGGCTAGATTGGGCAACCGGCGAGGAAAAGACATATGGTAAGTTGTGTTCAGATCCTCAGTTATTGCTATATAATTATGCAATTTCTAAGCTTTTCCCACAATATAAGCAGTCAATAATGAGTATCTTTTTCATTAAGGATGGCGGTCCATTTTCTATGTGTTTTGACAAAGCTGATGAAAAAAGGTTCTTAGAAATGCTAAAAGATAAGTTTCTAGACATCAAGCATAACGAAAAACCACAGCCAATTTCGCCCAATAGAGAGAACTGGAAATGCACTAAGTTGTGCCATTATTGCAAGAACAAGTGGCCCGAAACCGACCAGAACATGTGTATATATATAGAGAATAGTATAAAAACTAAGGGTATGGATCAAACCATAAAGGATTGCACAAGGCCGGGATTTGATATTGGATTTTATTCTGCTCCCGGTTAAGGAAAGGAAATATGAGTAAATTACTTACAATCGGAATGGCTACATATGACGATTTTGATGGGGTGTATTTCACTACTCAATCGTTAGTAATGTATCAAGAAGTACTAAAAAATATTGACTATGAGATAATAGTCATAGACAATAATCCAAGCGGAAAACACGGGCAGGCTGTTAAGGATGTATCTGGGTGGCTTAGAAGTTATGTAAAATATATACCATATGAGGAAAAAGCAAGTACAGCAGTAAGAAACGAAATATTTGCTAATTCATCTGGTAAATATACAATATCTATTGACTGCCATGTTTTAATTAAACCCGGTGCAATAGAGTCACTATTAAAATATTACGAAAGTAATCCAAATTGTAAAGATATAATACAAGGGCCAATGATATATGATGATCAAGTAAGTTATTCAACTCAATTTGATCCATCTTGGCGTGGAGATATGTTCGGCACATGGGGTACAAACAAAGATGCTTATGAAAAGGGTGAACCTTTTGATATACCCATGATGGGGCTTGGGTTGTTTTCATGTGAGACAAAAAACTGGTTAGGATTTAATAAGCATTTTAAAGGATTTGGCGGAGAAGAAGGATATATACACGAAAAATTTAGAAGAAATGGTGGACGAGCAATATGCTTGCCACAACTAGGATGGTTACATAGATTTGGTAGGCCAGAGGGTGTTAAATACAGGCTAGTCTTAGAGGATAGAGTTTGGAATTATTTTGTTGGGTGGTTAGAAATAACAAAAGATCCAAATGATATAATGGTTTTGGGTGCATATAACTACTTTAGAAATAGAATACCTAGAGAAAGCTTAGATAACATTTTTAACGACGCTAAAAAACTAATACTTGGAGATAATTATGCCACTTCCTAAAAGAAACAAAGATGAAGATAAGAATAAATTCGTAGCACGATGTATTAGTAGCGATGCTATGAAGAAAGAATATCCAGATAATTCTCAAAGAGTAGCAATTTGCATGAGCCAAGCCACGGCAGATTGTGGTTGTGTAGAATCCGCAGATTTTTATATGCAAATGGAAGCTGGATATGAAGAAGAAATTGACGAAAATAATTTCTACATTCCTGCCGAAGCAGAGTATGAAGATTTTGGCGAAGAAACAGAAGAGTGGGACATTGCTGGAGAAAGGCCGGGACTTTGGGAGAACATAAGAAAGAAGAAAGAAAGAGAAGGCAAGAATTACAAACCAGCAAAAAGAGGCGATAAAGATCGTCCAGATCCAGAGTCTTGGAAAAAGGCTCAATCTGACGATAGCATAATGGCTATTGAGCAAGTTCAAAAAATGCGTGATCAACTTGTTGAAATAGCATCAAAGATTGATGGAATGGTTGATACTCCAATAGAATTTGAAGATTGGACTAAGGATATGATTTCTAAAGCAGAAATATATGTACAAAATATATATGATTTTGTTAAGTATTATAGTCCAGATAAGTATGAAGATGATGACTTGTCAGAAACAGAAGCCAAGTATGAATATCAAGATCCACAAACTGGAGAAGTCTATCAATATAGACGAAAAGGATATTATGAACGTGATGGCAGAGTTTTAATGTATATGGGAGAAGGTAGTGAATATCAAGGAAGAAAAGTTACACTAAATAAACCCTTTAGAACTCCAGATGGTCCAAAGAAGTTTAGCGTATATGTTAAGAACGATAGGGGCAATGTAGTCAAGGTAAACTTTGGCGATCCAAATATGGAAATCAAAAAAGATATTCCAGCTAGACGTAAAAGCTTTAGAGCAAGAATGAGATGTGATAATCCTGGCCCCAAATATAAAGCAAGATATTGGGCTTGTAAGAGTTGGTAACTTGAGGAGTAAAAATGCCTTCTTTGAATAAAGATTTTATATTACAACTAAAAGATAACTATAAAAACTATAGTAATTTTATAGAAACTGGTACATATATGGGTCAAACTATAATGGAAATGGAACCCATGTTTGAAAAATTATATACTATAGAAATTAAAGAAGATATTTATAATACTACAAAAAATACTTATTCTGGAAACAAGATAGAATTTATACTTGGGGATAGTTCCACAGAATTAAAAAAGTTACTCCCCAAAATAATTGGTAAATCGTTAATTTTTTTAGATGGTCACTGGAGTGCTGGGGACACCGGAAAAGGTGTAAAAGATTGTCCACTAATAGAAGAAATTGATAGCATAAATTTATATCATAAAGATAAAGCAATTGTGATTATAGATGATGTTAGATTATTTGGCATGGGGCCAAACAAAAACAATGAAGTATGCAATTGGGAAGATATAGAAGTTAATAAAATACTAGATACTCTAAATAATAGGATAACAGATTATTATTATTTACCAAGTGAATTTTTTGAAAAAGACAGATTAGTATTACATATAACTGGAGAAAATTATGAACAAAATAGATGATCTTTTAGAACAGCAGTCACAAGCACAAGAAGTAGTAGTAGTTGGTTATTCTAGTGACCAAGTAATTGAATTACTAAAAAAATCTTTGAATATTCACTGGCAGCAGACAACTGTTTTAACTGCACAAGCAGAACATCTTGAACGATGGGGTTATAAGAAATTAGCAGCAGTTATTAAGGCAGATTCTAGACAAGAACAAGAACATGCTGCTATTAATATCAAAAGGCTTGAATTTTTTGATGCCGATTATCAACCATTAATAGTAAGTCCACCATCTTGGAAGAGGCACGATATGGTGGCCATGATTGAATACAATCTTAATTCAGTCAGAGAAGCATCAGTCGCTGAAAGAAACACAATTGTTGCTGCTAGGGCGGTTGGAGATGAAATTACTGCTAATATGATGATTCCATTATTACAGGGCAGTGAAGATGGAATTGAATTATATGAGGGCTATTTAAAGCTTATTGAAGAAATGGGTCTTGATAACTTCTTGAGTATACAGGTTTAGTAGTTTTGCTTGGGGGTCATATTGACTTATGGCCCCCAAGATGGTATAATAAGTTGTTGATCTCTTGATTTTGAAATAAGGAAATATATGAATTGGTTCCCGTTGAAGAATTTTACTCATTATAGTTTGCTCAAGGGGTATTCCAAACCAGAAGAATTAGCAAAGAAATGCAAGGATAATGGATATCCAGCATGTGGCATTTGTGATTATAAAACATTATCTGGTGCAGTTGCCTTCTATAAAGCTTGCAAGAAGCAAGGCATAAAGCCAATCATTGGATGCTCGTTTGATTTTGCTACACTTTTTGCCAAGAACAAAGATGGGTGGTACGAGTTAATTGAGATGGTTTCATCACTAGATGAAAATGGTAAGTTACCAGAGCAATATGACAATACAAATATCAGTAAAAATTTGATTAGTGTCTATAATGCTCCTACTGAATTAATGCCTATTAGTTATTATACAAATAGGGAAGATGCCAAACTTCACAGAATATTATTATGTTCTGACATGAAGACTACGCTACCAAGAATAAAGAAGTGCATTAGGCCAGATAACAAGGGTGGTCTAAATATAGATTCAAAATATCCAGAAGAGCATATGGATAAATTAGTATATTTTATGCAAGATTCTTTTTACGTCAAAGACAAGGATGAATCTAAGGGGTTAGACTCGTCTAAACTAAAAGAGATTTATGACCAGTGCGAAGACTATGATATTCTTAGCAAGCCAATGCTACCTAAATTTGAATGTCCAAAAGGGGCATCAGAAGAAGATTATCTCAAAGAACTATGCCGTATTGGCTGGAAGAAAATACTAATAGATCAAAATAAGGTATCAAAAGAAGAAGATAAGCAGAAGTATTTGAGTAGATTCAAGGAAGAGTTTGATGTTATTAAAGATGCTAATCTATTCGGATATTTTCTTATTGTTCGTGATATTATAAAGCACGTTAATGATATGGGTTGGTTATCTGGTCCCGGTAGAGGATCTGCCGCAGGGTGTTTAATCTCATATTTAATTGGTATCACAAAGATTGACCCAATAGAGTTTGACCTTCTATTTGCACGATTTTATAACGCTGGAAGAAATAGTGCTGATCATATATCTCTACCAGATATTGATATAGACGTTCCCGGTACTAAACGTGATGAAATTATCGCATATCTAAAGGATAAATATGGTCATAGTCGAGTCAGTCAAATGTTAACGTTTGGCAGACTTCAAGGCAAAAGTGCTATCAAAGAAGTCTTGCGTGTTAATGAGGCTTGTTCATTCTCTGAAATGAATGCTATAAGTAATTGTATTCCAGATGAAGCAAAGATTTCAGACCAGTTAGCAGAAATGGATGATGAAGATCGTTCTATTATTAAATGGGCATTAATCAACAACTCTGAGGATCTAAGAGATTTCTGTAGAATATCAGAAGATGGTAAACTTGAGGGTGAATACGCAGAATATTTTGAACAAGCTATTCAGATAGAGGGAACATTCAAAACTCAGGGAAAACACGCTGCCGGTGTAGTAATTTCAGCAGAGCCACTTCAAAAGGTATGCCCAATGGTAAAACAAAAAGGTTCATCAGAAAAGGTGGCTGGACTTGAAATGGCAGACTTAGAGGCATTAGGCCACGTAAAGTTTGACGTTCTAGGAATTAATTTGCTAGATAAAATTATGAAGATTGAAGAACTAACAGGAGTATCTAATGGCTAATAGAGACTATATTATATTTGATTTTGAAACAGGATCACGTAATCCACACAAAACACAACCAACACAAATTGCTGCTATTGCTTTAGATGGAAGAACATTGCAGATGAAGGGTCAATTCAATAGTGAAATCAAGCCTATTTTTGATGATGAAAAGGCTATAGCGGCTGGATTTGATCCTGTACAAGATGAAGCTTTAAAGATAACGAAGAAAACAAGAGAACAATTAGAATTAGCACCATCTTTAAAGTCTGTGTGGAATAAATTTACAAAATTTGTTGATCAGTACAATTGGAAGGGTGAACCATTTTTTAATCCTATCCCCGTTGGTTTTAATATAATTGGCTTTGATATGCACATTATACATAGACTATGCAAGGAATTTGGACCTTGGGACAAAGAGAGAGAACAGCAAAAACTATTTAGTAGAGTCTATAAGATAGATATTATGGATAGTGTATTTGCTTGGACAGAAAGCGATCCAAGTGTTAGGTCTATAAGTATGGACTCATTACGCGAGAGAATGGGCTTGAGTTTTGATAATGCTCACGATGCTCTACAGGACGTTAAAGATGAGGCAAATATATTTATTAAGCTTATGAAGACTCATCGTGCGGTGTATCAGAACATGAATTTTGATAAGGCGTTTGCTGATGGAAATTTGTATGTTAAATAATTTAGACTATAATGATAAAGCAACTTGGCAACTGTTCGCAGAAGGCAAGACTAAGGGAATCTTTCAATTAGAAAGCAACCTTGGAAAATCATGGTCTAAAAAATTAGCACCGACCAATATTGAAGAACTATCAGCACTAATTGCTATTATTAGGCCGGGAACCTTAAAAGCAATTGTTGATGGTAAAAGTATGACACAGCATTACGTTGACCGTAAGCATGTTAGAGAAGAAGTAACATATCTTCATCCCGCATTAGAAGATATTTTAAAGCCAACATATGGCGTTCTTGTATATCAAGAGCAGTCAATGCGTATAGCAGAAAAAATCGCTGGTTTTAATTTACAAGAGGCAGACGTTCTTCGTAAGGCTATTGGAAAGAAGAAAGCCGATCTTATGAATGAAGTCAAAAAATCATTTATAGCGGGGGCAGAGCGTGTTGGAATCGTAAATAAGGAGAACGCGGAAGAAATCTTCGGATGGATTGAGAAATCATCAAGATATGCATTCAATAAATCTCACAGTGTTTCATATGCTGTATGTTCTTATTGGAGTGCATATTTTAAGGCTCATAATACCAAGGAATTCTTTTTATCTTATCTCTTTTATGCAAATGAAAAGCAAGATCCACATCAAGAAGTTTATGAATTGATATCTGAAGCTAAACTATTTGATATTGAGACAAGAACTCCAAGCTTAACGAACTTTGAAAGAAAGTTCAATATTAAACGTGGTAAGATATACTTTGGTATTAAAGATATAAAGTCACTAACTGGTGCAACCGGAGATAAGTTAATAGAGACTATAACTGAAGCAGAGAAGACTTTGAGTAAGCCAGTAAAGGAATTTACTTGGCTTGAAATTTTACTTTTTATAGGATCAAATATTAGCTCTACTGCATTCAAGGCTTTAGCTTCCATAGGATTCTTTAGGAATTTCAAAGGTAATGTTACTAGAAATAAAGCCCTTTATGATTATGAAATTTACAGAACTCTCACTAAAGCAGAACAAACTTGGATATTAAATCATTATAATGATAAAAAGTGGGATTCTTTTGTGGATTGTTTGAGAGATTTAGCACCAACTAAAAAAGAGGGCGGTGGAACTAGCAAAGCTGACAGGAAGCAGGCTATAGAAAATGAGATACAACTATTAGTAAGTCCACCATATGATCTAGAGGACGATCCAACTTGGATTATAGATCAAGAAGTTAAATTTTTAGGTTGTCCTGTTACAATGACAAAGGTGGAGACTTCTGATACGTCTGCCGCAAATACTACTTGCAAAGAAATAATCAATGGCAAGAAGGGTAAGGATATGTGTATAGTAGCCAACATTCAAAGATTATCAGATTACACAATTAATAAGGGTGAATCTAAAGGTCAGGTAATGTCATTTCTAACAATAGAAGATGATACGTGCATACTTGATAGTGTTATAGTGTTCCCTAAGACCCGAGAAAAATATAAATATATTCTATATGAAGGAAACAACTTAATTTTCTGTGGGTCAGTAAGTGATAAAGACACATCATTTATAGTAGATAAGATTCACGAAATTTAACGGTTGTTTTTTTAATCAGTCGCTGCTAATATATTAAGATGAGGAGACTAGAATGAATATGTGTTCTTTTACGGGATACTTGGTTGAAAACCCAAGAATCTCTATGGTTGGAGATGTGGTTTTGGCGGAATTTGTTATGGTGATATATACTTATCGCAAAACAAAAACCGGTGAAAAGAATAGAATTCCAACATATATACATTGTGAAGCTTGGCATACCGGTGCTGAGACTTTAGAAAAGTATGCCACGCAAGGCACTAAGTTAGTTATTCATGCCTCTGCTAAAAATCCAGAAAAGGATAATGAAGATATTGTTTTTAGAATTAACGAGTTTGATTTCTGTCACAAGGACTTTGAAGACTGATGAGAAAACCAAGAATATTATTTTGTAGCGAAGCTACGTTTTTAAATACTGGTTATGCAACATATACCAGAGAAATATTAAACTATCTACACGGTACTGGAAAATACGAGATAGCTGAAATGGCTTCTTACGGAGAGCGTAATGACCCAAGAGCAAAAGATATACCTTGGAAATTCTACGGGGTAGTTCCAGACTCCACTTGTTCAGAAGAAGAAAAAAATCAATACTCACAGTATCCAACTGCACAATTTGGTGAAATGATTTTTGAGCATGTGTGTTTAGACTTTTTGCCAGATGTTGTTTGTGATATACGAGACTTTTGGATGTTGGATTTTGCTGAAAGATCACCATTTAGACCATATTTTAAATGGTGCATAATGCCAACAGTTGATGCTAGGCCACAGGCCAGACAGTGGGTTGCAACCTATAAATCAGCAGATGCCTGTTTAACATATTCAGAATGGGCTGGAGAAGTATTAAAACAACAGTCTGGTGATAAGATAAACTATATTGGCATTTCTCCACCGTCAGCACACGGTGCTTACCAACCCATAGAAGATAAGGCCGGGCTTAGAGCATCTATGGGAATTAATCCAGAGGCTAAAATCATTGGGACCGTCATGAGAAATCAGCGACGAAAATTATACCCAGATCTATTTCAAGCTTTTAGACTTTTGCTAGATAGCGTTGAAGACAATACTGATTATTATTTATATTGTCACACAAGTTATCCAGATTTGGGTTGGGATATTCCAGAGCTATTACAACAATATCAATTATCATCTAAGGTATATTTTACATATATCTGTGGTCAAACTGGAAAACCGTTCCCATCGTTATTTAAGGGTGCTATTGCACAATCCCCTTACACTGGACAATTTGGGGCATCATTATCAAACGTAAAGCACGGCGTAGAATATGAAGACCTTTCCAAGATAATAAACTTATTTGATCTATATGTTCAGTATGCTAACTGTGAAGGTTTTGGTCTGCCACAAGTAGAAGCCGCCGCATGTGGAGTACCAGTAATGGCTACAGATTATTCTGCTATGGAAAGCGTAGTAAGAAATCTAGGTGGTACTCCGCTCACTCCAAAAGCACTATATAAGGAACTTGAAACTGGTTGTTTTAGGGCGGTTCCAGACAATGTATTAGCAGCACAAAAGTTCAAAGAGTTTTTCGAACAACCAGCTAGTATAAGAAGAAGACTTGGATTTGATACTAGGCAAGCATTTTTAAAGCATTACCAATGGGATAAAAGTGGTAAAGCTTGGGAAAATTATTTTGATAGCATTGAAATATCAGAGACTTTTGATTCTTGGAGACAACCCTCTAGAATAAAAGAACCCCAACCAAAACCCGACAAGTTACCAGATAATGTTAGTCATCAAGATATATCTAGGTGGTTAATCTCAGAAGTTTTGTGTGAGCCAGAAAAGACAAATTCTTATATAGAATCTAGACTAGTAAGAGATTTAATGTATAGAAATTCCATGGCAACTACTGGCGGAATGTATTTCAATGAAAGTTCTGCTGTATTTGATGGGAAACAAACAAGAAACCCGTTTGATTTTGATATAGCGTATGATCAAATGGTAAATCTTTGCAATAGAAGAAATTTTTGGGAAAACAAGAGGCTTGAAATGTTGAAAGCTAGGGGCATGTAATGTATAATGCACAAACATATCAAGATCTTTTTGTAAACAAGTTATTAGATATAGACAATGGATATTTTGTTGATATAGGTGCTGGAACCGGCGGATTACCACTATATAGCCCCGGTTTTTATAGTAATACATATTTTTTTGAGAGTCGTGGCTGGCGGGGAATAGCAATAGATTACGATCAGAATTATATAAAATCAGTAGAGGGTTTTAGAAAAGCAAAATGTATTCTTGCTGATTTAAACTTTGTAAATATAAATACAATATTGGAGTCTAATAATTGCCCAGAAGAAATAGACTATCTATCTATGGACGTAGATGATGTTCAATTCAAAGTGTTTAATGATTTCAATTTTGAAAAATATAAGTTCAAGGTGCTAACACTAGAGCATAATCTATTTCAGTCATTTTCAGAGTGTAACCAAGATCATACAGTAGAATATAAAAATAAAATAGTAAAAGAATACAAAGAATATAGATCAAAATTGCAAGACTTGGGCTATAAAATACTTTGGGGCAATATTATATTAGATGGTTACGGACCAGTGGAAGATTGGTATGTAAATCAAGACATATATGAGAAATATAAATATTTAGAAGCAGAAAACATAAATTGTAAAGAGGTAATAAATGCTATTTTTAGATGACATTAAAAAAACTCATGATAAAATAACTAATATTTTTGAAATAGGCGCACACCGTGGTTATGACATTGACGATATAGTAAAATATTGGCCAGAAGCAAATGTCTATGCTTTTGAGGCAGATCCATTCAATTATGATATATGCAAGAAAAGATGTGAACAATATAAGAATGTTTCTGTATTTAACTTGGCTGTGACTGATGAAAATGGACAAATCACATTTAATAGATTTTGTGATATAGAAAAAATTCCAGATAGTGCTACATTTGAAGGTTCTAACATGCAATTTACTGGATGTGGATCTATCAAAAAGCCCGGTGATGGTTTAAAGAATATATACAATATCAATGAAGTTACCCAAGAAATAGTTGTGGATGCCATCACTTTAGAACATTTTTGCAAATCAAACAATATATCATCTATAGATGCTCTTTTTATGGATGTTCAAGGGGCAGAAATGAACGTATTAAATGGATGCAAAAATTTACTCAATACTACAAAAGCGATGACATTAGAATGGTCAACAAACAGAGTTTTATACGATGGAGAAACTGATTTTACAGTAATAAAATTATTTCTTGAAAGCATAGGTTTAACCGAACAGTGTAGAGAATATCAAATATACGGTTTGAATGGGGATTCATTGTTTGTAAGATTGGAGTCATGAAGTGAAAATACTTTATATAGGACATTATAAAGAAAGTAGCGGTTGGTCAAAAGCCGCTATAGATTTGATATTAGCTATGGATTCAGTAGGAATCGATGTTACGTGTAGAAATATAAAGCTAACATCTAAAAGTGCTGAAATTCCAAATAGAATTTTGGAGTTAGAAAAAAAACCTCTAAAAAATATTGATATTTGTATACAGCATGTTTTGCCTCACCATATTGTGGGTACTTCCAAGTTTAAGAAAAATATAGCTTATTATGTGTCAGAATCAAGTACTATTAATTTTAATAATTGGTCTTCTAGCTTAAAATTAGTCGATGAATTATGGGTTCCTAATAGCACCTCCTTAAAAAATATGCAAAAGGACGGATTTGAAAATATAAAATACGTACCACACGCTTTTGATTTGTCAATATATAAAAATAAGACCAGCACCAAAATAAACTTTGGAGAGAAAAATAGCACATTTAAATTTTATTATATAGCAGATTTAAATGAGAGAAAGAACATAGAATCAATTATTAAATGTTTTCATAGTGAATTCCACAGATATGAACCGGTATCATTGATATTAAAAGTCAAAAAATTTGGAGTTCATCCATCAGAACTACATAAACATGTAAAAGATATATGCAACTCAATCAAAAAAACTTTAAGAATATATCCTAGTGCGGAAGATTATCACGAAGAAATAATTATTCCAAATGATATGACAGGGGACGAGATTGACGCACTACATAATTCTTGCGATTGCTTGATTAATACAACTCATGGTGAGGGCTGGTCAATACCAGCTTTTGATGCTATGTGCTTTGGGAAAACTCCAATCTGTGGTAATGAAGGTGGTCCAAAAGAGTTTATAAAAGATAAGAGTTCTGGCACATTGATCAGTGGCGTAAGTGGAGTTTGCGAACATTCTGACCCAGCTTTTAATAACATATTCACTGGTAGGGAGTCTTGGTTTGTTCCAGATGAAGAAGAAGTAAAATCTGCGATGAGATACTATTACGAAAACAAAGATTTAATTGATAGAGCTAGAGGTCTTAAAGATGCAGAAGAGTTTTCATACGAAAATGTAGGGAATCTAATAAGGGGATTGCTAGATGTACAATAATACAGTAGACAGACTGATTAGTATAGCAAATAAGGAAAAACCAGAAAAGTATAATATACTCACCTTTCCTACTCATGAAAGATATGAGAGCGAATTATGCAAAACTGGCCATAATTTCTATGCGCTAAATACAAAAAATATGAAAAAGTGGAATGTTGAGCAAACACAAGTTCCTGCCAACTATCATATTCTTCCAGACGATCAGCTATGTGATTATTTAAACTATGACTTTATTCTAGTTCAAAGCAAATTTGGTCAATTTCAAGTTGCACAAAATATAAATCAGACTCTAAGTTTGCCAATTATATGTTTAGAGCATACCCTTCCAACCCCACAAACAATTTCTAAAAGTCAGTTAGAACAAATGCGTAATATGCGTGGGGATGTAAATGTATTTATATCAAATTTTTCTAAAAAAGCTTGGGGCTTAGAAGGTATAATAGTGCATCATGGAGTAGATACTAAAATGTTTGCACCAAGGGATAATCCAAAGAACTCTAAAATACTTACAGTAGCTAATGATTTCATAAATCGTGATTATTGTTTGAACTATTCTGGATGGAAACGTGTAACAGATGGATTAGAAGTAAGAGTAGTTGGAGAAACTAAGGGATTATCAGAGTCAGCAAAATCAATTGAAGATCTAGTAGATGAATATAATTCTTGCTCAGTATATTTTAATAGTTCTACATTAAGTCCAATACCTACCTCACTATTGGAAGCTATGGCTTGTGGATGTGCCGTTGTTTCTACTGCGACTTGCATGATACCAGATATTATTCAAAATGGGAAAAATGGATACATTTCTAATGACGAAAAAGAGTTAAGATACTATTTGCAGCATATTATAAATGATGAAGGGATAAGAAAAACTCTTGGGCAAAATGCCAGACAAACTATAATAGACATGTTTTCAGAGGAAGGGTTTATTAATACGTGGAATTCAATATTTGACAACATATACGAGGTATCAAACACATGAAATTACAGATATTAACAGACATAAAAGATTGTATAGATGGGTACAATCCAGCATTTTTAGATAATGAAGTTTTGAATGTAGATGTTCCAGATAATTCCGTATCGTCAATATTAATGATAGGATCTATAGAGAGCGTATCATATAAGTCGCTAGACAATCTATTGAATTCTGTTAGGCGTATTCTCAGAAGAAATGGTAAAGTTGTAATAAGTGGTATAGATATTAATTGTATTAGTAGAGATTTGATAAATAGAGTTATAGACGCAAAAACATATAATGAAGTTGTTTTTAGCAAAAATGGGATATATGATTCTAAAGAATTGTGCAATAAGTTGTCATTTTTAGGTCTTACTATAGAAAAAGTTACTTTAAAAGGATCAGTATATGAATTACATGCCTCCCGATCCAACTAAACAAACCAGTTGTAAAAACTGTATATTTGCTATCTATGAAGATAACACACAGGTTGGGTGTGAAGATAATAGGGTTTCCAAATTTGGGGATTTAGTTATAGAAGCCTATGATGATTCAAAAGAGTTTTATGTAATAAACAGGCTATGTAATCTCTATAGAAATATTAAGTGGAATGATGGAATAAAAGACGTATCCAAAGCTAAGAAAGAGTCTTGCCTGAGTTTTGACGTATTAATAGATTGTGACGATATAAATGATCAGTATAGGAATAAAATCATAGAAGAGATTAGCAAGTTAGACTATCCTAAAGAAAAATGCGTAATATCTCTTTTTCAATCTTATACTTGCGATAAGACCCAAAGAGAAGAAGCGATAGGTATTCATGCCCATCATCCTACTACTAATTTATCGGTTTACTTCGACAGGACAGATTACATACATTCATTCCTATCAAAATCTAGGAATTCATTTCATTTAATATTGAATAAAAACAACATAGATAATTTTTCTAATTTTATCATCAGTGTTGACAAATTAGTGAATGATGATCTAAAAAGATTTATTTTGTGTAAGGGTGACAATAAGCTTACAATATCTAATACAGCCTGTAGAATTATATATCAAAATTTATATTCAGAATATGAAAATAATGTTGCTATTATGATAGAAGATGCTAAAAAGGAAAATTTATATATTGAGCTTTAAGATGTCTAAAACAAGAACAAAAAAGAACAACAAGATAAAAACTGTTCCAGTTTCAATAAAAGAAGATAAAGTACTAGCAGACTTAATAAGCATAGTCATTTTATGCGACTTGCCGGGATATAGAATGAAATCTTATGGCCCAACGTCGCTAGTTAGCATAAACAACAAATGTCTAATCGACTTACAAATAGATGCCATAAAAAAGACTTTTTCAAACTACGAGATAATACTATGTGTCGGATTTGATTCAGAAAAAATATACAAATATATTAGATCAAAATATAAAAACATAAATATCAGATTGGTTGAAAACCAAATATTTAACTCTTGCAACTCATGTGAGGGTGCTAGGTTAGCTATAAATAATACGCTTAATGACAAAATATTGATATTGGACGGGAGCCTATTGATTCATAAGAAAACCCTTATTAATATAGATACAACTAAAATATGTGCTCTAATAGAAAAACACCCATCTGAAAATCTAGAAGTTGGTATAAACATAAATTCTGAAAACAAAGCACAACATTTTTCATTTGGTGCTTATAGAACTTGGTCGGAACTAATATATATAAGTGGAATAGACGCAATAGAGAATATAAGAAAATTTCTGAATAATGACGAGAGTAAAAAGAAGTTTATCTTTGAGGCTATGAACGATCTTTTAAAGAATAAATATGAAATTCTTTGCATAGAGAACAAGTTTCCAATTTATAAAATAAGCAATATTAAGACATATCATAACATAAAGGACAACCATGAAATTTTTAATATCTAATTACAGCAACCCTTGGAATACTGAGCCTTATTATTTCAATGGTGGATTAAATTTGCTAGAGGGTGTAAGCTCTGAAATGTTTAACAATAATCAAAGTGCATATGACAACTTTGATGCAGTTAACCCCGATATTTTTATAACCCACCTAGCTCATATTACCAAAGATATTGTTTCTTACCTTAGTGACAATAAGAAAGTACATCCCATCATTAATACAAATTGGACTAAATTAGATAATATAAATGGCGTTTGCTCTGCCCTGTTATCGCAAAATATAACACCTATTTTCTTTGGTTTTAATGACATCAAGGTAGATAATGCTAAATATTTTAGGATATTGCCGGGAGCAGATACTTTTCTAAAAAATGACACCAAGCAGTACTCTATTAATAAATTAATTTTTGTTAATAAACAAGAAGAAATTGTAGATCTTGATGGAACATACCACTACGCAACTATAAACCAAGAAGTGTCACAATATGTTGATATTTTTTTACCCATTACATTGTTGAACAATATCTTTGACAACTATGACGAGATAGTTTTTAAAAATAGCCTCTACATTGGATCTCAGCTATCTTTTAATGCTATATATAGTGGAACTAAGGTTATATTTGACACAAAGGATTCAAATGACTTAGACAAGATAGATAATATATTTAAAGGGCAAAAACTATTATCCTCTGTTAAAAATAAACATACATGTTTGCACAGGGTGAAGTCGCTGTTATCACAACTGTCTTTATCAGATTTGGCCCATAAGATGGAGGACGAAATAAACAAATCATGAGCGTAACAGTCATACTTAACGGTTATAGAAGACCGCAGGCTTTAAGAGAGCAATATGATGCTATAAAGAATCAAACCCATAAGGACATTAAAGTAATGTTCTGGGGCAATTATAATGAGGAAACATTCAATCTATTTCCACCAGAAGTTCTATCTCAATGCACTACCGCTTTTTGTAACGAGAACCTTGGTGTATGGGCTAGATTTGCTTTTGCTTTGAATGCAAATACTAAATATATTTGTATGATTGATGATGATACCATACCGGGAAAGAAATGGATAGAACATTGTCTCAATGTATCTCAGACCACTAATGGATTAATAGGTGGTCGAGGAGTAAGATTTACTGATAGTGATTATGCTAATTATCCCGGTTGTAAATATGAGGGGGTTGGCAAAGGCAACAAAGAAATAAAGAGAGTAGATATAATAGGTCACTCATGGTTTTTTGAAAAAGATTGGCTAAGATTTTACTGGTTAGATATGCCAAATGTTCAGCTTCTTTCTGGAGGCGAAGATATGCATTTTTCTTACGTCTTACAAAAGAGATTAGGATTGTACTCTTACATACCCCCACAGCCAGAGGATGATCCAGACTTTTGGGCATCCAAAAATCCCAGCAAGTATGGAGAAGACATGGTTGCTACTTCAAGAACATCGTCTGGTCATATGCAAGCAAATAGTTATTGGAATTTTATGCTTTCTCAAGGATATAAACTGGCAAAGGATTCATGATGTTACTTATAGCATTTGGCACTAGACCAGAATGGATTAAAATTAAGCCAGTGGTAGATAAAATCAATGGTAAAATTCCATTTAGACTACTCTGCACTGGTCAGCATAGTTCACTAATAGATGATAGTTTAAAACAATACTCTTTGTCTTATTTGAAGATACAAGATCAAGTAGCAAATAGATTGGATTCTATTGTTACCAGTATTTTAAATCAGGTGGATGATTATTTAGATGATATAACACACGTGATGATTCAAGGAGATACTACTTCCGCTTTTGCTATAGCGTTAGCAGCATTCCATAGAAAATTAAAAATAATTCATTTAGAAGCTGGGTTACGAAGTTGGGACAAAAATAATCCATATCCAGAAGAATTTAATAGAATTTCTATAGGATCTATGGCAGACATTCATTTATGTCCAACATTACAGTGCAAAGAAAATTTAAGAAAAATAAAGAGCATGTGGAGTTCACCCTTTGTTGTTGGAAATACTGTTTTAGATAATTTAGTAAATATAGAACCAAGTTTAAGTAATATGGTTTTTGTTACTATGCACAGGCGTGAAAACATACAATTAATAGATAAATGGTTTACAGTAATAAATAATCTAGCTATTTCTCACCCAGAATTAAAATTTGTATTTCCTATGCATCCAAATCCAGAAATAAGAAAGCATAAAGAGTTGCTCACTCATGTAGAAGCAATCGACCCGCTACCATATATTCAATGTTTAGACTATATTGCTAAATGTGGATTAGTTATAACTGATAGTGGTGGATTGCAGGAAGAATCCGCTTTTTTGAAAAAGAAATGCATAGTTTGTAGGCTAACCACAGAAAGAACAGAGGGAGAACATACATTCTCAGAGTTGTGCTATGAGCCAGATATGCTTGAAGAAATATTCAATAGAACAAAAATAGAATTAGTGGATGCTCCATGTCCATATGGAGATGGGAAATCTAGTGAAAAAATACTAAAAATCTTGGAGAATCTATGAAGAATTTTAGAAGTGACTTAATTACCTTCAAGGAAAAAATAAAAAACAAACAAAACTTTAGCTTTTCAAAGTATGCTGATGGTGAATGGGCGGTCATACAGAATAAGCCATTAAACAATGGTGAATTTTGGTTTAATCCAGACGATCCAGAAGATCAGAAAAAGAGACAAGCACTAATAGATTCATTTCAGTATAAACACCCTAACTATTATGTTGGAATTTCTTGTCCATGTTGCCAAGGAATAGATACTTTTAATGAAATGTATGATTTTTCTGGTCAAAACGATAACCATTTAACTTGGGCCAATCTATGGGTTAATAGCAATTATAATTATTATGTAAGCAACATATTGCCTCTTTATAAAGAGCGTTCAGTGGTTCTTTTCTGTAATAAAAATGCTACCGTAGAGAGGTTGCCATTTAGACCACATGTTATATTTCGTGTTGAGAATAATGCTTGGGCATATAATTGGGATGCAATATCATCCGCTAAAAAAATGATATCTAAGTTAACAGAAAAAAATGTACTTTTCTTGTTTTGTTGTGGTCCTTTTGGTAATATACTATGTCACGAATTAACGAATTATTGTGACGAACACACCTATTTAGATATAGGATCAACGCTTAATCCTTTCCTACAATCTGCTGGATTTGAACGACATTATTATATGGGAAACAATATTTTTTCAAATCTAACATGCTCTTGGGGAAAATAATATGAATTTAGGAATATACATAAGCAATTTGATGGATACCGAACAACTCAATAGTGTCAGTAAATTGGTAGACGATAATGTATCAAATAAACTAGTTCATGATATTAGTATATTTTATGATGATATCGCTTTTAATCCAAATAATACAAGGTGTGGGATGTTTAACTCTACAGACTTGTGGAGTTTTAATGGTAATCTTGTAGTTACATCTTTGAATGCCCTAAATACCGCTTTGAATATAGTGAACAATATTAATATATTTTATTATCATGGGTGGCAACAAGAAAAGAATGTATTAAACTTGGTAATGTCTACAAGAAACGAAGTAAAAATTATTTGTAGATCAAAAAAAGACCAAAAAGAAATATATAGACTAACCGGCAAGAAGCCTGTTGGAGTCTCAGAAAATTTTGAAAATATTGTAGACCTACTATCGGAGTGCAAAGATGAACACAAATCAAATAATAACAATGTATACCAAACAGCATAAGAGTACTTATGAGATTGCGGAGGAGTTAAATACTTACCCCAATCGTATAAGGCGTATTCTTATCAAGAGTGGCGTTAATTTAAAGACTAAAAGTGAGGCACAGAAGAATGCAATAGAGAGTGGAACTGCTACTCATCCAACTAGCGGCAAGATAAGAACACAAGAAGAAAAGCTAAAGATTAGTTCTGGTCTTAAAAAGTATTGGGATGACATGTCAGATGAGATATACGAATCTCGCGTTGCACAATCTAAGAAAAGATGGGAAGAATTATCCGATGTAGAAAAGGATAAAATGATGAGTGCTGCTATTAAAAGTATTCAAATTGCTGGCAAGGAAGGATCTAAATTAGAAAAGTTTTTATATGAAGAAATAACTCGGGGGGGATATAGTGTTGAATATCACAAAAAGCACCTTATCCAAAATCATGACATGGAACTTGACATGTACGTTCCGTCGATCAAGACTATAATAGAGGTAGACGGCCCATCTCACTTCTTACCAATATGGGGAGAAGAGAAGCTTCAAAAGCAAATAAAAGCCGATACCCAAAAAAGTGGTCTAATTTTGAGCAAGGGTATGGTTATTTTGAGAATAAAAAACTTATCTGACTCGGTTTGTTTAGCCGATAAGGAGAAGTTGAGACTTGACATTTTGAAATGCTTGGGTAAAATAAAGGAGTCGTTCCCTCCAAAATCAGAAAGGTATATAGAGATTGAAATATGAGTAATATTGAAAGTATTTTTGAAGAAGTAGTATTATCGTCGCCTAGTAACACAAATACATCAGTTAAGGACGTTGTAGTGTCAGATGTTCCATCCATGCTTTCCCCAGAGTGGCATGACTATGCTATGACTCTATTCACTGAGTCGGAGATGGTTGATGGTCATCCTCTAGTTGCCGGTTTGAGGCGTGTAGCAGAGCTTGTGCTGGGTCCAATTATGTTTAGTGGGCCAACACAAGTCTTTCCAGTTCAAAGAGAAGATCATCACGGCAGAGCAACCGTTATATTTAGCGTAGAATTCGCTAATGGTATGAGATATGCAGAAGTAGCAGATTCTTGGGAAGGTAATACTGATGATATGTTCTGTGCTTTTGCTGTTGCTATTGCTAGCACTAGAGCAGAAGCAAGGGCTTTGCGTAAGGCACTAAAGATTAAGGGTGTTGCTGCCGAAGAACTAACTAAGAAGGATACAGCAAAGATCGTCAGGGATATTTCTAATACTAAGAATGCTAGCGAGGGCGAGTATGACGATCAGAGTAGAATGAGTGATGCACAGTACAACTTTATTGATGTAAAGTGTAAGCAACTCAATATTGATGGAGAAAAGCTATTTGCACGTTTTAGTGTTGATAGCGGTAAGAAGGTTTCTAAAAAGATCGCTAGTGAAATCATTGATTCACTAAACGATTACCAGCGTGATAAGAGTTCAATTCCACAAGATATTACAGGCTATAAACAGGAGTGGCGTAAATGAAGATTCTATATACAACAAAGAATGGCAGACTACAGGCAGAAATAGAGGGTGAGTCACAGAAGGATCTATTTAATGAACTAAGTAGATTTCAAGAAGTATTTGAGGAAACCACATGTGCAAAGTGTGGATCTGATGATATTCGATTTGTGGTTCGCACCGTAGATGATAATCAGTACTATGAACTTCGTTGCATGAAGTGTGGTGCTAGACTATCATTTGGTGTCCATAAGAAGGGTGGCGGTCTATTTCCAAAGCGTAAGGATAATGAAGGTAACTGGCTTTCCGATAACGGTTGGGTTAAGTGGAATCCAAAGACGGAGAAGGCAGAATGAGATGTTTAGCACTACTATTTATGCTGATAGGAATATCAAATGAGGGATTTGCTAATTATCCAGTTTACATTGTTCCACAACCAGTTCCAGTTGTTCAGCAACCGGTGGTTGTCCAAACTATGGTATACCAAGCACCACAATTAATAGTTACGGTTCCTGTACCAGTAGTAGTTTATCCTCAACCAATTATTGATCAAAGAATTTATTGGGGGTATCCTTACTATACAACAACACCTATGCCGGTCGAAAGACACAGACATAGGTGCTGGAATTATTGATGATTTGGGGGCGGGAAACCGCCCCTTTTTTCATATATATTCTACTGTGAAATATAAACCGTAGTTGGTCTTGCTACCAATGCTCTGAGGTTCAGAACTAAGAGCAACATACCAATCGTGTCTCGTTGCAGTTAAAGATATTCCACTGTTGGAAGCATATCCAAGTGTCGTATCTGTATCTGTGGTATCTGTATTTAAACCACTCATACCGGGAGAGTTTGTTAATGGTAAATCTAGTTGAATTAGAGTAGGATCAAATTCAGTCCATCTAAATCCAGCACTTGCTGTGGTATCTTTATTTGCCCTAAAACCTAAACTAGTCATAGTCTGAGAATTAGATGGATGTCTAGCCTCATAAACATAAGTTGAAACCCCACTTGCTGGTTTTGAAATGTCATTTCTATCAAATATACGAAGCTTGCAATTTTGAACTCTTACGGGAGTAGAGTGTGTGAATCTAAGATTTAGTGGGCATAAATAATTGGGTAATTTATCTAAATCTATTGGTGTGCTACCATTTATGGCTACTGTTCCTTTTGCAAGAATAGTACCACTAGTATTCATAGCAGTATTGTTAAGCTGAACACCTTGAGATGTTCCATTAGCGTCTGTAACGTATGTTGATCGTTGCTGTGAGCCTACTGGTACAGAAACTCCGAATGCAGAACCATAGAAACCCAATCCCGATCCGAGAGTGTGTTCTATTAGGGTGGCATTTGTATCACCCAAAACATTAGCATAGAATTTGATTTCAGCCATAAAAATCTCCCTGTATTTGTGGGTTATACTGTATTATACACTTTTATTAGTTTGCACTTATATCTAGATTTACGTAATTTGATAGCGATAAATTGCTCACATAATCTGGTCCAGTTAGGGTGTGAAGAATATCATTCACAAAGAAGAAAAATACATCGTACTTTCCTGTTGAGTTCTTATTAAGAGTAATTGTAGTATTTTTAGCACTATGAACATATCCACCTTCATCTCCAGCACCTTTATTACTAGATGGTGTTAAAATATGCATTCCATAATATTCTAACTTATCTTCTTTGATAGTTTGGTAAATCTTGCCTGTTGTTATTTTTACGCTACCACCAGTTCCAAAACTCTGCACATCGCCCTTATTTGGGGTTCCAAAAAGAGGATCATTAAAAGTGGATTCCGTATATTCTCCATAGGAAATAATTTCGTAATCACTAATATTTCTTGATAGTGGCCCATCCTTTTTTAATTTCAAAATTGCTGGGGTTTTGCCACCACCAAAAGTGAATGTATTTCCAGCAATATAGCCTTCTCCAACTTCTATAACTTCAAAAGAAGCAGGATTTATACCTATTGTTTTTTTGAGATATCTAAAACCATCTCCTCCCGTCAATAACATTCCCCTTCTGCAAGTATTATTTTCCATAGTAATATTAGTATTTTTACTAATTATTGATCCAACGCCAAGTGAAGGTTCTTTAAAATCAACAGTATCATTATTTGGATTTAATTGTATTGGTGAAAAATATCTAGCGTCAAACACTGTGTTTGGACAATGATCATATACTTTACAAAATAAAGCAGTTGTTCCTAAAGATTTTGGATCACCCTCTTCATTAGCACCCCACTGTTTTACAGAACTATCTCGACTTTTACCAGAGAGATCTAAAATAAATGAAACAAATGGAGCAACACTAAATTCGGAATTAGCCACACTAGTTAAAGTATATGCTTTTAATCCAAAGTAAGAACTAGTATCGAATGATAATATGCCACCATTAGCTAAGTTAAAAGTAGCTTTAGCACCAATGATTCCAGCTATATTAGACTTTTCAAGCGCACCGTTCGCTGGAGGAATTAAATTTGGACCACCTCTTGGTTCATTAAATGGGGGTTTTTCTATGTTCCCATTTGTTACATTTATTAATTTATCGCTAGACAGACCAATTCTACTATATACATTACTTCCAAGATCTTTTCTTTCAGATAATTTATTCCTCTTCCAAAAAGCAGAAAGCAATTTATCACTCGTATAATCTTTAATTCCAAAAACACTTTCAAATATAGTCTCTAGTTCTGCTTTTAGAGAACCATACCCATTTTGAAAATATAGTATACCATCCTTGGGGAGCTTTAAATCAGATAGAGCTAACTCCAATGGAAGTGGAGAAAACTGAACAGCTGTTGAACTCGCTGGTTTAAGAGCATAAATATCCATATTTTCTGGATTTCTTAAATAACTGCCGCCAGCTTTGTAATTACTAATAGTATTAGATAAAGATGCAACAAAGTTAGAACCAACTTGACTATGAAATGTCCAAATATTGTTAAAATCAATAGTTGGATTTCCAGAAGAATTAAATGCAATCTGGGCTGGCATATGGTATAAGTTACTATCATGTATATCAAACATTGGTTGTGGTAAATCTCCAGCCATCAAGGTAAGATCACCTCCAGTATAAACTGTGCCATAGCTAGTTATAGATCTACCATCATTAGACTTAAATTTTGCAACGCTAGAGCGAGTATAACCCTCCCTAAAAAATAAACCCCAGTTAAAAGGCGTACTAGAATAGTAAGGTAAACTAGAATCTAAATCGTCGGCAGGTGTTTTGCTGATATTTGTTCTGAATAAATAATCTCTTTCAGAATTGCCACCTAAAGTTTTTCGTATCAAGTCTGCATCAAAAGATATTAAATATCCAGTGCTGGGAACAAGATTTTTCATATTAATATTTTCATACTTATTTATATCATAATTAGCTAAGTTAATATTACCTTGTTGATCCATAATGCCGCTGTCAAGACCAAATATATTTATTTTAGCATTATCTGAAGCATTTTTAGTAGTAGCAGAACTTAATCCATGATAGAATTTTGTTCTTAAATAATTTTCATAATCTTGATGTGTAATGTATCTAGAGTTTGTCATATCTCTAAAAAATGAATTAGCATTAACAATATATTTTTGAATTTGTGACCACTCTACTTCTAGTTTTTTAGATGCTGTGGTTGGTATACCAAAACCCATAGGAATCCACTCACCATTGATGAGACTTGCTAGTACTATTTCTCCCTTCACATAATTTCTGGGGGTTCTATTTACCATCAATACCTTTTCTTTTGGAGATGAAGCACATCCTACAGTATTTGGACCAAACAAATAAGGGTTCCCATTCTCCACACTCATAGCCATACCACTTCCGGTTGTGAAAGTAGATGCTAATCCACCAGAATAAAAATCATTTATATCTCTTTCATCAAAATCGTCTGGTATATCTGCTATTGGAACCCCGTCTAAATCTGTGAGTAATCTAAATAGCATTTGTTGGGTTCCAGATTCCCACTGTCCAGTAGATGAATCATAACTCATCCTCATTTTTCCTGCTACTGTATTTTGAGGATTGTTATTGCCGCCGGGTAATACTGGAGAATATTGTCCCGGCCCAGTACTCTGCGTAGGTGCATAAGCCCATTTTCCCTGAGTAGCCCTTACTGGAGGTCCAGCCCAAACGTTTGATGTTTGCTGTGCAACTCCTCTATCTGCTGTTGCTCTACCGGCTGATTGAAAATATATTTTAACTAAACCACTTTGAGAACATGTCAAGGCAGTATAATTAGCTGTAAATGTTATACAACCAGAAAAGCTTGTTTGTATATTAGTCCAAACGTGACTTAGTTTATATTTTGTAGCATCGTCTGTTATGAACCCTTTTTGCCATAAATCAAAGTCCTCTTGAAACTTTTTTAAGCCAGTAATATTTCCACTAGGAGTGTACCATAAATTATCTTCGTCAGCCCCAGCAGAAGTTCTTAATACATATCTTTTGTTATCTTTATCAAACTTTAAAATAGATAAAGTCGCACTATCTCCAAGAAGCTGACCGGTTGGTATTGATCCGCCAAAGTATTCAAGCACATCTTTATTTGTACTTTCAACCCCATTCTTTTTTTCTTTTCCAAATCTTGCTAAAGAATTTCTAGTATATGAAGCTAGTCCTATATTCTGAAGAGTTTTTTCTTCAGCTATATAAGAATGATAACTTACAGCAACTGGTAGTCCCGGTCTTCCAAATTGTCCCATAATTTGTTCCTATTTATGTTGGTAGTGTTATATCATCATCATTAATGGTAGTTTCGCCGGTTTCATACAACCTATTATTAGCTCTATAATCTGTATATCTAATGTTGGGCATATTCGGGTGGTCAGGTTCATTAGAAAATGGAATAAACATTTCATCAAAAGCAACAGATCCCGCATTATATTCTGCTGTTTGTCTTTGATTGTCACTATCAAATTTATTTGCCGTGTCGAATATATCTTGTTGATTTTGCATAGAGGCGGCATAAATATTATCTAATCCATTGACATTACCCAAAGTGGGGCTATAAGATTGAGATTCATATCTTGCAACAGATGCTACTATATGATTCATTGCTCTTGGGGCGGTGGGAACTGTTCCATTATTTCCAAACAAATTAACAGATCCGACTATATTAATACTAGTTTGACCCTTACCTATACCCTTTCTAATAAGGGCATTTCTTTCATCTCTTAGTCTTTGTCTCTCTCTGCTAATTTTAGAAATCATATCCTGTTTCTGCTTTTGCAACTTCCCAAAACTAGCTGTATATAAATCCATTTTATATGTTGTCTTTATTCCGCCCTCTGATACATCTACACTCACATTTGTAACAAGTGGACCACCAGATAGTAACACTTGACACAAAGAGGCTGTTGGTATACCGGGATAAGTAAATCCGCCACGTTCTGAGAATAATAGTAGACTATTTGCAAACTGGGCTTGTAACATTCCAGCACTGTGCATTAGTTCATAACCAGCATAATTCCAAGGAGATAAATTTTCATCTTTGATAAACTCTACTCTACCGCCAATGTTTACATATGCTGAACCTTGAGGATCAACCTGAGAAGATACCCAAGGTCCATAACATCTTTCGTTAGATATCATTGGTATAACTACTAAGTCTGGATAAACTGGTGATGGTGCATTATTTTGTATTTGTTGAGGAAATCCAAACTGTAAAGATGATTTTGCTTTTTTAGCAGCTAACCAAGCAACACTTCGGGCTTCGGCAGAATAAGTAGAGCAAGTAGAATCACCAGCTAAAATATTTGTTTCAGAAGCTGCTTTTGCAAATGCTGGTTCTGCAAATTCTGGCAAACCCTTAACAACGTCTACAGTGAGATAATGTTTAATATCATATGTATTATCTTTTTGATTTGCAGAGTCTCTGTATCTAGCATCTTTCGTGGGAATTACTTTGCTTGGTAGTGTTATCAATGCATAAACATTGCTGGTATCTAAGTCTGCCATATCAGATTTAATAATATAACTTCTAAGTACAGGTTCATATTTTTTACCAAAAACTAATCTATTAGCTGTTGGTCCAGCACTAGTGTTTGGATAATAATTTTTTTCTATATATCTAAAACTATCAACATTAACTCCAGTTCCCGGTACGAATTTTGGTGGATCAGTTACATATGTAATGCCAGAGCATGGAACAAAAATCTTTCTAGGTCTTGAAACTTTCTTTTTATAATCACCTTCTCCGACTTGCCCATAAGTTTGTATGCCGCTAGTTATCATCTTTGGCGGCATGTAAAACTTTTCATCAACACTGCATTTAACAAAGGCACACTGTTTGGGAGCGTGAGGATTATTATCTGGCCTATCTGCGTCTGCTTCATTAAAGCTTGTCCATTTATCTTCACCAACATTATCTAAAAATTCACATAAATCTGGAACCATTCCCTGTAGTGTAATTAACTGCTGAGTAAAATCTTCCGAGTTCATAGACCCCAATGCTAAATGTTGACTGTTATCAAATCTAACATAAGCAGACATTCTACCATTTTCATCTAAAAAGTTGGTTAAATCTTGAGGTATCAAAGCTTGATTCACAGCTTTTGGTATAGCGTTATCTGGTAATCTTGATATTTGATCTATAGTTAAAGTATTAGCATATAAATCAAATGGAAAATATCCCCCAAGATTTGTTGGGATATAATTAAATTCATACTTATCAGAAATAGGATTGTAATTTGTTCTTAAAGCTCCATTATATTTAGCCTGTTTATCATCTATGCCACTATTAAGAAAATACTTAATCATATTTTTACCACTATCTCTATCTCCGCGATATTGAGATAAAAATGTTGTAGAAAACTCATCACCTATACCAGATGTTGACGGTCTTGGTTTGAAACCAAATGGTCCGACCGCATATTCACCGGCAGTTGAGCCACCCTTCCAAGTGATTTGATTTTCATGAAATAAGTTAACTTTATTTGGTATTTTAACCAAGAACTTTTTGCCTAAATTTTCATCAGCCACTTTTTTAAGAAATTCATAAACCTTAAGGGCATTTTCTGTTCCTTTTTTGGCTAATCTTGGAAGAATAGCACCTATAGAATGTAAGGCTTCTTCTGCCCTGTTTAATAAATCAATATCGGGCTGACTAGACATCAAAGCTCCACTAATAGCAGCATAGTAATTTTTTTCTGCTTGTGTCAAAGTGCCATATTCTTCAGCAATATATTCTAACTCTTTTAATTGATTATTTCTAATTTCTTGATAGTTATCAGCGTTTGAATCACGCATTGTAGCAGCACCGGTAATCATGCCAGTAAGTCTAGATTGAAGCTTTGTTAAACCGCCCTCTGGTATTCCTAGCTTAGTCATGCGTTTATAATAAAGTGGGTATCCATATGGTGGATTACACGGGCTTTTAGGTAATTTATCTGTTCCAAACGGTGTGTCAGAATATGTTTCAAATACTGATCTTGGAACTGTGACGGCATAGTTATTAGATATATTGGTTGGTTCTGAAATACCCCCAAAAGATGCTGTTTGATTTAAAGCTGATCCTTCAATACTATCATCACCCTCTATGGATTCTAAATAAGTATCATTGTATTGTTGTAAGAAATTTTTCCAACAATCATAAGAAATTGATGCACACCTTAATTCCATTTCGGTAGCAACATAATATGATCCAACACCATTTGCATTCAAGCCAGTTGTGTCTAATAATATTTGCTGATAAGCACCCCAACCCTTTGGAATAGTAATGGCATTCTGCCCAAGTGTTCCGTAGTATGGTAGTACTTGTTGTTCTAATTGTTTTTCTAATGTCCATTGTTTCCAATCCGCATCATCAGATTCACCGCCACTACGTCTATTTCTGGCATTTATAAAATCTCTATCAGCATTAGCTGAAAAACAATACATATCTACTTCTTGTGCGCCAACAACAAACTTATCAGTTGTCACATTAGAAAGCTCGTAACCAACATCTTGATTTTCTACTAATATTCCAGAAGATGCTAAACTATCTATATAGGTTTTTATAGCCCCATAAACTGGAGCATGTGATCTATCTATACTATCTAATCTAATAATTCCAGCAATAAGCTTTCTAGGGTCTGCACTTTGGTTATTGTATAAAAATTGACAAGCGGGATGATTGATAACAGGTAGCAAAGATACAAATAAGTCTCTGCTTGTCACATCGCAAACTTCTAAAGCTAAATCTAACAAATTAATCTGATCAAAATCTAAGAAATACATAGGTGGCAAGTTTGGCAATCCGCTAAAATCTACAACGTAATTGTAACCTCTGAAATTGATAACCTTACCAAAGCCCATATTTTCATACTCTGCTGGAAGAGTATATTCTAAAGACATTAATGCCCCAAGTGCTTGTTTAATTCTATAAAATGGTATCCCCTGCGGACCTCTTCTTGAAAATCCAGTTCCAGTTACAGGAAATGAAGATTCTGTAGATCCAAACATTCCGCCAGTAGATGTAAACCAGCAATCTACTTGACTAGTAGCACTCATAGATCCGCTATAAGAAATGTACCCGTTGGTTGGATTAACATATTTAGTAAGAATATTGTAATTATGAAAATTACTTTGTAAAATACCAGACAGTGCTGGTGTCATATTATATTCTAAAAATCCATGAATATTAAATACATTTTGGGTGTTAAATGTAGTACCGGCGTAATTATTTAGAACCAATACAACATTAGAAAGTATTTCTCTTGGATCTGTTACTTGTATAGAGTATAGTGGATTTCCACCGGGACCACGGTTTTGCATATATGATTGTAATATACCGCCAAAAACAATATGATCTGCTCCGCGAGCTTGAGATATATATGAAGAAAAATCATAAATTGTTTTATTTTCTAGATCTACATATTGATTTGGACTTAAAGATGTAAAATTATCTTTATCAAAACTGCCACCACCGCCAACATTTCTAGTACCTATAGTATCAAAACCATAAGTTTGATCAAAAGTTTTTATATAAGCTTCTTCTACTGTGGCAAGATTAGGGCCAAACTTAAAATATACCGGTGTTCCAGCTATTGGTGGCACAAATCTATCACCATTACCACTATGATAAACATCATCACCCTGACCTTGAGCAGTTTTATCAGAATTATTGAACTCATCATTAATTAGGTCTATAGACAAGCTAGAACTGCTATCACCAAATCCACCATTCATACTAAAATTACGAATAGAAGCTCCAAGAAAAGTTTGTTGTGGATATCCTCTATCATATGTATTTGGAGTAGTTGGATCTATTGTCCAACCGCCACCACCCAAACCTTGAGGTATTACGCTACCACTTTTAGCTGGCCAACTTGTACCGTAATAACCAGAAGCTGGAATAACACTATTGCCATCAATACCGGCTTGAACTGTTATTTGATTTGGTGTTCCGCTTGTTAACATTATTATTACCTAAATTGTCTACCATATATTTCAAATCTATTAGAAGCCAAAACGATACTTCTCATTACATTAATTCTTGTTCCTTGACCATCAGCTGGTGCAGAAAAATTACTAATTCCAGCATTACCCAAAGCTCCAGCAATATTCCCAGCACCATTGTTGCTAACCGTAATATGATGTATATATGAATTATATGCAGTAAAATCTGTTATACCACTAATAGCAGATAAATATCCATTTGAAATTCCAGCAGATGGAAAATTTAAATAATTTGGGGCTATAGAACTTCTATTGCTTTCTAGTGGCGAGTATGTTAAACCATTTGTCAATCCAATAATGCCACTAGACATTGGCCTCATTAGCTGAATAGAGTTATCAGCATAAGTTTCTTCAATGTTTGCTTGTTCTGATGTTGTTACCATTATCTATTTAACTCATATGTCCAGTTTACAGTTAGTGAATATCTACCAGACTTAGCATCCCAACTCTCTTGAGGTGGACTAACAAAGTATTTTCTTATACCTTGCTCTTGTACAGGACTATAAGCATGAATTATTGAGTTGATCTGACTCTTAAATGGTTCATTTAAGCTTGGTTTAGATAAAACTCCAAACTGCCGTATCCCTTGTGTTCCAGCAACGCCAGATGAATAATACTTATCCATAACTAATTCTACATTTAGATTACGCTGATATTCTGTTCTTCCCCCTATATATTGAAGAACTGGTCCAGTTTGTCTTCCAATAACTGGTATAACTGCAAATACATCGCCGGGGTAAGTATCACTATAAGTAATACTCTCAGATAAAGCTCCGCTAATTATATTTGTTGGGCGACTATCATATTCAACATTATATGTGATTTCACCCGTGAATTCATTACTTCCTAAAGCTATAGATAAAGGAATATGATTTAAGCCTTGATGAGTAAGAGATTGTGATCTTTTAAATAAATGGCAACTTGGTCCATACTGACCAGTATTACTAACTTGATGCCACTTATATAAAGCGTTTTGATATTGAGTATTTACATTACCACCACCTAGATTTATGGGAGTTGTTGTGTTAGATCCCCCGTATAGTTTTCCACCAGCGGATTGACTAGACAATCCTTTAATAGTTCCATCTATACTAACTTTGTATAGTCCAACGTCAGAACCTTTAGATAGCGACATTCTATAATCTTCATAAGCAGAACCACTAGACAATAACCAAACATCGGTTAAAGTAAATGTACCAGCAGTAACATCTATGGATTCTGTTCTTAGATGATTATATCCACCCCAAACTTCTTTGGCTATATTTAAATATCCACTACCAAAATATGGGCCTAAAGTATATTCTGGAAATTGTTCATATCCAGTTGAGTTATCAGTAGATACATTATTAGTATCTTTCAAAACGCTTAGATATACATAATTTTTAGCCTGCTCCCAAGCTTCTTTTCTTTTAGTAACAGTTCCAGTAGGATAATACATTGTTCTTCCGGTAGCACTTATATTCCTCGTTAATCTATAAGTTCTTATGGAAGTGATATCTCCATTATTGTAAGTAGTATCTGTTTTAGTTCCGCCCTTACCTTCTTCAACATCAATAGACCAGCTTTCACTATAATCATCAATAAAACCGCTGGCGGCTAATGCTGAAGCTAATTCTACTCTATTTCCATTGTTATTTCTATATGGTTGACTATCTGTTCCCGTTGGAGTGTGCGTGGAGTTGACTAAACCATCAGAAATAATTTTATCACCTTGATCTAAGAGTACTTCTGCTCTTAAATTAATAGTATATTTACAAGTATTTACATATAGTCCTTCTTCAAAACTTATAGATTGCACCGTAGGGTAGAATCTCAACACTGGAGTTTCGGGACCAGAGCCATTATTTTCAAGATCATCATCTACTTTTACTGGTAGTAATTCAAAACGTTGTCCGTCTTTTTTAAAGACTTCTCTAATTAAATTTTGTTTATGTATTATAGAAGCCATGGCACTGCCAATACCTACTGATTCATGTGCTGGCCTGTTATAAGTTTTTGCCCAAGGGGCTGAAGGGTCGCTTATAGCAGCACCAGCACTATAAAAGGGAGATCCTTCGTCAGACAAGATAGTGCCATTAAGAGTTATATCATAATAACTGCCGAGCATACCGGTTTTATTTCTGATTGCATTCTGTGTAATAGAAATAAATGGAGTGGGTCTTAAAACTATATAAGTACCCGGCTGATATTCAATAGATAGCATTATTTACCTCTTACTTGTAAGTTAAGATTGTCGTTGAGACTTCCTATCCCGCTAGGTGCAAATAGATTTAGAGAAGATGTGATTCCAGAGGGACTTTCTATGAATAGATTTAGTCCAGATGGAGAGGTAGAAACCACATCTGTCATGACGCTACCGTACAATCCTAATGTATTATACACATAAGCTGAATTTTCAACATCTATAAATAGGTTGATTTGTGAGCTTGGGGGCGGGTTTTGCCCTTCACAAAACAAAATCATGCCATTTTCTAGAATTTGACCATACTGGTACTGACCGATAATAGATTCAATATATGGCCTATGAGATATAAAACCTCTTGTTGATGGATCTTGCCCTGATACTTCAACGAAAATTTCACCATCTGAGTTAGAAACCACTACTCCGCTACCATAGTATGAGATATTATTACCACTATTACTAAATCTTAAGTTTACTATATGATCATCACCTGACCATGTATCGCCAAATACCTTTGCGTCTATCCATGCACCAGAATTAGCCAGAGATGGTCGCTGCTTTCTTAACATTATATCTTTAGAGTATGCTGCCCCGATATTTAGTATGCCGTCGCCAGAAGCTGTATAACATCCGGCAAATATTGTATAATCAGCATCACTTCTATAGGGTCTAGATAGGTATACATTACTACCAAATCTTTCAGAAATTGATAGAGATCCACTTGGAACCTTTGGAGATGGTAAAATCTTTTCTATCAGCTTCCATCCCTGTTTCTTGTTTTCCCAATCAGTAATTTTATTTTCATAAACATAAATCGCTCCGGTATTCTTACCATAAATACCATCACTATTTAGTGTTGCTCTAACTCCAGAATATCCTAAATCACTAACATTATAAGTTGGTATATCAAACTGTGGGTTGAAGTTCTTTCGTGCAAACGAGCCACTATTAAACACAACCCCATAGTAATTTCCATAATCATGATTTGGGGAGCCAACAATTATAGTATCATTTTGCATAGCAACAGAATGACCAAAGTGATCTGATAATGTATTAACTCCGCTTAGTTGTCCCATTAATGATTGTGGTCTAAATTTCCTAGAGCATGTCCAAGAATCTTCGCTAGGCTTTTCAAACATATAGACTGAGCCAGCACCACCATCATACCCAAGACGTAATTGCAATCCACTTGACCAAGGTGTAATACTTTCAGAACCAAATGCAGAGAATGGAGAACCAACAAGAATCTTTTCTCCTCTTACACATACTGAATATCCGAATAAATCACCGCGATATCCAGATGGCAATTTGTCTAGATCTAAATAATCGTAACCTTTATCTTTTAATAGCTGTGGTAATCCACCAGCAATAGTAGCGTCAGAATACATAATGCCATCTACAATACCACTAAATCTAGCGGTAGACGCGCTACTTATTTGACTACTCAAGAATCCACTTATAAATTGATTTTTAATTTCAAGTATTTTCTTTTCTTCTGTTTCGTCTTTCCAAGGAATATCTGGACGAGTTACATACTTAGGATCATATTGTGATTCATATTGGTTAATAGTAGATAGTGCTACTGTTCCAGCATTACCAAAATTGACATTAAGACCACTTAAAGCACCCTGACCAAAGTATTTACTTGGACTTCCACGTTCTGGAGAAATTAATTTCTTGTATTTATCAAATTGTCTACCATATGTTGTTGATGGGAAATTTGTTTCTGGATATAAACTTCTGATAAAAGTGAGAGTATCTACTGGTATTACTCCACCTTCATCTGCCACATATCTACCCTGTAATATACTAGAGTCTGTTATAACAGTAATTCTTGATCTAGCAACACCAACATTAAATGGTGAGAGTATTTCTACTTCTTGTGCCGCCACAACTGGACCATCATCTATAAGTTGACCACCAAGCCCCTTGGCTAAACACTTATCTGAACAGTACTTGGTATTATCTGTGCTTATTGGTCTAATTAGTTGAACAGTTTCTGTAAAAGCTGGTTCTTCTTCAGATATCTTAACTGTCTCAAATTGATTTGTTGGAATTTGCGATCCAACTACAGTATTAGATTGATAAACTGGAATTAATACTCCAGATATACCCATTAATTTAGTTGTCTTGGGAATAAATTGGGAACCAATTGCAAATCTCTGAATGGCGCAAGAGATATAAACATTTATATTATCTACACCACTGCTAACCTGTAAATCAATAGTTTTTGTTGCAGTCCCTTCGCATCTGGCAGTCGGAACACCATTTTCAATTAATTTGTAAGGGGTAACTTCTCCATCACTATTTAACTCATTCACTTGAGAAGAAGCGTAGTCAATAGGATATGGTAAATTGGGAAGATATGTGGCATTTTCAATATCAATATCTAAAGGTGCAGTTTCTGATGATGTTTCAGATAGTGTTGTTATAAATAGTTTGTAGCCAGAGCAAGGAATAGCTGGAATAGATAGCTTTGTTACTCCAGCATTCATGTCCCAATATATATTTGTATTTGTTTTTGGAACGTCATCATAAATTGGTTGATCATTATAGGCTACCCCTATGCCACCAGATGTTAGTTTTAACGGATAGAAAGTTACTCCAGCTGTGAAGTATTCGATCTTATTATTATTAAATTGTCCACCAGCTTGATGACCATCATTAATTTCAAAACCAGAATTGTTCTGTGCATACTGATCTAAGTATGTAAGGAAAACTGGCCCAACGGATACGCCGAGCTTAGAGCATAATGTTTGTGCGTTCTTAAGACTATCTAGATCATTACCACAAGTTATAATAAGTTTTTTATCTCCATAGGCTAACCAAGTTTTAATGTCGCCTAATTCTAGTGAAGATGGTTGACTAACTATATTTGCGACCCAAGCCACATTAAACACGTTAGTAAGACAAACTCTATCTGCTACTGTGAATGATGTATCAACATCTTCTACTACCTTATTTCCATTTCTGAATACAGTCTTCAACAACGAATTAGCATATCCATCAGTGAAGCTTTTTCGCCCCGTCCAAGCACCGAGTTGGGCAATATCAGAATAGCCCTTAGTCTTTAGATTCTTTGATACTAGATTAGCATAAAATTTAACATTTTGATCCCCTTGACCACTATATAACGCGGATTTAGATTCTGTTTCAACACCAGCCAAAATTATAATTTTAGATGTTGTTTTTGCGTATGAATGTTCAACACAATAGTAGTTCTTATCTGCTACAACTTCTTTAGATATATAGGGTGTTACATTTATCTTAGAAATTCCCTTGGCTTGTAATAAACCTTCTTCTGGTTGATAGAATCTTCCTTCACTGATGCTGCTGCTAACATTTAGAGATAGGCCCGATGGAACAGTGCCAGAATCCCATATGAAATCTGGAACTTGACTAACTGGGCTACCAAATGTATAGTATGGTGTGCTTGTATATACAGTTTCGTAAATTGGAAAGTTTTTATACTGTGCTGGAACTGCTGGGTAATTCACATCATAAGTAACTTTCTCTGCCGCTGCCAATAATGGAATCGGTTCAAAATTAGCTTTTGGATTATCTGGGAATTCAGTATCACCACATGCGGGTTTATATGATCCAAATATGAAAGGCCAGTTATGACCGTATATTAATAATCCGCCGTTTGTGCAGCAAGATGCATTCCATTGAGATCTCAAATCACCGTAATGAATAAGAGGCATTTCGCACCGTGACTGAATTTGTACTGTAGTTTGCTCGGGAGTACAATCACCAACTTCTTCGCATGGCATTATTTCTTTGTAGCCGGGATAATAAATCTTGATATCAGCCACACCACTTCCTCTCAAAGAAGTTCTTTGAACATAAGTGGATGTAGAACCTTGTGGTATAAAAGATGGAATAATATTATTGAAAGTTGAGTATCCAACTGGTAAAGATTCATATTTACTTCTAGCTGGAACAATTCTCATGCGAGAGTTGAGTCTTTCAAGTAGCTTATTAAGAATGTCATTAGAGTTTTTGTATTTTCCAGCATCTTCCCAGATTGGATCATTTGCTACTAAAACTAAATTTCTATCTCCAAGTGCTAACCAATTATAAATATTATTGTATACTTCATCGCTTTCAGTTATTGCGTCCTCTTTTGGAGTAATAATGAATACTAATCCGGCTTCCTTTGGAATACTATTCTGAGCAAATTCTGTTTTAACAAAGTTTTTATCTTCAAAGATATCAGCTAAATAATGGAAATGACCAGAATCTGGAGTGTTATTACTATCAATTTCATGTAAATTTCCAAATCGCCCGTACTCTATAGCTTGATTATGTGGATAATACTTACGTGACTCAAATACATGAATTGATCCAGCATTAACGCTAGATGACCAAGATGATTTGACATTGTTTGGAACTATACTATATGGATCATTATATCCAGTTGAATACTTACCACCATAGTTATAATAAATATTACTATCATTATATAGATTCAAACTATCTGTTGGTGCGCTAGCGACTACAACGCTACCATCTTCGTTAACGTCAACACTATAACCTAATCTTGAAGTTGGCGCGACAGCATCGGGAATAAATGACCAACTCCCATTTGGTTGCATACTGCTATAATCAAACGTATAGATATTTTGATATTCTTCTATACCAAGATCAACTCTAGACTTGAATTTATGTTCTGGTGTTAATGCCAGATATAAAGATTTAATATCTTCAGAATTTTTAATGGATTGATCGTATGAGTATAATGCAGGAGCGTATTTTTCTGGATAATTTCTAATCACCCAATCTGGTAGTAATGAATAGAACCTATCTCTTTCTTCTTCTTTTCTCTCGTACATTGTTACAGCTTGATTTATATATGGAGAACCAATTACTACTAATTCTCCATCATCGCTGATGCTGACAGCGTGACCAAAACGATCTGGATTTGAATAAGTAACATTTGGAGATCTTATTTCTTGTATAAGATTCCAGTTGCCACTTTCTTTTTCAAAAATATACGCTTTTCCGCCACTTTCTGGAGGAATATTGAAAGCCCCAAGATTAGTATTAAATGTTCCAACGCTAGCGGTTAAAAATCTAACTTGATTATTTTTTACTAGGTTGCCGGTATCTAAAACTTCAGAAAGTATTGATGTGGACATTTCTACCCAATTTTCAGCATCATAAGTATCTGGAATATACTCAATTACTTGTCCAGATTCCTTTACTCCATTGAAATCTCTAAGCCCATTATCAAAACTATATTTCTTGTAAAAACTAATAAATTGATCAATAGCTGGCTCTAGAGAATCTCTTCCTAAAGAACTACTGTTATCTACATATAAACCAAGGATTGGAGGTATATTATTATGAATCTTAGTAGCGTCATAGGGGAAAGCTTCAAAGAAAGCATCTTTCATTCCACTTACAATAGCTTCTGTTTTTGTAAGATTTAATTCATACCCATCATTTCTACTTATAGAATTTAAAACCATGAAATCCGGTTTATCTGGAAAGCTTGGCGGAACAATATCTGGACTGTCAGCAATTGGTTGACAAATCATTAACTTAGTATTGAATTTAATTCTTGGATTGCCAAAGTAATTAAATATTATATCTTTATCTTTTATGGCCTCAAGAACTTCTTCATATCCTATAGTTCTGAATGGTCTATTAGGAAGTGGTGCGTGAATTCTAGGTGTAAATTCATCTGTGAAAACCATTAATCCAATATTAACACCGGATGGTGGATTATTATCAAATATTCTTGGAGTCCATTTAGCACTTGGGCCACCGACAACAATTGTCTGACGAGAATTCTCGCCTAATGACTTTTCATTTTTATTTACAGATAGATCTACTGAATGTCCGAACTGTCTTCCCTCTTGACCAACAAACCACTTTGTTTGAGTTGGTTTTAAGTTATACGATAGACCCAGATCTAGTTCTGATTGAGTATAGTAATCCTTCAACATGCCAGATGGTAATGTTAGGGCGGTTTCTAATACCCAAGGAGACTTGTAATTATCCAAAGGCCAATTATATCCACTCGGTCTTTCTTGTCTTCTATATACAAATACAGTGCCAGCTTCTTGTAGTGTTAAGTTTGATCCAACCCCACTATTATATACTATTGATCTTTTTGGTGATCCTATTGCTAGTAAATTATCTTTAGATGCAATTGATTTTCCAAATTCATCGCCAGAAGTTTTAGTAACACTAGATAGTAATCTAAATCCACTGTAATCTGTTGAAACTTGATTGGTTTCATTTTTGTTATATTCTACTTCTACTATTTCTGTTGGTATATCTATAGGATTTGTAGAACCAGACTTGCCAGTTATATTGATAGAGTAGGGGAGGTTGGGAGCCAAACCTGTATATTTTCTAATTCCATAGAAGTGACCACTATATGGCATAATGTCATAAACAACTGTGTTGAGAGATGACTCAGTGGAGATGAAGTCATTACTTTCTGTAGAAAGTGTAAATAGGTTTTCTGTGGCTATATTAGTAGCTTCGTTTTGACTAATAGTATGTCTGAATGACCCACTAGGATAAGAAAGGTTTGTATATGTAGATTTAGCTCTGAATATACCGCCATCAACACAAACCTCTGGGTCATACCACTTTACTCCATGAATATCTACCACTGCTTCTGAGCATCTGTTGTTATAAGAGCAAGTTCCATAGCATAGTAAATCAACTCCACGAATATTATCGTCAGAATCAACATAAGCATAGCTATTATCTTGAACTGTTATATTTTGACCAACATTATCATGAGTCCACTTAATAGATGCACTACTGTTAGCAAGAGAATCAGATATTGGATAATTTACAGTATGTAAGCTTAAAGATCCAGAATCTACAACTCTACTAAAATCATCGCTCAATACAAACAGTGGGGTGTAGTTATTTATTTCAGTTGAAAATTCTTGTCCATATACATAGAATGGCATACTAGAATATGGGTAAAAATCTTGAGACTTAGATATTCCCCGAATAGCCAAGTTTATATATTCATTTTTAACAATATCATCTTGTACTAAAGTGCTTAAATTGACATATGATTCAGAATAGTATCCAGATCCATATATAGATAAGGGCATATTTGTTTCTGTCATGAATTGACCACTAACAGATAATCCTAATCCCTTTATTGGAGATGAGCCAAACATATCTCCAAATACTTGATCTTCTGTAGAAATTGATCCAATAGATATAGTATGCATAGTTAGATATGGACTATAGCAAGGATATCCGCTACTACCAACAAACATATTAAGACCAGATCCAATTGGTCCATTTCCACTAACAAATAGATTAACACCAGAGTAAATAATAGGCCCATTTTCTGGAGCAAATAGATTTAACTTTGATACTTGATATTGTTGACCGCTGGTAACTAAATTTAATTGACCACTTGATTTTTCACTAATATATATAGCATCGTCTAGCCGAACATTTGAACTATGTAATTTAATCAGTGATGAAAATGGTCTTCCAGATGGATAAACTAAATCGTATTGCAAAAACATATCGTCTATGTCTTGAGAAAAATATTTTTCCTTAAATTCTTTTGTATACGATTCTTTATCAAATAAAGCCCAAGGCTCTGAATCATCTAACAAATCCGTAAAAGAGAATTTACTAGTAAGTTTTCTTATACATCCAGATGGTTCTAAATAATGAGTTGATCTATTTATTAAACCAAATGATTTACTTGGTCTATCGGCATTATCTTGAGTCTTGGCATATAAACTAACAATTAATTTGGGGCCAATTTTCCCATTTGGCCATACTATATCATTGCTTGTGTCATGCTCTACAATAGTATCAACACAAATAGCTTCTTCATTGAATTTATAACCCCGTGGCAATGTTTTAGATATTCTAGGAGCAATTGCATAGAATCTATCTTTGTCAATAGTTGGAATATTAGATAGATTAAATCTTAAAAAATCATTTTCTATTTGAGTGTGATATGCAACTCCAGAAAGATTTACATTTGACGGGAGTGGTAAATTAGTAATTTGACTATAACCAGAACCATTGTGCTTCAAATTAAAACTTAAGAAATCCTTGCTATCTCGCTTGGTGAAAAAATCAAAGTCTGGAGAGAATTGACATACTCTGAAGTCTCCAAGATGCCATAACGAAATGTCATCATCAACATATGAATATTGATTTGATCTTGCATTGGCTGAGAATATATTGTTAAAGTGCATCCTATGAGAAGAAAAGAACTCAGATGCTGTTAATTGATTTAAAAAGCCAAAAGCGTTTGGATTATATTCTACAATATTGCATCTACCATTAGACCAGCCCACTTCATGCAAGAACATTGGCAACGGAGGGGATGCTGAATACTGATTTGAATAACCAATATAAGAAGTACCACCAGTTAATATTTTAGTTGATATTTGTGGCTGAGATGCCGCCCTCATATTATTGAATGATGTAGCTAACTCATTCTCTGTATACAATTTATATCGATAAGTATTATCATCATTATATGTAATTAAGACGGATAATGGAAATTGATACTGACTTATATTTTGAGTATCACTTAGTGTAATAATATTGTCATTAGAGTCTTTAACTTTAAGTTTTAACACTCCGCTTTCATACACAAGAACAATTGACCAAGTTATATTATTTTCATAAGCAAAAATTAAATTATTATTTAATAGCGTATTTGTTACTTGGTCTGGAGTAAATCTAAGGAATAAAGTGAATCCAAAATTTTTAGAAGTATCTCCATAATTAGTAAATGAGTCATTATTTAATATGTATAGTTCTAATTGATCATCTGATGATATTCTAGCTGCTCTATCAAAAGCATCAAATATATTATCTTTCCAAGATATGGTTTTATATGGGGTTGTAGTAAGAGTAAAAAGCTGATTAGAAGAATATCTCCAGCCAAAATTAGATAAAATATTTAAATTGTTCTCTGTTTGACCAACAACAGTTCCGCTTGATGATAGGATATTGTCACCAACGACGTTTGTGAAATCTACATAAGAAGTTAGGAATGGGCTTAGTGAAGGAGTATGATTAAACGAAAGATCAAATTGTTTTGGATTAAAATAATCTCTACCAGAAAGAACATTTCCATCATTACCCCTCCATCGTCTGGAATAATTTGATTTTATATACTCTGGTGTTGTTAATCCTGTTAATACTCCGCTAAGTTTTACATTGGTGTTTACCTGTGTTCCATTAACATTTGATGATGGTAATAGAGTAATATTTTTACGTAAAGCATTTTTATCTACCGGACTACCAAGAGTATGCATTTGAAGTGCATTAGCAGGCTTATAATATACAACTAATTTGACACTGCAAATAGATGCCCCACTAGGAATAGGACAAATATCTAAATATAGATTTTCAAAAAGAGAACTAATAGAGTATTTCTTATATCCAAGTTCATATGGATTTTGATAAATGTCTAGTGGGATAGTATATTCTTGGAAAGATGTACTATTAACCAGCGGGGTGCTATTAAGTATATAATGATCACCTTCTGGAGAAGAGTCTTTTTTAAAGTACTCGGATTGATCTGAAAGACTACTATCAGAAATACCAAATGTCTTATAGGTGTAACCAGAGATATCTGGCACTGAATTAGTATCAAAAACTAGCGCACCGCTATTTTGTACAAATCCGCCAACTGCCTGTGTAACATTTAATAATTTATCATCACTGTATCCAACAACATCTATTGTATAGTCTGGAGTACCGGTAGCTTTTTTAGCAATTACTTTTAGTTCTAAACTGTCTATATCAAAGAAGTTATCGTTATCTAAATAATTTACAAGTTTGGCATCATTAAAGTCTTTACTGCCGCCAAAAGAGAATGCCCCATCTATATAATTGTCATAAGCTTCTCTGTCGGGCTTTGTATTAAACTTTAATACTATTCTTCCACTATCTGAAACCGGGGAAGAATTTATTACAGTAATATAATCTCCAGTTAAGTCATTTCTAATTTTATTTAGTAAATGGGAAGCACCAGAAGATGCTGTGTTATCATAGTTTATGTTATTTGTAGTTGATCGCCAAATGCTGCTAGCCTGTGGATAAATACCATTATCAAAATTATATGTTAATAGTTCAGTTGGAAGTAGTGTTCTCTTTTCTCGTTCAGATTTGTCTCTAACTTGAGAGTAAAAGTTTAGGTAACTATCACGAAGTATTCCAACACCGCCACTGCTACCAATTTCAAGCGATGATATATTTAGGCTAATGAATGGATTGGGGCTTATATTATTTGGATTGATTATACACGATTGTTCGTAACCAGTATCAAAATTGCTAGTAAATGGGTAAGCATTACAATCATATGCTATATTTAATGTAATAGTATAAGAACCGGCAGCATCCATCAATGGATATTTGCTGTCCCAAGTTGGTAGCAATAGATTATTAACTAGCGGTTTAGATAAATAGGTAGTATAATAAGTATCACCACGGATTAGCATATCTTCATATTGAATTATTAAATTGCCGCTAGGATCTTCAAATTTAATATCATATATTTTATACTGTTGTGGTTTTCTTTGTATATAACTATCAAATGGTGCTGATGCTCTAATAGCTAAATAGCTTAGTTTAGCAACTGATACTGGCTTTGCAACGCGAAACTTATACTGAATATCACCAGAAGTAAAAATTGTAATAGTAAGAGCAAATGATTTTGAATCATCAGATATAACAGATCCAACCTTGCCATTATCTACATAGTCTCCAGTAAAAACCCCCTCATCAATACTGCTATATATGTTAGTTGGATTAAATATATTATTTTCAACTTTGTAGACATTTATACTAGTATTAGTAAGTTTACTTTTGAAAGAAATATCTTGAATAGGATATAGTTTTTCATAAGCTCTAAAGCCGGGTTTGTATCCAGCAAACTTATCTGTATAAGAACTCTTAAAATTTCCAGAAGAGGATATTCTTGAATTAACACCAAGGTTGGCGGTTGTATATCCCCTAATATTTCCAATGCCAAATTCAGAAAAATCTTCTTTGGGCGAGAAATCGACATTCTCATTAGCTAATAATTTAGCAGTACCAGATAGCGAGGTCTTTAGGTTTCTATAAACACCTTCTTGTAATCTGATAGTTGCAATAGAAGAGGGTCTAGACGAAAGACCATGATTAAAAGATAAAGTTGCTAGCAGGCGACTATCAGCACCTAGCCTAGTCTTATCGTTTGTACTGCAAAGTAAAGAACTCATACTACTCCCGAATTTTCCTTTAGTCTTCCGCCGTCACCGGCAACTAATCTAGTTTTGACAAGGTTAAAAATCTCTTGTTTTACTTGAGATGTTACAGCCTTTAATAAACCGCCATCATTTAGGTTAATATTTACGTTTGTAGAATCTAACTTGATAGTGATCTTACTATCCCTTAAAGACTCAACATTCTTAGATAATTCTCTATTGAAATTTTCAAGGGCGGTAGCAAAGTTTGACATTCCTTGGCTTTGCTGTTCTGGACCATTACTACCTTGACCTCTATATCTAACCACGCCACCGCTTGCCATAAGGGCTGTGCCACCACTACTAGATACACCTCCAAGCCCACTATTCATCGCTTGTAATATTTGTAAATTATTGCCCCGCTGGACTGCACCCCTATTTACTACAAATTCACCGGGAGTTAGCATCGCTGGGATAGTATCAGTTCCGCGAGGCACGAAAATACCACGACTTGCATATACCATGCCACCTCTAGACATTGCTTTTTGGTCTTCTATTGCTTGAGCCTCTGCCGCAGCCTTATTACCCTTGGCCATAACCTCCTTAAACTTCAAATCAGCACTATTTACATTAATTGTGGCTGTTTCAACTTGCATTTCGGCCATTTGAGTTCCCATATTGCCAGTTTCGCCTAGCATTCCACCTAATTCACGAAGCCTAGCCTTACTAGCCTCTTCTTCTGCGGTAGTTCCAGCCATAACTTGGGCGGCTCTCATGTCTGTTACACCCCTAGATGATAAAGCAGCATTGGCAGCAGTTTCTGATAGACCACCAGCACCAGCTAATTGCTGACCATATAAACTTTGAACGCCAGCTTCTTGTTGACGTTGAATATCTTGAGATGCCATTCCAAGAGCATCAGCACCATAAAGATTTTGTAATCTGGTATCACCACTAGCTATAGCAGCGGTAGCACCAACGGCAGATTGCTTCTTGAAAAAATCTTCTACATCTCCCTTAATAAGAGATTCCATAGAATCTTTTTCAAGTTTATTCTTTTCTTGAGTAATCTTAAGTTGTTCTTCTTCTAGCTTGATTAAGCCCCTAATGGTATCAATTTGTGTTTTGTATGCTTTCTGTAGATCTTTTTGTGCTTCATCTGCTTCAACGCCAGATCTCTTTTCCATACCGCCCTGCTGAGTTCTTCTTCCTTCTATATTAGAGAATCCTGCCATAATCTCAGCATTTCTTCTTCTTAAATCTCCAACATCTCCACTCTTCATATTTGTTAATCCTAGTCTGCTGCTTTCAACATTAGACTTAGCTAACAAATTATCTTTTCTCTCTCGTCCAGTAACGGCTTGACCGCCATACTTACCTTGAATTTCTCTACCTTCCATCACAAGATCAAGAGCTTCTTGTTGTGCTGCTACAAGATTTCTCTCAGAATCAATTCTCTTCTTGGTAAAGTCAATTAATACCTGTTCTGCTTTTGCCCTTTCTTGAGAAATTTTCATTATGGGTTCAAGCATTTTTTGCTGAGATTCAGTGAGCTTATCTCCAAAAGCACTTAAATCTCCACCAATTATCTTATCTACATCACCCGGTTCTAATTCTAATGATTGTATAACTTTCTTGAGGTTTTCTTTTGCTTCACCATTTCCCATATCTTTAGTTAATTCTTCTGCAAATTTATCCTTTAGCTTATTAGCATTTAAACCCTTAAAATCTTCAGCTTTCATTGACTTTTTGATATTGGCAAATGCTTGAGTATAATTAGACTGAGCTTTAGTAAATGCAGCAACATTGCCTTCAAACTTTTGAATATATTTTTCAGAAGATCCAAACTCTCTAAGATTATCTGAAACTCCCTTTACAGCACTTTGGATTTCACCAGAATCCATAGCCTGTGCAGCACTACTCATTGCTGATTGTAAAAACTCAACGTCATTTACGAATGATGATCCGCCCACTTCTAAACCGGCAGAGAATTTACTCATGCTAGCTGATAATGCAGTAGCGGTTGCTGTTGCAGAACGTAAACCAAGATTTAAGGCATTATATAATTCTTTCTGACGTTTAACTTCTTTTTCTATATTCTCTATTTCTTTATTAACTTGTTTTAACTGTTCTTCCATTTGAGCAGCAGCGGCAAAAGCTGCTTTAGCTCCTTGTTCATCTCCCTTTAATGCTAAGTCTCTACCTAATGCTTGTTGAGATTTCATTCCAGCCAATAAGCCTTTAGTGGCTTCGGCTTTAACCTCATTTGTACTTTTACCCCTAGCTACTCCAGATCTAATAGCGGCTTGTCTAGCTGGAGCTTCAATATTAAAAGCTTCTTGCTGTTGCTTGGCGGCTGAGTTTATTTGATCTGCACTTTCTTTTCCTAATCTTGTATTACGCGCCCCCGTAGTCTCCATAAATGGATTTAAACCACCTAAAGCTCCAACATTTCTTAGAAAACCACTATCACTATAAGCATTTGATCTATTTTTGACATTTTCTTTCGCAAATGAAGAAGCCCGATCCATTTGAGCATTTGCTTCTCCGCTTTTAGCTCTAATCTTTGCCAAAGCATCAGAAGCTGAAATAGTTCCTTTTTCAAAATCGCTCATTGCTTCTGTAGAAACTTTTTGAGCTTCTTCTAATGACTTTTGAGTTTTTACCGCTCCAGCTTGGGCTGCGGCTAACGCTACAACGCTATCAGTTGTTGTTAAAAATGATTGACTAGCGTTAATAAGACCAACGCTAAAACCAACAATAGCACCAGCTGCTGCACCCACCGCTGTTCCTAGAACCGGAATAATACTACCAATAGCAGCACCAGCCGCTGTTGCTGATAATACTCCACCAGCACCACCGGCACCTTTTTCAAAATTTGCTTTTTCAAGGGCAACCTTTTTAGCACCTTCTACGTCGCCTGATTCTATAGATTTTTTTAATCTACCATCAAAATTGTAAATACTTTCTGCAACAATCTTAAAAGCTTCTTGAGCAAGGTATGCACCACCAGCAATAGCGAGTAATGGGCCAGCCAGTTGAGTTACAGCATTAACAGTTTTCATAATGGCTACAGATGAATCTCTGCCAAATCCCAATCCTTGAGATGCGCTAAGAATACCTTTTTTAGCACCTGTACCTAAACCACTACCGCCAAAAAATTTCATAATAGACTGCGATTTTAATTCTATGCCAAAGGCTTGTAAAGCAAATAATACTCCAGCTAGCGTAGTTACAATTCCAAGAAAAGAATGTGATAATTTAGTCAAAGCAGATGAGTTTTCGTCAAGGGGAGGAAGCATGGCTTGTAATGACGCTGTAACCATTGATACAGCAATAGCTGCTCCACCAATATCTTTTGGCATCATTCCACCTAAACCGCCAGAGCTTGGGCTTTGAGATTGCCTTTCACGATTTTTAATTCTAGCTTGGGTATAAGATTGTTGTCTATCTGCTTCTCTAAAATTAGATTGAGTGCCACCCTGTAATGTAGAAGTTACGGCGGTAGTTGCAGCTTGTTTATTGGATTTAGCTTGTGCTATTAAAGCACTTTGCCTATCCATCAACTGGGTTTGTTTGTCTATAGTTACTGCGTGTTTTTTCTTTATACCTTCTAATTTTTGTTCTTCAGCAATAGCTTTCTTATCTATTTCAATCCTTTTCGACTCAGCATCAATTTTCATCTTAAGGATTTTATTAGCGGCTGGACCAGTTGCAGCTGCTTTTCCTTGTTGTGCGGCTAGAGTTGCTAGCACTTTGTCGTAATTGCTAATTCTTCCATCTAAAGCCGAAGATTCTTGATATAAAGCATTAGTAATCTTACCTTGTTTGTCTAATGAGGTAGATAATATTTTGAGATAATTACCAGTTTTTTTCATTTCTTGGGATGTGGCAGCAATTTCACTCTGAATTGCTTTATTATCAGCTAATCCAGAAATACTAGATTTAACACTACTAGATGTTACCCCACCCCCAGCAGCAAAGTGTTGAACAACTCCACCGCTAGCATATTTGCCAACTTTATTCATCCTATTTAACGCACCGTAACCAATCTTTTGTGCAGATGATCTATTAACAACAAACTCACCGGGAGTTAATAAGGCGGGAACTGTGTCAGTACCAACTCCACCACCAGCTGCAAATTCACGGCGACCTTCATAGTCACGCATAGTCTTGCCTCGTACAGCTAAAGATGAGGCTATTCTGTTCTGATTATTAGCTTGATTTTGCTGCCATCTTCCATAAGCTGCGGACTGTGGTGGCTTATATGTTGTAAGCCATTTTGGGGGTTTAATGCTACCTTTTCCACCCCAACTGGTATATATAAAATCTCCCCTATCGTTTCTTGAAGTAAATAAATCGATAGCATCTTTTTCGCTTAGAGATGGATTACCCTGCAATTCTCTCATTGCTTTAACAACGTCAGAAGCTAAATATTTTTCAGTTCCTTGATTTATTACTTCTCCACCTTCTGCAAACTTTTGAATAAGGCCACCAAGATGTGCTTGTACTGCTTTTTTACCTTTAAAAGCGTCTATAGTTCTGGGCATCACAGATTTTTCTGAAGACATTGGCCCCATAAATTCTGTTTGATTATTTATTAATCTTATATAATCATCAAATACGTCTAATGCTAATTGATTATTAATTTTTTTGGTAAATTCATCTGAAGAAATATTAGTTCCTCTATGCCCCGGACTAACTTTAGCATCTACATAATTTATACCAGCTAAATTTCTATACATGCTACCTATTGGTCTAACACCTCTAGTAAAATCGAATGGTCTTCTAGATTCAGATCCAGAAATAGGCTTATCATTAAATGAATCTAAAATAATTTCAAATAAAGATCCAATTAAACCTTTTGGCAAAGATTTTCTAAAATCTTCTGTAAATGTTGGTGGAGAAGCTCCAGATACACCCATGCTATTAGCAAGTTGACCAGCACTTTGAATTACGGCATTTTCTATTGCTGGACCAAGAGCATTATTAAATGCTTGGTATTCATCTTTAGTTACCCCTTCTGCTTTGGTCTGATAAATTTTAGAACCAAAACCAAGAGCTTGAGACATTATTGCATCTAATTGCCCTTTTGGGGTATTACCGCTATATCTTTGTAATAAACTAGAATTACCAAGAGGAGGAATGCCGGGAGTAGCGGTCAATACGCTTCTAGCATTTACGGAAGCTGATCCATTTATGGCAGTAGCTGTATCTGGCTTTTGATTGTTTAATAAATCGCCTACAGCCATACCTGCATTACTTTGAGTAGCTATTCCTCCAGCTGCATATCGGTTATTATTCATAGCAGCTAGTGTTCCAGCACCCATCTTATTAACGCTACTCTTGCGTATAACGAACTCGCCGGGAGCTAACATTGCTGGCACAGTATCGCCATTACCACTACCGGGAACTAATCCGCCCCTAGCAAACCCAAGAACTTTACCGCCCTTATTATATGTTCTGCCAGAAGCAGCACCGCTCATCATACCACCAAAGAAACTACCCATACCCTTAACTAGTTTAAATGCTGTTAAAGCAGCAAGCATTGGTAATAGGGGCTTGATAGAATCTCCGATTTTAATTAATGCTGAAGCTAATGATAATGCTGTATTTGCCATCACTTGGAAAGTAGAAGTTTCAGTAATACTACGTACTAATGCCAAGAATTCTTCTTTAACTTTCATTATTCTAATCGCAAGTGCCGCTTGTGAAGATGCAGCATCTTGAGTTAAAGAATCGCCCGCCTTCATTGCAACATTAAGCGCAGATTGAGCAGTAGAAAATTGCTGTAACAGTGGAAGAACTTTACCAATCTGTCTGAATCCACCAAGCTCTTCTGCAATTCTAATGAAAGTAGTATCACCTTCACCAAGTCCAGCTAGTGCTTCGCTTAGTTTTTTAATAGCCTCATATGGGCCAACGAACTTACCATTCAAGTCTACAAGCTCAACACCAAATTGTTTTAAGAACTCAATAGTCTTGGGTCGCTGAATACGTGTGAAAATAGTACGTAAACCAGTACCAATACTTTCAGCACTTTCTCGGGTTGTGGCTCTTACACTAGTAAATAATGCAAGAAGTTCATTAAGATCACCACCAGATGCTTTGAACACACCGCCCGTTCTACGAATAACGTCAATTAAGTCACCAGCTTCAACGGCGAAAGCACCAGCAACAGCATTAATAGAGCCTAATTGTTTTTCTAATGATCCAACCCCCTCTTTGAATTGAGCTAGAACAGCAATAGCACCTTCGGCTGTTTCTGTTATACTATCAAAGTTTGGAGCTAATGCAGACTTTGCTAAAGTCTTTAAAGCTACCGCTGTATCTTCAGCACTTAAACCAGCTTGGGCCAAGATAGTAGAAACATTAAGTAAATCAGAAGACGCAACACCAAAACCAGTAGATAAATCAGTAATCTGTTTAGTTAGTCCACGAAGCTGAGTCAAACTTTTTCCAGTGACCTGAGAGACTTTAATTAATTGTCTCTCAAAGTCAATGGATGTTTGAACAGCGTCACTAAGAGTGCTAGTGAATAAACCAACCGCCCTTGTGGCAATAGAAAAGGCAGCAAAACGCCTAATGGATAGAGCAAATGCTTTACCCATGCGTTCTGCTGCTGTTGTTGCTTGATTAGTTGCTTGAGCTACTTGCTGAATTTGTTTTTGAGCTTGTCCAGCATTCTGGACTTGTATGTTAACACTAACGCCATTTAACTGGCTTTGTATTTGTTGTACAACTTGCTTAACATTATTCGGGGCTTGTAACTGTAATTGTGCGGTCAGTACGAATTTGGACATGATTCTCCTTTACTGATGCCACACAACTCTATCTCATTCACTATCCGTTGCTGTTGACTTCTTTTTCTTAGTGGGTTTTTCTGTTTCTTCTGCTTTTACTTCTTTATCCTCATCGTCTACATATGTTACGGTAGGAATATAGTTACCATTTTCGTCAAGAACATTGCCATCTTTATCTACTCTTTGACCTTGATCATTGAGCCAATATCCTTGATTATCTATTCTTCGCCCATCTGTATCTACGGTTTCGCCCTTATCGTTTACCAAGCTTAGATTATCGTCCACAAAGTGGAACATTTTAAGGAACTTATTCTCTGGTAGTTTGGCCTCAAAGTCCTTATCTACAGAATACATCATACCAGCTAAACTAGAAGCTGCACTAAAAGCGATCTGATCGTCGGATCTTTCCTTATAGTCATCTAGATCATTATACACTTTCTGTCCATTTTGATAAAAAGCAGAATTTGCCACAAGGTAGTCAAACCTGACATTATCGGAAATGGATTCTGCGGTGTTTTGCTCAAGACTCATTTTTTCAGCAATTAAGTCTCTAAGCTCATTTCTCTTAATTCTCATTTGAATAGCAATGTTCTTGCCCTCAGAAGCCTTAAGCTTTTTGCCACCACTACCACTAACGTAGAGTTTTCTTTCAAGATTTGAAATCTCTTGAATTACCTTCTTCTGCTCTTCGTCTTTGCCCTCGTCCCAAATGCCCTGCTCTTTCATGAACTTTTCAAGTTCCTTTTTGGTCATAATTCCTTCACGAACACAATCGGTCCAAGCCTTTGCTCCAACTCTTTGGGCAGAAGAAATTAATGAACTACTGGGGCGTTTGACTACAATCTTTACGGCTTCTTCTTTTCCGTCTTTGGTAATCTTTACATCAACGATCTTTTCCTTATCCTGTGACATGGTTTCCTCCACTTATTAGTTATTAGGGTTAATTACGGGTATCTTCATCTGATATCTTGTCCACTCAATTTCATATTGAGCTAATTCTGCATCAATATTTCGTGCTTGATTATTTCCTCGGTCAAGTATTTCTGACCTGACTTTATTATATAAATTTTTCATTACTTCTTGGTCTTTTGTTAGCGGACTTCCAGATTCGTTAGTCCACAAAAAACTAAAGTTTTCTTCTAGTGTGCTTAAAGCACCTATCATAGTAGTCTGTATTTTCTTTTTGAGAATCTTAGATAACCTATCTCTTGAGTCAGCTTTATATTTTGATTCTCTTGTTTTCTTATAGTCTGGTTCCATATTTTATCCTCCCATTTTTCCTCTCATTTGATTAGTAGTCATCATTTCTATATTACGTCTTTGATCTGGCAAGTTTTGATCTTCTACGTATCCCTTCTTTTGAATTACTGCATCTCTTTGTTTTTTAATTGCCTTACCAAGTGGATCATTCATATCGTGAATTTTATTTATTCTCTTATTATCATTAGAAACTATAAATACTTCTGATGAATTCTTTATTCTTTCATTTTTTGTATCATTCTCAAATTCTTTTTCTACTCTATCTTTTTCTCGTTTTTGGTGCTGAACTATAAACCAACCATCTAGCATATCATCATCTTCTATTACTTCTTTATTTGGACACTCCATAGATTCTTGAATATTATCATACATTTGCGACCAAACTAAAAGATTTTTTTGGTTATATGTTAATTCTGTGCTTGAAGGATTGGCAAATAGCGGAGATCCAGAATTTTCTCTAGTTATCCATACAGATTTCCAAGGATCATTTCTAGCTAATTCTCTAGACTTATTTTCTGGTATAAAATGAGACTGCCATTCATCTACAACATATTGCAACGACAATTCTTCAAAATTATAGAGCTTACCATTGAAGTATGTCGTATTTTTTACTATCCAAGCTAATCTTTCCGCAGAGGCAACGCCTTCGCATGTATTTTGATGATATATATACTTTTTATTTAAATGTGCCGTTAATTGTGATTCACCGGCTCGTATATATTTTCTTATATTATTAGCTAATGTGTCATTATCCCTAGCGTTGTAGATTTCTACTTTTAATCTCTCAATATCTTTTTTGAATCCTTCCTCTCTTTTATTATCATGCATAGTCCATAATTCATTTTCCATCATCCACTGATCCATATCCTCTTCTGTCATTATCTCTTCAGAATAAGCCTTATCATAAGCCTCTTTATATATTAGACAAGATTTAAAAGATTGATCAAGTGTTAACGGGCATATTTCTAATTCTATGTCCTTGTGCTTTATAAATACCTTTCCAGATCTTATCATAGAAATAAAAAACTCCCGCTCATGATGTTTCATATAGACATCTCACAAGCGGGAGCATTTATTTTGTTTTCCTTTTGAATCCTAATAATCAGCTAATTTATGTATCAAGCACCACGATAAGATGGTCCGTATCCAGAGGTTGGATTATTTGGGCTAGCTATTAAGTCTTGTGGATGAGTAACAGTCATGCTATTATAGGTTGAATAACTATAAGTCATACTACCATTACCACCGCCAGCATCAGCACCTTGGTAGTTAACTGAAGATAATCTGCTCTTTGTACCCAAATCAAATACTGTGCCGTCGTGTAATTTAATCATGATGGTTTCTTCTGAAGTATTATTACCATAATTTTCACTAGTTGAAGGAAATTTGCCAACATCACCTTCTTCATAGGCATTAATGAAATCTCCAGATACAGCAATAACTTCAAATTCGCATGTTACTTCTACTGGGAAATTAGCAAATCGATAGTATGGAGCTTTTCTACCTAATTCTTGGATACTTTCTCTATTTAAATCTGTGCTAATTGAAATATTTTGAAAGTGAACATTTGGCTTTAGTGAAGAAGAATTCCAAGCATTTCCAGCTGTTGCGCTTTGGGCAACTCCGTAAATAGATTTTGGAAAAATAGAATTTTTTATATCTACATTTTCTCTTCTTTGAATACCACCGTAAGTAGTTCCAGCCTGTAAATTCTTTGGTTTATCAAGATTTCCAACCGCCCCGACCCAATCTAACTGTAAAGCAACCGCACTTGTAAATTTGGAAGTATTCCAAGCTTTATGATTGCCAACTAGAGTGAGAGATTCTGTGCAGTTACCATCTGTTGGAAGAGTATAGCTTATACTACTCACATACATACCACTCATTTGAACTTCTGCTGTAGCATTAGCAGCAGCATCAGCGATATGCTCAACAGTGTCTGGGAAAACACCTAAATACACATTGCATCTTTGTTTTGATCTTGCTACTAGTGATAGTTTGCTGGCACTACTAAGTCCAGATTCTTGATCTACGCCACATGTGGCAACATGATACATGAGTGGAAATCCGTCAAGCACCTTTTCTAGTGTAACTTCAACGTCTGGTACACCTTCGATATTTTCGTAAATATGGATCTGACCTAGTTCGAAAACTTGTTCTAGATTGAATGTTGTATTTAGGCCAATGCTTTGAACGCCATGTAAAGCCTGTACTCCCGTTGACATTGGCGTTAGAGTGCCAGCGTTATCATATAGTGGCTCAATAGCGACCGCTTGGCAAGCGTAGAAGATTCTGTTGTTGGGCATAATTCTCTCCTATTTTAAGATGGTAAGCTCTAGTTACTTATACACTAAATTTATACTGAAGTTTCAATTGTCTCAAGCGTCATCCTCACAATACCAGCATAGAAATTGCTATTTACTAGCTTCATATTTTGAACGCTAGAATTTTTTAATCTCAAACTCCCACGATAGTACTTATCTATTAAATCTGGGTATCTTAAAGCTCCAGAAACCGGAAATCCGTGATAATCTAGAGGAAATGCGCCACTTCTGGCTATGTTATTACTATTAAACATGTATATAGTCTTCTCGTTTTGCAAAGAAATAATATCTACTAATTTATTTCTAGTATATTCATCCTCTGCCAAACAGTGGAAAAGTAAATCTGTTTCAACAAATTGACCACCCCCAAGCTGATATCCCCTCATTGTTCGACGGGGAACTACTTCTATAGCTATTACTGGTAATTGAATCCTGGCCTCTGTTGGGAGTTCATATTTACCTTTATTTAATACATTAAAGTCAGTATTAAGATCTAATGATGAGTATTGAACTTCAGCCAGCCAAGGAAGGCTATTAGCATAAACTATATTGATGTACCTATAACTATACTCGGCTTTTACGATGCTGGATGTAGGAATAGGATTATTAAAGATAATTCTACCATTAAAATAGTCTACTTTATGGGCATATGTGCCATTAGTGTTGGATGGGTAAAATGTATTGTTTACATAAACTCCAGAAATACCGGGAATTGAGTTATTATTTCCAACAATTGGAGAGGGAGTATAAGAAACCCCGCTTTGCCATACCCAGTTTTGCCTAAAACTTTCCCAAGCCTTACCGCTAGGAAAGGAGGAATTGGAGGACATTCTAAGTTTACTATAATCTACACCTTCTGGAGAAAGTTCGCCAAGGGATACATTCATGTAGTTCCCTTTTTCTAAAAGCGACCACTCCAAAAATTCAACTATATTATCTTGCAGTTCATTATTTAACGTACTGTCAAATACACTGTCAAATCCTTTAAGATTTAGATAGTTCATTATGCACCTAGTATATTTTCAAAGATTTTAGCTATTTGTTTTTCTTGTTCACTGCCGGTTAAAGCGCGAGTTATAAAATTATTTTGATCTGTTCCAGAAAATTGTGGGGGTACTCTAAAAGAACCTCCCTCTTTCATGTTACCTAATCTAGATCGTCCCAAGCCAGTTTGTGGGTTGTATTCATATCCAACTACTATAATTTCATCTCCCCTATTTAATAACCAATCTAGCCAGTGTAAATCTCCATCTTTATAAATAGAATGACCTTGGGGGAGATTTAATAAATTAGCAAAATTGTCTGGTTGAATATTAACTTCAATACCGCCACCCTTTAGTTTATTATTATATGGAACTACCGATATACTTGTTGAGCTTACTACCGAAGATATAATAGCATTAATTATAGAAGCTGCACTAATAGTTATGCCGAACTGACCAATCAAGGATGAAGTGCCTCCAGAAGATAAAGATTCCATTTCTGGTTGGCTTGATATCCAAGACGGTAATAACAAATTTATTTCTTGAAGTATTTTAACTTTGCTAGATTTCATAGAAGCATTGAATTGAGTAGCTATAGCAGATAGTATATTATTTTCTATCTGATCAACTGACTCAAGTAATTTGAGCGTAATGCTCATACTCTACTCCATAGACAAGAAAAATATCTAGTCTGCCTTAATCCCATGGGAATATGTTCGCCCATCCTTTGAAATCTCATCTCTTTATAGTCGGCTATATCTTTATGAACTATAAGGGCTTTTGCTTTTAAAATTTGCGGCAAATCTTTCATAAATCCGATGGTTTGAATTACATTGTCTGGCACTTGGATAGCACCGGTTACATTAATCCATTCTTTTGGATTCCAGTATACTTTAAGTTTTATATCTGTTAAGACTTCTACCTCTTTAATTATTTTATTGCTACGCTCATAGTCACCATCATGGAGTCTATGTACATTAATAGAATTTCTCTCTGGGATATTGTTCGTTGGAGTATAAACTATTTCTTCCATCTTATCAATAGAAACCAGCTGGCAAGTTACCCCAAAAATATCAAAGGTAGAATCTATTACGTCGTAGTACTTTTCAAAAACGCTCTCTGGCACATTTACTGGCATAAGTCACCTATATTGTTAGATTGATAGCGTTTAGTTCTTCTAGTGTTGTAGACTCATTAATAGATTGTTTTAAAACAGCATATGAATTGCTTAAGGTAGCTCTGGCTTGACCGTATTGTAACATTAGTTGAGTAAACTCTAATAGCGATAAACCATGAGAATTGCCTTCAGTATCAACTATATATGATGGATCAGTAAGGCCAATATTGTTGGCTTCTTTAGCTAGTATGAATGCTCCAGTTAATAACGTAATGTCTTGAATATCTATACCTAGTTTATATCCGGCCTGAGTTGTCCAGCCAGATTTTACAGTTTGAGTCCAGAGTTGATCTAATTGTTTTAATTTTTCTATCTTAGCTTTATCTAAAGGCCAAGAAGCTATAATGTTTTCAATCTGTTGTAACTGCTGTGATGATGGATTATTATCTTTTAAGTATTTTACAGTTATAATAGAATCAGCTTCTATAACAGTTAGAACGGGAATAATATTAGAAATTTTATTTAATAGAATATTTAACATTCATATGTCCCCATTATACCATATTCGCCTTCGTATCTATTCAATAATACCAGCGGATTACCATCTGAACCTTTGTCTACGGGGAATAATTTAACATATCCAGACGGACTGTATGTTATTTTTGATATAAGGGTTTTATTCATAGTAACACCATAGCTATTGCCAATTGCGTCGGAATGCATTAAACCACTCGCTAAACTACCATAATAATAATTGCCCAATATGTCAGTACACTCTGCGTAATCGCCAGTTTCATCTTCTGGAACTATTCCGCATATATATGTACTCTCTTCAACACCATTTAAAAAACACCTGACTACTAATGACAAATCAATATTAGAATCAATCAAACCATTAACTACTTCTACTGGATTAATTGGAATTTTATTCCAATATGAGTATGATGCTAGCCAACTTAAATTGGCTGATGATGATTTAGATGCTACTTGTCTAATTACTTTATTTTCTGAATTATAAATCAATCTTTGCTTTGGTGTATCAGTAAATCTATGTGAACTATTTATTAGTGATGTTTTAACGGTTCCTAAGTATCTTGCTAAAGGATATCCATATCCACCAGAGGGAGAACAATAAACACCCTTAATTTTAGAAATTGGATAAATTCTATATGAATTACCAGAATTTGGAACATATGACCCACCATCTTCGGTATATATATCTGTTTCATGCCCGAACCATCTTTTAGTATAAAATTTTAGTTTGCTATTTTCAATATAACCAAATACATCATGTATATTATCTGACTGTGGGGTAAAGGGTGACTGTTCCAAACTTGATGAGTTAGTAACTAAAACTCCGCTTCCAGAAACGCCATCAGAAAAATCAATAGTAGACCAAATAATTTTTCCAGACTGTATAGATGGCAATGAGATGTAACTTCCATTATGTGGAGTAAAATATAACTGTGTACCAGATCCATCAAAAACGGACTGTGTGCTACTTAAAGACAGTCTTCCGTCATTTATACTTGCATTACCTATTTCTAAACTTTTTAAGTATACGCTAGATAAATCTGGTATATCTTCTACTGTTAATGGTCTAAAAACTGGATAGTTGGGACTACATGGTGGTGAACAGCCACTGGGAGGACCGGCAAAAAATGTTCCAGCATTTTGTTTTTTAAATAGTATATTTTGATTAACAACGCCACTTAGCTGTATTACAGAAGCAGAGTTAACATCAGTCTGGTTCATCTCAAAATGAGTTAATTGAGTTCCACCAACGTAGGATGATAATCCGTTATTACCGGACGGAAAAAATACTCCACTGTTACCAACAACAAAACCAGAAGCTTTAATATTAGAAGATGAGCTTGAACCACCAACATCTATTGATGCTGTAGGATTATTTTTATTAATACCAATACGCCCGTTACCAGAATCTACTGTGAACTTATTACTGTATGATAAAGCATTAGAAGAATTCCAAAATGCTAAACCGCTACTTTGTGGAACTGGAAACAGACCAGATGTACTAAACACAGCATTATTGGCTGGATAAGTAACATATATCTCTTTTAAGCCCTCGGTAAAGCTTACTAAGTTGTTACTATTAGTACTCTTGATAGGAAATCTTTTGATCTGATTATTGGAAGATAAGTATAATCCAGAGCCGATTTCGTAGTTAGTGCCGTCAGTAACAGCATAGAACAATTCGCCGCTGTTTGAATATACAGATGAGAATGAAGAAAATCCCTGTACAACTCCACTAAGAGAGAAGTTGCCAGTACCAATAGTATAGGTTCTTTCTTTTATTCTATCGTATATATTTATCATGTTACGGTTACTGTAACGGGTGGACTACCAGAACCACCCGGTTCTGTACCGAATATTACCAAATCATTTAAGTCTGCATCTACGTATTGACCGCCATCGTCTTGTACGTAGAAAGTTAATTTTCTTAATGAAGTGGCATCATTTCCAGATCTAAATGATAAACCAACTGTATTAGTTTGAAAATCAGTGCCATTTGTGGATGTGCCTCTAGCATTACTAGATCCAATAGCAGCATAATTATTGTCAGCTAAAATGCCAGAGTGGAATGTGATAGTAAACTTACCAACTCCATCTTTATTTATACCAGAAACACCAAACGAATCTCTAACGACGGGAAGGCTATTAACTCCACTAGCATCAAAATTGATCCAAGCTTTTGCAACTCCACGGGCAGAACTCATACGAGATTTATCTTTTAAGAAAGTAAGTGATGTTCCACTACCAACATTAATAATTTCACCGGTAGAACTTACATAACTAAACTGTAAGCCTCTATAACCATTATTGTTTGTTACATCAGCAGAGCCGCTGGAATTAATCCAGTTATTTCTCATACCTAAACTTCCTGTCATAGCTCTGCTACCATTAGATGTTAGGTATTGAGTATGTGGATCACCAGCACTTAAATCAGCTAAATTATTGTGAGATAAACCTTGTGGGCCGGGATAAGCAACATACTGCATCCCACCACCATTAATGAAGTTAATACCAGAACCAACATATAGTGTACCACCATTATTTCCATCTTTTTGAAGTCTTACGTCATTTACAAATGGTGTTTCAGAATTGAAATTACCACTAGCCACAATTTGGTTTATAGAATCAACAGTGTCCACAATGCTGTTTCTAACATCGGCGGCTGAAATCATACCAGCATTGTTATCTGGTATAACGCTACCAACATATGAAATTAAACCACTTTTTGATCTAACAGTCATCTTAATCCTCCATTAATATCTGAAATAGCCGCCTCTAGAATCATAATCACCGTGGGTTCTAACAACGTAGTCACTAGCTGGACTATAGGGGCCAAGAATGGCATGTCCAACTATGCTACCACCAGCACGGTAATCTAGTAGTAGTTTAGCATATTTATCAGAGAGGTCTTTGTATAAAACTGATAGGGTAGAGGCTACTCCCCTTAAGTCTATAGCAGAGGGTCCATCTTTGATAGAGATTGCATTTGAAGCTTCGGTCTTTAGTTCACTACCAATTATAATACAAGCAGTTTTTAATGCAGTTAAATTAATAAAAGCATTATCTTTATCCCCAGCAGTTGGGTCTGGCGAAAGATCACCGTTGGCAATATCTATAAAATAAGAATTAGTAAAATCCGTTTCTATAGTTAGCATTTGTGCGCTAACGAGAATAGATGTTTCTATCCTATCATCAGAATATTTGTAATTAGATGGTTCTAGGTCATTGATTAAATGCCTGACCATTAACGGTATCTGGCTTCTCCAAGACATAAAAAGTCCCCGTTTTTGTTTTTTGGCTTCTCTATGTAATATACACCAAAACTAGATAGTATCTAGATCTTCGTCGTTTTCTGGAACCGGCTCATTTGCTAGCAATTTGCGGGATTTTTTAATGGCTCGACCCACCAATAACTTACCTAAAGCATCCATAAATGGAAGACCCCTTCTACTAGCCTCTTCACGAAGCCACCCAACCACAGTGTCCATATTTTGCTCACACCAATCATTTCCATGCTCATTCATTTCTAGGGCATGACGTTTACATGAGCAACTATCTGTCATTTGAATTCCAACACTTTTAATCATTTTAGAAAGAATAGTGCCGGGGTGATTGGGGTGTTCTTCTAAGGTCTTTGGGTAAAGTGAACGTATATATTTGGCAGGGTCATCGCCAAGCATACTTTCTATCTTTTGTTCAGCCTGAGATTTAGTCCAATCTCCAATTAAATCATAATCTGATCCACTCCAAATAACCATATTGATTGGTAAAGAAAGCATTTGGACAGAAATGGTCTTTGAAGTTGGATTATCCATAAAGATGAAGTTTAATTGATCAAATTTAACCTCTGGTGGATTAATAATCTTTCCAGAGTTATCTGAATATGGTGGGGGGTTAATAGTAATTTGATTTTTTAAAGTAATCATAATTTTCCTTTCATTTTAAAATGTACTCTACTATTATATAGTAGTTAGTATCAAGCTCCAAAACACTCATTAACTAGCACAATCACAAGGTGAATTACCAATGTTAGACTGAGTAAAACCATCTAGAGTACAACATCTACATCTACCACCATACTGATTGATGCACTCACCGTAAGTAATATCCCAAGTTTCTCCACCGCACCAAAGCTCACAATTGCTGTAAAATCCTTCTGGCGGGTCGCCAGTATAGTTACATGGAACCCATGAGCGGCCACCAAATACGGGATCTTCGTACCAACCCCGGAACTCTGGTTGGGAAATAGTACCGGCAGTCTTACAGGTTCCATTACAGCATATTTCATTTGTAAAACATGTAGAATTACCACAAGGAATCTTGCATATTCTATAAACTCTTCCAGTAGCAGCATCTGTGATAGTAGAACAAACTTGACCGGGAGGACAGCAATTACCATCACAACAAGTATAATTAGCTGGACAACAATTACCTTCACAGCATGTTTCCCCAGCCTTACACTTATTTACACACTCATTATTTACACATTGCAGACATTTCTCACTATTGCAGCATTGTCCTCCGCAGCAAGGAGCAACTTGCGCACATCTATCTACACAATTACCACTTATGCATTCTTGACAAGTCGCAGCATTACACGGTGGATCACAAGGAACTGGTGGTGGATCGGGAGTAACTACGGGTATACAACTTCCAGCACTAGGTGGACAACACTGACCACCAGTTAAACTCCATCCACATGGACAACAAGTTGGGGCTGAACTAGAACCTCCGACTTTACACAAGTTTGCAGTAGCACACGGGTCTATGGTTGGAGGGGCAGAAGTTGTTACAGCGGGAGTTGTTGTTACTTGTGATGTTGTAGTAGCTTGTGACGTAGTTGTGGCTGACGGAGTTGTAACAACAATGGGTGTAGTTGTGGCTTGTGGGGTTGTTGTAACTTGTGAAGTTGTGCTAGTACTAGTGCTTGTTGTGGTACTAGTAGTGGTGCTAGTAGTTGTAGTAACACATTCATAATATTCACAATGTCTAGCATCGTATAATTTATTAATTGTGCCATTGCATTCTGTTGGAGGTTGTACCGCTATGCAACTTTTAGGATTACATATCCAATCAGCAATACAGGTTCCATAAAAGTTCATTATTTTATCTGGAGGAATTACATCATTATTTTGATCATAACATGGGCCAGCTGGTTGATCTGGTTCTTTTGGGCAATATAAATTAACATTACAATCTATATAAGAATTATCGCAAGTAGAAAATATTCTAAGTTTAACACTTGGTGGATTTCCAACAGATGCTGTTGATGGGATAACAATATTAGTAGGATCATTAGATTCTGCCCCTATAGATATCTCATTTGGTCCAGATCCAACTATTGCCCGAACATTAGTATTTGCTGAAATACGAATAGTAATGTTTGTGTTTGGACTATTTCCACCAATGCCCAATCCGTAATTTCCAGAAGGCGGTGGATCAGGACATGCTAGAGGCGCACAAGTTGTAGTAGCTCTAGGAGTTGTGGTAACAACTTGTCTGGTAGTTGTGGTAGTTGTATATGGGGGGTTACTTGTTGTACTAGTACTTGTGCTTGTAGAAGTACTAGTAGAAGTACTTGTGCTAGTTGTTGTGGAAGTACTTGTACTTGTTGTGGTAGTTGGATTTACTATGTCACATCCCAAACTGTATATACAATGTTTTATACAGAATTGATCAAAAAATTCTTCAATCAAACTGCCGCACAGTGGATATGTTGGCGGGCAAAAAGCTGGTCTACAAGTTGTGCTAGTAGATGTAGAAGTACTAGTACCAGTTGTAGAAGTTCCAGTAGTCGAGGTGCTAGTACTGGTACTGGTAGAAGTGCTTGTGCTAGTTCCTGTTGTAGAAGTACTAGTACTAGTGGAAGTACTTGTGCTGGTGGTCGTTGGAGCAATTGTTGTCGTTGTGGTTGTTGTAAATGGAATAGTAAAAGTTATTGTATTTGATAAAGTATCTAAAGATATTGGAGTATTTCCAATTATGATAGTACCAGCTGGAAGATGAGATATAAAATAATCTAAAGCGTTAGATGACACAATTTGAGATGTTGTATTACCGTTAGAATCTTGAGTTACAACTAAACATCCAATATTATCTTGATAATCTGTAGTTATTCTAATTATATAAGTGCCATCTGGCAAATTAGTAAAAGTATATGAGGGGTCTGTTGTTACAACCGGACTGCTCCAAGTTAATCCACCATCGCTAGATATTTCTATTATATATACTGGTGTTCCACCACCAGTTGTGCCACCGCCGGTTGGTAATTCCCATGTAATTGTTCCACTATTAGGACTAGTTGGGGTTACTATAACATTAACAACTGGGCCGATTTGAACAGTATTAATAGTAAAACTATTACTATATCCATTAGTACCATCAACGCTAGATACTATTCCAGTAATTCTGACTATGTATATTCCATCGGAAAGATCTTTTATAAGTTGACTATTCAATGCTGTTGTTGATATATTAGTCCAAGTCTGGCCGTTATTATTAGATATATCTACTCTATAAGAAGTACCACCACTAGAATCAAAAACGTCCCAAGTAACTAAAACGTCGTTTATATCGACATGTTTAATCTGTATTCCAGTTATTGGGTCTAGTTTTCTGTCTTGTGGGCAAGGAACATCAATATTTTTAGATGATGGAGATAAGCTTATGCTTGGAGAACCACCACAACAATTTAAATCGTAAGAACAAATACTTTTAATTGATACCAAAAGTTTTTTGTTAAATAGATTGGTTGCGATAGATTTACAATCTTGAACTACTATTTTTTCGTCCTGTAATAAACTTATATTTTCAAATCCAAACACTGTATCAGATAAATACTGTTTTATGGAAACCTGTATAGAGTTTGTTAAGCTGACTGTAAGTGGGAACTTTTTATCCCAAAATATTTCAAGTCCAGTAATTACAATATTACCATTAATTTTACATTTTTCAGAAGTTGTTATAAATTCTTGACCATTATTTAGAGTACTGTCCTCATTATGAACAAGTTTAAGAATAATCTCACCCTGAGTGTGCAGCACCCTTAAGCCAAGTCCATATTCTGAATACTTGGTTCCTTTAGGTATTAATATTGATCCGCATGGACAATTCATATTGAGTACTTCTTATTATGTTTATTTAAGATATTTATGTATTTTGATGCTGATTCCAAATTTTGCTTTGATGTGTGATAAATTATACATTTTTTGACAGAATCTATATATTCCCCTTCTGAGAGAATAGTAACTATATTATTAAAAAAAGCATGTTTAATTTGATTGCTTTTGTTAAAATTGTAATCTACAAATAATGCATCGTGAATAAATATTTCAATTGTTTTTTCTTTTACGAGCAAAACTATCCTATCCAATGAATATAAAGATTTAAAATTAATATCAAAGTATTCCTTTAAATATCTATACAGTTTTTTAAAATTTGTTATAGATGGATTTATTAATAGATCTATATCTTTAGTGTGTTCGCATAAGTTATATATTTTTCCAACCTCACTACCAATAAGTACAAAATTAACATCAAAAGAACGTAATGATGATATTACTTCTTCTACAGATAGAATTAATTTAGTTTTATTTTTGTAAATTTGTGATGACATTAAAATTTAAATATTCCCATATTGAACGAAGAAGCCTGTGGATTTGATGGCGTTACAGGAAGAAGCAAACAAGCATTTGCGCCACAAACCCATCCAAAATATGGACAACATACCATATAAGACCCATTAGATGAACACTCAGAACTACCGGGGGGACATTCGCAAACGTTTCCAGAACAACAAGCACCATGACCATTATCAGTATATCCCGGTGGACAATTGGGTGGTGGTGGAGTTGGGGGTGAGGTAGTGGTGGTGCTAGTACCAGTAGTACTAGTGCCGGTGGTCGAGGTGCTAGTACCAGTAGTAGAAGTTCCAGTAGTTGAAGTGCTAGTACCAGTGGTAGAAGTGCTGGTACTGGTTGAAGTACCGGTGGTGGAAGTACTGGTGCTGGTTGAAGTGCTGGTGCTAGTACCAGTTGTTGAAGTATTAGTAGTAGAAGTTCCAGTAGTGGAGGTGCTGGTGCTTGTACTAGTACTTGTGGATGTACTAGTGCTAGTGCTAGTAGTAGTTGTACTACACGGTAAAACATTCACCCCTAAAGAAAAATTAGCACTACTAAGCACTGATCCTATTAAATTATTAGCAGTTACAGTAACGCTATAACTTCTTTGAGTTGCATTAGTATAATTAAAATATAACCCACTACTACTGATATCAAAAAAGTTTTTGTCGTTTCCAGATAGATTTAATGAATATGGTTCACATCCAATATTATTGATTAATATAGTAGATATTTTAGTAAATAGATTACTTAACTTCTTGTACTTAGGAGTAAACTGATAAAGACTATCTTTTTCTGGACATGGAACATTATTCTTTGGCAAGACAAAAAAATCAATATCTTCTGGAGATAATGTGGTGGTAGTTACCGGTTCTGCATAAGTTAAATATGGTGCTGGCTGTTTGAAGCACGGGTCATTTGGTCTGCCCATAGATATATCCTTTAATGATTGCAGCAGACGCAAGCTGTATCGCTAGCACTCACCCATATTGGTTTATATTCATCGTTAACTCTAGCAGCTATTACATAAGCTCCAGAATGAATAACAGAAGTTGTATCTCTGTTGGTAATATAAATACTTCCAATATTTGCCCAGCTAGCATCTTTAGATATTAAAATACCACTGGTTTTAGAAGAAGAATTTACTGGGGCTTGCAAACCATTTGGCATAAAACCTTCAATAAAAGTACTATTTATTTTGGCTATACCACTATTGGCTAGAGCTATACCACTATTCCCAAGAGCTATTCCGCTATTAGCCAGATTGGTAGCATATGGAATTCCGCTAGATGTATTGAGGGAAGTTCCATCACTAAATCTTACAAAACCTTGTAATCTTAAATCCCCATTAAGTTGAGCGTATGGTCTTGATGAGCCATCATAAGATACTGTATTTATAAGTGGTGAAGCATTGTGGCTAAGAGTAAATAGATCTGCCGAGTTATTTCCACTAAATTTGAAAGTTAAAGTATTGTCTGGATAGTTATTACCACCGCTATCAATAACTTCAATGACATTAGCCTTTAAACATAAGCTATCAGAGTCATTTGCATTATTGATATACAATCTTCCGCCGCTTGGCAAAGTAAGTCGCTTGTCAGTGTTTGTCGGTCCAAGTTTACCATCTAATAATACAAGCCCATTATTACCTACTAAGAAATTATGTGATCCACTATTGCTAGCACCAATATTGTGACCAATAATTATGTTGCCGCTGGTATTAGCTAAATCGGCAGTTTTATTAAATGATTTGTTACCAATGATAATATTATTGGATGTATTATTTAATCCGCTAGCAGATGACTCACCAATTACAATATTGTTGTTTCCTGACGATAGATTATATAAGGAATCATAACCCATAGCAAAATTGCCAGAGCCAGATAAAATACTATAAAGAGCTTGATAACCATAAGAAATATTGTTTTTGGTTGCGCCTGTTATAGCTTTTCTTCCAGATGGAGATAAATATCCAGCAAAAGTATTACCGTTAGTGTCAGTATAAACGGCCCTACCATCTACATTATCTAGCTTATTAACAACTAAATCTGTAGAGTTGCCAGAGCCATCCATAAAATATAATGAATTGTATTGATTGGCAAATCCCTTTTCTGCTCTTAAATTATATAGTTTACCATAACCGCCGGATGGGTTTACAGTTGAATCACCAACCCCTAGGCTATCTTTTAAGCTTATAACTGGTAGTTTAGCAATACCGCTATGTCCAATTGTGATTGTAGCGTTTGTAATTCCACTAGAAAGTATACCAATCTCGTTTGTATCTTTCATTCTAATGAAATTAGTAGCATTAGAATTCTTATATATAATTACATCAGCAATGCCGCTATTGTTTAGATATGCAATTTCTACGCCGCTGGCTTCACAGTTTTCTCTTGCTAATAATTGAATAGCGGCTTTATAATATCCAGTATTTTCAGTAGTAAATCTACCGATACAATGAGTTGAGGATCTAGCATTGAAAATAGTTTTTGGTAAAACATTTTCTGTAACAGAAGCTATATTCGTAACTCCCATCACAGACCCATCTTGATCGTTTTTCATAACGACCAAACCGTTTATAAACTTAGAGGTACGATCATATGATCCTACTACTAGCCTATCTGTAAGCGGGCCTATTATTCCTAAATTGGAATCGTCAATGTATTTAATTTCAAATCCACTTAGCTTATCTTTGTTGCTATTTAATGAATCTTTTTGTCTAACCTTTGTGCCTGTTAAGAACCTTTGACTAACACTAACGCCAGATTCAATAGACGATACCGACATAACATAATTTGTCAACTCGCCAGAGTTAGATAAGAAGTTTACATTACCAATACCAGCTAGAACTCCATCAGATGCACCGGGATTTGATCCTAAAACATTCTTTCTAGATATGTAGCTTATACCACTATTAAAGAATAGTCCATAGCAATCGTTGTTACTAACTCCGCTATCATTATAAGAAATAAAACTATTGGCTTGGATATAGGCTGTACTTGGGACTTGAAAACTAGTATTGGTTCTGAAGGTAGATTTTTCGTATTCACCAACAAAGCATGGCATACCAGAACTTGGTGGATAGTAAGATAGAGTATACTGCCTACTATTAGTAGACTTTAATATCAAACCGCCGCCCGATAATCCTGTGTCTGAATATAATGGATTAAGTTCATTATTAGTGCCTAAATATAAGTATATTCCACTATAGTTTTGAGTATTAACGATTACACGGTTGTTAATGGTAGCAGTACCATCTACAATAATATCTTGAAAATAACCTCTAGACCATTTTCTACCTGCTGCACCAAGATCATATGTAGAGTTAAGGGCTGGTAAAAATGATCCTCTATTAGCTATACTATAAGTCGTATCTTGGTATAAAGATGTACCATTAGAGAAATCAATAGATCTAGATAAAAATAATGTTCTCCAATTATATAATATATGACCTAGATTTAATACGGCATTACCAGACGGTGTTATATCTCCACCAACTTGAAGCTTACCGTATGAATGTAAGCTTTTAACCCCGACGCCTAATTGTATTGTTGATAGGTCGCCGTATACTAACGGAGTTAAACCAGAGCCATTCGGGTTACTGCAAATATAACTTCCATCAACAGGATGGTAAGCAATGAATAGCTTGTTGCTAGTATTTTTATCAACATAATATCCAGCACCATGACCAATAGCAATGTTGCCATTACCAGACTTATTATTATGTAGAGTATAGTTGCCAAGCCCAAGATTTAAATTACCGACAGTGTTGCCAGCAAGGGCATAATAACCCAACGCAACATTACTTTGACCATAGATATTGCAAGATAAAGAATATGATCCAACAGCAGTATTTTTAGCACTCTGATAGCTGGATTTTAATGTAGAGAAGCCAATAGCAGTATTATCTTGACTAGAATATCCAGCTAACGCAATGTTTTCTAAAGTTAACTGACCAACTTTAGTATTTCCGTCTGAAAATGTTGCAAGATTAAGAGATGTTAAATTTTGAGATGAGGTAAGATTATGAACAGAATCTATTATATCTAATAAATTATGTCTAATGTCGTAGGGGGATATTTGACCATATGATTGATCAGATATCTCACTGTTAATATTATTTACAAGTTGAGACTTGCTTAATATCATATTAAGCTCCAGTAACTATTTTAGACTAATTTCTAACGAATTTGCATCAAACCTTATGTTGTCTCCAAGGTAAACATATCGTGGGTTAGTTAACTTAGCATACATTAGCAAGTTGCCAGAACCTACAGTTTCATGATCTAAAATAGCTATACCAGAAACCCAGCCCCATTCAGTAAACGCAGAGTTAAATACCATCTGGTTTTTATTTCTGATAAATCCATTGCCTTCATAATCTGGGTAGCTAGATTTAAGAGTAACTCCAGACTGAAAAATATTTGTGCCTTGAGGAGCAAAAAAAGTTACAGATGGAAATTCTTTAGCAAATGTATATACTATTGCTGATCCATTGCCACCTTTTGAGGTGCTATAATCTTTTGCGGCCTGCTCGTTTATGAACATTGGATAGAAATATCCATACTCTGGCTGTGTACTAAAAGTAACAACCCCATTAGTACCAATAGTGCCACTAGCTTTTACTCCAGATACGCTATATGCTGTGGTAACATCAACTCCAACTGAATTCCAAGTATTATCACCGCTAGTAGCTGGTGGTCCCAAAACAATTCTTTTATAATTCGTTGTAACAAAATTTAAACCATTAGCTACTCCAGACGCTAATTCTGGTATGGTAGAGCCAGTATCAGAATCGGCTGGAACACCGCTTGTTAAAGCAATTGCTATTGTAGAAGGTCTGGGGAAAGCGGTATTTCTAAATATATGACTCAATAAGCCAGACTCAAGATAATCCGATAGTGCGGCCATATTTTTCTCCTATTCATATCCTTGGATAACGTTATCTAAGTTATTATACACAAAAAAGCCACCCCCAATCGCTTGAGGATGGCTTGATTGCGACCGATATCTTTAGATATCTAGATTAGAATGAGCCAAGGATCACTCTACGATTATCTAGAACACCAAAGCCAAGTTCAGCCCAGCCGTAATAGCCAGCTCTTTGCTGACGATGTAGGGCTGGATCTTCGAATACCTGTAGCTGTTGCTTAACGGGCATTACGAAGCTATCACCCATAGACTGATCAATACCAACTACGAGTTCAACGTCACCGCCGGTTGCTAATGAGCCACCAAGATCAGATGTGAAGAAGCTCTGGTACTGTTGACCTTCGCCTAGTTCGTCTAGGTCATGGAGGTTAACACCAAAGATTCTAGTCACAACAGAAGCGGCTGGATCAGCATTATAAATCTCACGACGAGTAACGTCATCAACTTGATCTAGACCCCAGTTACGAATGTCTTCTAAAGCTTCTGGCGATAGATACATATCGGTTAGACGGCCACGACCAACTGATGCCGAGTTACCACCCGAGTTTCTACGCATAACTGTCTGCATGAGTGATACTAATCTCTTTGAGAATAGACCAGCTGTTGCATCAGCATCATAGACGAGGATGTTACGATCAACGCCAGCGGCGAGAAGAGTGTGCCAGCCGTCATCGTTCATCTTCTTGGTGAAACCGGCTTCCATCACCTGCATTGCACGACCAACGATGTCCCATCTGGCTTCGCGGGCAAAGCGAAGAAGATAGTCAACCGATGAAGCGATTGTGTAGGTGGGGATCATCACATAATCGCCTTCGACCGAACGCTCTGGAATTCTACCGTGACCGGGATTAGTGTAAGCAACATGCTCACCTTCAAGGCCGGGGGAGATAAGATCAAGAGGGAATTCGGTTGTTGAACCGGCTTCTACATTGATGGTTTCGAAAATATTACCGAGGATATTACCAACTAAAATTCCCTTACGGAGTGGGAGTTCTAGTGCTTTGGCAAACTCACGTTGAGCGGCCATAGCCACATTGATATCGGCATCCCCTGACTTACGTAGGAGAGCGATAAAATCATCGCTAGGTCTTTCTGTTATTGGCATGTTTAATTCTCCTTGTTTATATTAGTCAGGGAAGGTTTACTTCTACTTTAGCATAACCGTCAGCATCCTTATTACTAAGGAAACGGCCCACTAATAGAAGACCAGAAAGTGCTGGACTGTCTACGCGAACATTGCCAGCATTTACGTGGCAAGCATAAGCTCCACTACCAGCAATAGCACTGCCGGTAATGTTATTTGTTACAACGTAACCCTTGCGGAGTACTGTAACCTTGCCACCCTTCTGAACCTCATCTTTATACTGATTGAGGTGAGTACGGGTTAGATCCTTATTCACAACATCATTTAATAAAATACCTACTGGTGCTGTTAAGCTTGTGGCAGCAGCATACTTTACAAGGTTAACGCCTTGATCCATAGCTGCACCAGAACCAGCTGTATCATGAACTACTACGCCGCCGCGAGTTGCTGTCCCGGCATTGTAGAAGAAACTGATATCAGTTTGAAACTCATATCTATCTGCTTTTAGGGCCATAGTTTTTCTCCTTTATATCACTTACGTAAAACGTTGTTTGTTAGCCACTCTGCCACACTAGCTCTTGTGGACTCTAGTTCTTCGCCTTCATCAGAAGCAGCTACAAGAGTGGCTTCTGTTGTTTTTACTTCTTCAAAAAGTTGTTCTGGGACTTCTGATTCAGAAGCTTTACTAGAAACTTCTTTTTCTTCGTCTACAGAATTATCTTTTTTGTCTTCTTCTATATCTTTTTTAGTTTCTTTTTTTGCTACCATCTTCTTTTTATAAACGGCAACAATAGCTTCGAAAGCTGAGTCATCTAAAGCATCATGAAGTGGAAGAACTTCATCAGCTTCTGTTTCTTCAAAGCCAGCACTAACAAGTTGACCTTTTCTATCACGGTCTTTTTCTTTCTTCTTCATGTTCTTCATTTCATCATTTAGTCCAGCTAATTCTTTTTCTAGATTAGCAAGAGTCTCTTCTAGGGTTGCAACCTTTGAAGCATAAGCTTGAATTTCAGTATCTTTAGCAGCTAAAGCGGCTTCTAATTCTGAAGTATTGTTTTCAATCTTGACTTCTTCGGCTACAACTTGTACAGCTTCTTCTACCACTGGGGCAGTATCTAGCTGCTTCTCTTCGATGTTTTCTGACATATTAACTTCTCCTTCTGAAACATTGGAAATAGTTTGTTCTTCATTAACAGAGAAAGCCTTGCTAGAATCAAGAATTATACTTCTTGGGTTTGCTGGTCTGGATACTAGACCCTTACCAGAAAAAGAAATATCTCTCAATAATCTACCAATTTGATAGCCTTCGTATTCTCCGGTTCCACCGTATGCTCTAAGATGTTTTGTTAAAAATGCCGAGTCTTCACTTCGTGCTACAACTTTGGTCTGGCCAGAGGTGTCTTTAACGGAGTAATCAAAACCGGCGAATAAACATTCCATCGAAACGAACCACTTACCTTGCTCTATCTCTGATATAATCTTACTCATCCTCTCTCTGTTCTCTGGATTAGTCCAACTGTTATAAATTACAGCTTCGGTTACAATGTCAAACTGAGATGGGGCGGCATCATTTTCAGTTGCGCCTATTTTATTGCCATCTTGATCAACAACATAACTTCCAGTGATATGTCCTATAATGTCATTTTCATTATGCATTAAGTTGAATTGTTTATCTTCTGGAGTACTACGAGCCGCCCAAGTTTGCTGCGGATCGAAAACATCGTCGTTTTTATTCCATCCAGTAGAAACAAGAATTGACTTGATATAGTAAAGATCAATTTGATTAGGATTACTAGAAGCCTTTACTTTATCAATCAATCTCTTAATTGAATTTTTTTCGGTTGTTAAAACTGCTTGCGAACAATAAGCTATAGTCGTATCACTTTTGATACGTTCTGATAGCCCGTCAGATATTTCTTGTGCATAAATCTTCATATTTTTTCCTTGGTGTCTCTCAAGATAATATACACAAAAATCGTATAAACATATTAAATTGATTGCTTAACGATCACCAATTAGAGAGGCATTAAAGTTTTGAGGAGTCTGTGGCGGGAGGTTATCATTGTCGATAACTGTTACAGTTCCATCTTGGTTCATAGTAAACTGACCAACTAAAGATAATGAATTATATATTGCTTCGGGCTTTATACTAGCAATAAATTGGCCTAAAGCGTAGTGTAATCTAAATACTTCCACCGCGTTTGGCCCAAGGGCTTCAGCAATTTCTGATGGTTTTAATCCATAGGGATTTCTCCAAAATAAAACCGTACCATCATTAAAAGAGTCAGTTATTTGATGAAATGTCTGACGGGCTTGATCGATCATTTGCTTGGCAGATTGTTCTGCTAGATTTGGCTGAACATTACCATCTAAAATACTCATATTATTTCTCCATTATTTAGACTTGATAAGTAGCTTTCAACCACAGTATTTACTTCTTCTTGAGTTGGATAATGATCAAATTTGAAGAATTGAGTTGAGTTTTCATCAACCGATACTCTCACTCTGTATTTATCAGCAGCATCAAGAAAAACTTCAGTAATTTTATAGTTCATAATTCACCTTAAACTTGAGTTATACTTAAATCATCTACATATCCAGTATATGTTGATCCTCCCCAGCATTCTGCCAAAATTTCAACAACGCCAGTTTCTGTTGGGGTAAAACTTAAACTAACTTGTTGCCAAGTATCTGCCGATTCTGTCATATACGAAACAACATCGCTAGATACACCACCTATTTGACCCCCCTTTATTCTTAATCTCATTACTAAACCAACATTAGTTCTTCTCATCCACGCCCTTACTGTAACTAAACTATTAGCACTAACAGCTATTTTTGCTAAACTTAAATCTAAAGGATAGTCAATATATCTAGCTGTATTAGTGGGAGCCATGGCCCAAGCTATACCATTGTTAGTATTCCTTACGCTCGTAGTAGTATATATTAATCCATATTCACAGAAAATATTATGATTATTTGTAGTTTGATCATGATTATGAGAAAATATTTTAGAGTTTAATCCATATCCAGCTGCATTATAAATTGTTTCTGTGGTATCGTTCACCGCACAATTTACTAAATATAATGCTGGAGAATATGATCTAACTGATGCTGTTGAATTGGTAGAAAAAGTACAATTTTTAACTGTAATATCAGATCCAAATGAATTATCTATACCATATGTCCAGCTATCAGAAATAATACCACTATTACAAATCAATAAATTTCCCGGTGTAGGATTAATACCAACAATATTATTTTTGATGATGAAATTATTTAAATAGTTACCCTGCACATTATAGTATGTAAGACCATTTCCATTATTACTCATAATAGTAAAATTATTTAAGTAGCATTGACCAGCATTACTAAACATATAAACGCCACCAAGACTATTATAACAACAATAAATATTATTGTATACAACATTCTTAATTTCTCTTAGGTATAATCCACCATTTCCTTCATTGTTATTAAAATGACAATTAGAAACTGTAGATGAGGTTGCTCCGTTAGGAGAAAATCCAAAATAAAATCTAACACAACACATTCTATCTACATTTAAGCATGATCCCGGTATATAATAATTATACATTCCATAACCATAACCATTTCTACCATCAAACCAACTTTCTCCCGTCCTTGTACTCATGTCTGTTCTATTCCATCCAAATAAATAATTAATTGGATTTGTTGGAACAGCACCGCCTCTTTGAAAATTTAACAAAGAAACATTATTTGTGCTTGTTGCTGTGGCAAGTGGTACTTTAATAGTTTCTCTTTTGTATGTTGTTACTGTTTCGCTTGTCCCATCATATCCCGGTATCTGCATGTTTGCGGTCCCAATTGAAATTGGACCCCACTGACCACCAGTATCAAGCATCACTCTTGTTCCGTTAATACTTTGGATACCACACCAAGTTTCTCCGCTGGTATTTTTACCAATCAACGAACAAAGATTAAGACTATCGGCACTAGAACTTGCTTTGCAGGCAATAATATTAGATAGCAGGAATGTTTGAGTACCATTGTCGGTATTCACATAGAAACCTATGCTTTGAATGCTAGATCCTAAATTTGTTGCAAGATCTATGGTTATCGGTGTCCATCTATTAAGTACCGTTAAATTCTCAATATTGAATGTATTTACTGCTGTTGCTCCAGCAGTATCACTACATAATACTAATGATATTGCTCCACTTGCGCCAATAGTTCCTGCTGTTTGTTTGATCCAAAAACTTAGTTGTTGATATCCACTTAAGTTTAATGATCCAGTAGCTTTATAAGCGGCTAATCCCGTTGTAAAATTTGGTCCAACTGCTATGGAATCTGAACAGTCGCCCTCTTTAATACCGCCTGCGACATCAGTAGTAACTAAAGATGTTGTTATATCAGCAGTTTGTGGTGTCCAAGCTGTTCGTCCATTTCCTCTATTTCCGTGACTAGCAATATTAACTATTGGGGATGATGATAATATTACTCTTTGATTGGAAACTTTTCTTAAAAATCCAACAGTTCCTCCAACTGCATTTCCCGTTGATCCTACAAGTGCGCAGGTTGAACCGGTAACACTAGTCACTTCCCATGTTCCATTAGCATTAATATTAGTTGTATGGCCTGTTATTACAACAGTATCTCCATTACTTATTCCTAAAGTTGCCATAGTGCTAGCACAACTTACAACAATAGGAGATGCATTTGTAGTGCTATTTATACTAGAACTTCCTTGCATTTTTGAACCAACCCATGTGGCACTACCAATGCTGGTAGGGTCTGGACTACTCATTATTTTGACCGTATCATCACTAACTAATCTTGTTGATAAAGCTCCATTAGTTATAGTTTTCCATCTTCCGCCAATATAATATTGTCTAATAGCACTTTGAACAGATACGGGCGATGCAGAAGTAGGTGATTGATTTATTCGTAAACTAGTAGAACTAAGCCATTGAGTAATATAATATTGAATATAACTAGTACCATTATATATACTTAAACATTGTTCTGGTGGTTTTTCATAACTCGTTGCTGATGATCCTTGTTCTATTTGTAATCCACAAATATATAAACCACTTAATGAATCTCCATTATAATTAACAGTAGTCAAACCGGTATCAGTATTAGGTATTAAAATAATTTGTATATTATCACCAACCCCAGCCGTTGTGGCGGTTAATGTTAATCTATACCACCCATTTCCTAATGGAGTACTTATTGATGATGTTGCACTTGCTCCGGTTGCTTCTACTGTTCCATTACTAAGATTAAACCTTGCGGCTTTTGCATCACTATCTAGTCTTAAAATAATTTTTGTTCTTTCAGAAGCTTTTGCATAAACAGATATTGTATATGGTGTGGTTGCTAAAAAAGGAGTATAATATGTTGCACTTTGAAAATAATGAAAATTAAGAATTGAATCTTCAGTAAGTCTATATACAGACGCATCTACACCGGTTGGACCAGTTATGGAATCTTTTGATAAGATAACGGAAGTTAAAATAGAATTTAAATAAAGTGAATTAGAGTACCAAGCTAAATTTTTAGTTGGTGCTAAAGTATTATTGTTTAGAAAATTTGCAGTTGCAGATGAGAATGTGCCAAATACTGTACTGACTCCAGTTGCTGTTGCTCCGTCAGCAGCATTAGCTAATAAAGTAAAGCTACTACCAGCATAATTATCGTTTCCATTATCATAATCTACAAAAAATGTTGTCATTATACATTCCTATTTAAAGAAGCTTGAAAAGATTTAATTATATTGTAGTAAGTTGAAACTTCTGTAGAATTCATTTGGTTTCCTATTGAATATGCTCCAAGTCGGTCTGCACCAAAACCGGCTAGAGTTCCTTTCCTATTAGTTGCAAAAATTGCTACTCCATAAGCTGGAAAAGTTTGATAAGTAGGAACTCTAGATGATAAAGATCCAGTATCTTGTAAACCATTTCTATATAAAATTTGTGATGATCCGGCAGAGCGAGAAGAAGAACATAAGCTAAAGAATGCTGATGTTGTAGATGTGTCGCCTTGACTACCAACACTAGATGCCAAACATGATCTTAATACATTGGAACTACCATAATCCATATTAAAAGTAGTCCAACCAGAATCAAACGCATTATCACATCCAAGTATATGCTGAGATATTACTGGGCTTGGAACACAATTAAAAGCAGCAAGATGACATCCATCATTCATAGAAGTTGGTAATAATCCAGTAAATAATCCTTTAGTAGAACTATTTCCTATTAATCCACCGTTAGATCCCGTTTCATTATAATCAGATGAAACAAAGTTAAAATTTATATCTGAAGCATAACCAAAAATTGTTTGACTGCCACCGGCTGAATAATTAGTTGGCCCAACATATATTGGAACTAGACAAGCTTGCAAATTATTTCCACAAAATAAATTGAGCCTATAGAATTTATTTCTTAGCCCCGCATTATCTATAGCATTACAAAAAATATTTAACGATGATATCGTAGAACTGTTAACAGTACCACCATTCCAATAAACAGTATTAAGCCAGTTTTGCACATCTCTATGATTAGAGGTTAGATCTATTTTTTTAATATCAATTGAATAAGCATTATTACTAGCATAGAATGGCTGACCCAAAGACGCAAAATCCAAACTTCTAGTATCTTGAAATTTTGAAGCTATATTAACAAATGGTTGACCAAGATAAGCAAAATCCATAGTTTGTATTTTATCTTTGGCTGGTAGTTTGTTAACATTAGTAACTCTACCCTTGTTACCAATATAACTAAGTTTAAATGAGTTTCCAGCTTTTCTAACATTAAATGACATTATTATTCTCCATATTACGGTATTACTGTCCAACCCTTACTAAGAGCAATACCAGTATTGCTAGCAGATGCTCCCCAATTGCCGGTAATAACAATAGTTGTACCAGCAGAAACACCGCTGCTAAGAAGATTAGTATATATATTATTTAATGCTCCAGATGATAGCGATAACCCGCCTAGATTAATGCTAGCACTTAAACCAGATCCATTTATAGTTTCCAAGGAAACGCACCCATTAAACATATTGTTAGTATTTCCTACTGTCGCATTATACCCTGTTGTTGCGCTGGTAGCACTCATATTTAAACCAGATACTATTCTAAGTTTAGTACAACCGGTAAACATGCCAGTAAAATTATTTACATTTCTGGTATCTAGTCCAGATACTGCTTCTAGATTTCTACAATTTTGAAACATATTACTCATATTGGTTACGCCACTAGTATTAGTTAATATTGGTATAGTTTTTAGTAGACCGCAATTACCAAACATAAAATCAGTTCTTGTTGCTGACGCTAAATTAAAAGGACCAGCCCCTGTTATGCTAGTAGCTAAATAGGCAAAATTTTGAAAAGTAGTATTTTTACTAGTATCAAATGATGGAATGTTTTGTAAACTAAAAGCTTGAAAGAATATACTGGCCATATTTGTAACACCGCTAGTATTAAATAATGGTACTTGTTTAAGTCTTGAAGCACCACTAAACATTCCGTTCATACCTGTACAAGATATAGTATTAAAGAATGGCACTGACTCAAGAGAGGAGCATCCTCCGAACATATTACTCATATTTGTAACTTTAGAAGTATCAAAAAATGGTACTGTTTTTAGTAAATAACAGGATTGAAACATAGAATTCATAGCAGTAACTTTTCTAGTATCATATGGGGGTACATACTTTAATGAAGTGCAAGTATTAAAGAACGGGCCAACTGTTGCATTGCTACTATCATAAAAGGGGGCATGTTCTAGTGAGCTACAATTATCAAAAAATGAAGTATTTGTTAATAAAGAAGTATTTGGTAAAATAACATTTTTTAATGAATAGCAAAATCTAAATAGAGATGACATACCTACGCCTATACTATCACTTACCTTATTAAGTATAATTGCGCTTTCTAAATATGGTGGTATATTAACATTACTTCCACCACCTAAACTCAAAGTAACAAGTCCACTACCATTAACTATAAACTCTAACCATTTACTCTGGTAGGTACTTAAAGATGATTGATTATGTTTTCTATCTTGAGCAAATCCAACCAGTTCAACACCAGCACTTCCAGAAGGTATTATACTAACAATAACCTGTTTATATCCTAAAGATGATGCATTGCCACTATTACTAGTAGAACTATCTGCTATATTAGCATAGTTGTATTTATATTGAATATTAGTCATAGTATTATTAGTAACAAAACTTTGAACAGTTCCATCTCCCCAATCAACTGTAACTCCATTAGGGGTAGCTCCTTGGGCTTGAGCACCAAAACATATGAAGTTATTATCACTATCGTCTACTCTATATAATCCTACTATTCTTTGAGTACCAGTAGCACTAATATCTGGCATGGTCATCCATAGTGGATTACGCACCCAAGGAGTTATTGCTAATTCTTGGTTAACTAAGTTTCTAGTATTAGCATTTCTACTAACATTAGTGTTAATACTCATGTTATTTCGCTTCCGAATACGTTAAAGGATAAACCGCTGTTACTTGGAGTATAAACACTAATAATATCACCAGAACCAAGTGATAATCCAAGACTTAAAAAATTACTATCATTACCAGCAACTTGGGCGTCATATGCTATATAATGCTGACTAACAATCGATGCTCCGCTAGGGCGAACTGCTATTCTGTATGTATTAACAAATCCCGCTAAGTTACAAACGCTTAGAGTCGAACAAACCGCCTGTGTTCCGCTAGGAACTGTATATAGTGTAGTTAAACCGCTAGCGGCTGGAACTACTTGTCCTAAGACCTTATAATTTACTGCCATATTACATTCCTGCTAATAAGAAGGGGTGAATAAAATTAACTGTATTTACTACTAATGTGTCACTACTGCTATTATAATCTAAAGATACTCCATTTCCACCAGATAAAGATGTGGTAGCATTACTGTCTATAGTAAGGGTATTGGCACTGTCATTATATGTTAAACTCATTCCAGAACCAGCAATAAGAAGTCCCGCTACTTCATCATCTATTATTTCGCCTAGTGGAACACCGCTTACGCTTAAAACTCCACTAACATTAACATTTCCATTGACATCTAACTTGTATTGTGGATTAGTTGTACCAATTCCAACATTATTTGCAAAATAAGCACCGCCAGAACTATTTATATATGAAAGAACGTTTGATGCAATATCTCTTGTCTCAATAGCATTAGCAGTTTGACTAGATACTTGTTCAATAAGTAATCCTCTTCTTCCCGGCGCTACAGTATTAACCTCTAAGCTTGCAAAATTACTCCAACCGGTTTTAGAAACTGCTAAAGTTGTATTATTAATAAATCCAGTTGGTCCAAATGATAAATATCTAGCTCCTCCACCTTGAGTAACATAGAAAGCGTTGGTGCTGTTGGTTCTTACATCTAAATCATACGTTGGGGTTGTAGTTCCAATACCAACTCCAGAAGAAAATATTCCTGTACCTATAACATGTAGTTGACCACTTGGAGAAGTTGTTCCTATCCCAACGCTACCAAAAATACCACTGTTAGTAACATTTATTCCATTACTAAATTGAGCAGTAGTTCCACTGAAAGTTAGTCCACCGCCATTGCCATCTTGAGATATACTACCATTATTTGACAATTCAATAGCGGTAGCTGAAACACCATTTCCAAGTCTTATTTTTGATGCTTGAATTCTAAATGCCGTAGCGGTAGGTGAATTAAAGTATAATGCTCCATTGTCTGCTAGAATTGATCCACCATAACCATCAGCATTTTCTAATCTTATACCTTGAGCATTTGCAGACGAGCCACTAACATGAATTAAGTCTAATGGAGAATTCGTTCCAACGCCTATTCCAGAAGAAAAGATACCAGTACCAACAACATGAAGTTGTCCGCTTGGAGTGGTTGTTCCAATACCAACTAAACCGCTATTTGTAACACGAATTCTTTCGGTTCCAGCAGTACGAATTCTAACTTGTTGATTAACATTACTGCCATCATACGATTGACCCAAAGTTACTGGTTGGTTTGCAGATTGTATGTCAACAGCGCCGTCTTGATTTCCTACTTTTACAGATGCACTTCCAGCATCAAGAAATAAATTACCATTAATATCTGCTCTAACTTTTAATGCTGTATCAGAAGATGCACTAGATTTAAAATATACTGTCCCTAAATTATTTCCAGTGCCTCTAACATAAACATCACCAGCAACATCCAAAAATCCAGATGGAGTAATAGTTCCTATACCAACGTTACCATTACTTAATACGCTTAATCTTTCAGTTCTGCCCTGTGTTCCATCTCCATTATTCATTAACACTGCAAACCTACTAGCCCCACTAACACTTGTGGATGCTATAGAATGAAGAGTATTATAACCATCATATGCACTAGAACCATTCCATAATCCATTATAAAATCTAAGTTCATTAGGATTACTTTGAGTTGCGATAGAAGTTGGAGTAGAGGTTTTTGGAAAAGTTAAAGTGCCATTAGCATAAGTGGTCCCACCAAGATATGTACTTGCACTGAAAAATAAATTAGTTGCTGTAATATCTATTCTATTAGTAGCACTATTATTAAATTGAATATTAGCATTACCAGATGGACCATAAATATAACCGTTAGTTGAACTATCACCCACAATGATACCACTACTGAATATACCGCTACCTATAACATGAAGTCTGGATGTTGGATTTGTTGTTCCAATACCAACATTAGTACCATTATCAAAAACTAAACTATTACTTAGTCCACTACCATTAGTTCCAAACTTGCTTAAATAATTAGCAGTCCCTACCGGTAGTAGTCCGCTTACACTACTATTGAAGTTTGTAATGTCGCTAGGTGAATGAGTATGACCACTAGCACTAACATCAACGTTATTAACTTTTAGCGAAGTAAAATTTCCACTGGGGCCACTAATACTTCCAGTAAAAATTGCACCACTAAGACTTGCTTTAGTGCCGATGTTAGTATTTACAGTAGTAGCAAAATTAGCATCATTGCCAAGAGCAGCTGCTAGCTCATTAAGAGTATCTAGTGCGGTTGGTGCAGAAGCTACTAGGTTGCTTATTTCTGTACGAACGAATGCTGTACTAGCAATTTGAGTGTTATTAGTTCCAGCACTTGCTGTTGGAGTTAGTGGGGTTCCGGTGAATGTTGGACTACTTAGCGGTGCATAAACTCCGTTAGTTAAAGTGTTTACTCTAGAATCTACTTGAGTTTGAGTTAAACCAAATGTTCCAGTAGTAGATATTGTATAATTAGAACCAACGGCAGATATACCAATACCATTACCAGCAGTTAATAATGTTATTGGTAATAATCCACTAACACTAGTATTGAAATCTGTTATATTACTAGAAGGGTGATTGTGTGAACTAGAAGCATAATTTCCAGATGGTTGTTTATTATCAAGAGTTGTTTGAAGTGATATAATATCAGCTATATTGTGAGTATGCCCACTAAGTGCAACACCAGTAGCTCCAACCCTAAGAGAAGTAAATGTACCGCTATTAAATATAGTAGGGCTAGTAAAAGTTTTTGGTCCAGTAATAACTTGACCCCCAGCGGTCATAACAAAGTCTGAATCAGCACCAGCTTCTGGTAAGTAATAAGTTCTATCTACATAAAGATTGTTTGTTGGAGTAATGGTTATAGTATTATTAAATAGTGAGCCAATATTGCCTTTAATCAAAATATCTTTTTTATTATTGTATACGCCATCACCAGAACTAGCAGTAAATCTTACGCCACTATTACTAGAAAAAGTTTTTATACCGCTTATAGATTGATCTAAATTTGTTGACCTTACAACGGTAGAAGAGTCTACAGCAATACTGTCTGCACTTACAATTAATCCATCACCCTGACCAACATCAAAACTTCTACTAGATGAAAGATTGCCACCCCCAGCTAAACCACTACCAGCTGAAAAAATGACACCAGATAATGCAATGTTCTGAACATTATTTAAAGCAAGATCTGACTTAATTTGTGAAGATGTTCTAGTGTATATATTACGAGAGAATGTAGATGGGTCAGATACTAGTACTGGAAAATAAGATGGTGTTAGTAATGTGGGTTGAAATTTAAAAGATGAATTTCCAGAAGATATAATATCTCCAGTAAATATTTTAGATCCGCTTATTGCTTGATCGTCAAATGTTCTTACTATAGTGTTACCACTAGTTAAGTTCTCAATTAAGTATCCACTACCAACCCTACTAACAGGAAGAATTCCGCTAGTAAATAATATTGGATAGCCACTAGGAGTATCAAATGTAATAAAATTATCAGAAGATTTTATCTCTATGATAATATCGTGATCTTTGAGAACATCAAGATTAACTACATTTTCAATAACTTCTATAGTGTAGTTGCTCATTTAGCACTCCATTTGGGTAGAATTTTTGCTATTTCTTTTGATGATTGTTATAAGACCAAACAATACCCTTGTTGTATATTGGCCACCATTAGTATAAAAAATATCGTTTGATTCTAACTCAAAATCATATTTTGCCGTTTTGAACGTAAAGTTATTGGTGGTGGAGGCTGGTAACATAAGAGTGATCTTACCATTAACTCCATCTATAGACATTTTATAATCTGAATTAGAGTTTCCAGATGTGTAAGTTATTGTTTGATTATCGCTGGTCGTAATTAGCATTCTGGCGCACCAGTTAGTAATGTCAATTGGTGTGCCTGTATTGTTTTTATAAATGAATGTTAGGTTATAAGAAGAACCTTGTTCAACATCAAAATCATATTTTGCAGCTGCCATTTTATTCTTCCATTTCTGCTAATTGTGATTGGATATATAAACTTATGACACGCATTCTATACTTGTCTATATTCATAGACTCTGGATTAATACTTTCTTCTTGTAGAACACTAGCAAAAGCTGCGGGGGTCTTTCTATTTTCACTAAGTATGTCTCTTATTGAAGTAGCATTGACTTCAGACATAATATCTACATTAGTAAGAACATCTACTTTTAATTTTTCTAGTTCTTTTACTTCTGATTTTGTTAGCTGTCTTAAGTTCTTTTTAGATTTAGAATTTAGATATGCGTCAGTAAGAACATCTGAAATTTCTTTCCAACTTTCTTCTGCCCAATATACAAACTCAGCTACTCCCGGTTTCTTTTTTGGAGTTGCTACTCTTTGTTTTCTTGGTCCAGTATCTTGTTTAAATTGTGGTCTGCCATTTGGATTGCTAGGTTTAGGTGCATTAGGAAGACCTCCACCCGGTGTTACTGGCTTTGGCATTAATATATCCTTTGGAACACTTGTTTTTAAACCAACATCTTGGGGATTAACCTTTCCAGCCTGTAGAGCAATCTTTTCAAGATCCATTTTATGATTAGCATTATGAAATGGACTAGCTTTGTCTGGAGTATCTTCACCTTGTCGTTCTTCAAATTCTCTTTGCAGTCTAATCTTTTCAATCTGAGGAATTTCCTTAAATCTTTCAAGAACAGTTTCTTGGCTAATAATATCTCTATCAACAAGTTGTAGTAGAAGGGCTTTCTCTGCGGCTTCATCAGATAGTGTCATTTGGTCAAACTGAATATAGGCTTTGTATCTAAAACCCATAGCTTGTCTTACCATTTCAATTTCTTTTTCCCAAAATCTAGTTAGCTGATCTCTACCGTACTGAAGTCTTTCTACTAGAGTCTTGAGGGAGATAAAGTTATTAGTAAAACCACCGCCGCCAGTAGCCATACCAGTTAATGTTGGGGGAACACCTAATCCAGCATATATACTATTAAGTACCGAAGTATATTTTTCAGAACCAAGGAATTTGTATACTTCGCTGCTAGATTCTTGAAAGGATAGTTCTGGCCCCCAAACTAATTCCATCGTGCCACCACCAACATTACTGGCTAGAATATCTCGTAGTTTATTAATAGCTGTTTTGTTTGGTAAAATTTTGTGTTCAAGATTACCAAGTGTCCATAAGCGAATATTAGATATAGCACCATCCAAAGCGGACATATCTGCTAATCTCATCTTTTCTAACATGATAATATCATCTAGGATAGCATAGATCATGGGATTTGCCCACATCTGCCAATCATCTTTCTTATAGTGAAAAACACAGAGTCTTTCTGAATCAAGCGGGATTCTTTTTTCTTTATTTAGTAATGCTTTCTTAATATCAGTTGGTAAGCTATCAAGAACATCATTAGGAAGTGAGCCTGACTGAAAAGTATCTAGGAATGTTCCAGCACTTAAGGTATAGTTTGAAACACCCATAAACAATGCCATCTTACCATCTTTTAAATCTACAGTAAGGGGGCTAAAGAAGTTGTATCTCCAAGGAATTTGATTTTGTTTCATATTTGGAGTTTCAACTTTGATATCCTTTGCTAGAGATTTCATATATTTTTCAAGCTCTGGAGTCACATTCGCATAACTACGATACATGATAACATTACCAGTTTTATAAAGATTGTTTAAGAATCTTTCTGATCTTTCTTTTCCATTTACACTCTTAAACCACTGTTGGTAGAATTTTTCAACAGTTTTATTAGGGTGAACAATGCTGATACCCTGACTACCAAAGTCGCCCATCAAATCAATAATATTTCTTATAATTCCAACTTTATCATAAGCGTCCATACACATCTTAATGATACGCTTTTGTTGAGTAGGTACAGACTCGGTTTGTCTGAATGCGTAATAGTCAAGTTTATTAAAACCGGGTCTTACTGACCTATTTGGCTCAATGTCTGTAAAGTTTCTGTAGGCATCACTACCAGTAGATTTATTTAAGCCAGAATAAGAATTGATATTGTCGGACAATCTCTCCATAGCATTAGATTTGCTAGAAAAATTGTCATCAGACCAAGTTATCATGTCTTCTTCACTCATAATTTTTCCTTAATTGGAATGTAATCGGAATGCTACTTTTTAATACACATCTTTCATATTATCAGAGAACCAACTGGGGCCAATATATAGCTTTTCGTCTTCTTTTGCTGGAACATGACCACCAGTAGCAAAACCCCCATAAAACTGATAGGCTTCTGGGGTTGGAGTCCTGTGTATTATTCTGCCAGCCATATTAGCCATTAATAGTGCAGAATATCTATCTTTTCTCATTTTACTTTTTCGACCAGTGCCAACTATGACCTCTGGAGTGTCCCATCTATCTCTACCATTAGATGTTTGGGTCATCTGAATCATAGATAGTTCATCCTTAAGTTCCTCTATATCCATGACGCACTCTTCTAAAGTGTCAAACATTCTGCTTTTTAAACCATCTTCAGAGTTTGATAATCCAAGTGTTATAGAATCAAAGAAAGGAAATAATAAAACTTTATCTTCTAGATCTTTTCTCATTCCGTGATTAGCTTCTGCAAGCCAATCATATCTGGCAAATTGGCACATCTCTAATATATGTAATCCTCTTTCTCCATCTGTATCTTTGGGTTTATCGTCATCAATAGTGGGCCAGATTGGCATTTCGTCATCTTTAAGTTTGTCTTTATCGTGCAAAGACTCCATGACTGCTACACCACCACCTTGAGCATCCATAGCAATATGAACACATGGAAATAGTCTCATTAAATCTCTAATTTTTCTAGCACAATATGCATAGAAATCTGATTCTTTAGCATACCCCTTCTTTACTTTCTCTTTATGTTCTTGCCTTGTTGTTGTCCAGCAATGAACTATCTTTCGGCAGTCTCCACCGATCTCTAATACTACAATGCTGAAATTATCTACTTCAGATGCGGGGTCAACGCCAAAAACATATCGTTTATTTGTATCACCAATAAGACATGCCTCAAATTTGATAATATCACCCTTAGAGTCCATAACGGGATTCTCATTACTACCAACAACGCAAGATTCTATTAATGATCTTTTAAAGAAGCCCTGACTATCCCTAGTAAAACAAGCCCCATATTCCATCTGATAAATACCAGCATGTACTGTAGCCTTAGACCTTGCTACTTGATCAGCGTCCATGAAACCCACTGGTAATAGTTCATATGGTATTCTTATTATAGAGTATTGCCGCCAATCAAATGTGTCTGGGGGTTGTTCTCCACTAAATACTTCCGTTAACTTGGCTCTATTTCCACGACTTTTTATAATAGCTTTCCACTTTTTCCAATATGTAGCAAAGTGATTAAAGTCATAGTAAGCGGTTCCAGACAGAATAATTTGATTATCTTTTATCTCAGTATTCTCTTCTTCAGTTTCTATCTCTATTCCAAGCTCTGCCGCTTTTTTCCTTGCGGATATTCTTTTCACATTTTGCACAGGGTCAGCACTAACAGCAGCAAAGCCCGCAACTACATTTTCAAATATATCTCTAGGAATAGAAGCAAATTCGTCTGCAACAATGTCGTTAGCACGTTGACCTCTAATCTTTTGACCATCACCTAACGGCAAACAGGTTATAACACTCTCATTAATTCTCATGGTACATCTGTCAACATCTCTAGTGGGGCCGCTGTTACCATCGCACATATCTCTCAACATTGGGGCATTACGCCAGATAGTTTCCATATATTCAAATAACACTTTAGACTGTCTAAATGCAGCACCGACAATAACAATCTTTCGTTTGGGCATTAACATGGCTCTTAATATAGAATAAAGAGCTAGCTGGAACGACTTACCAAGACCTCGACTACCAATTAACATGGGGAACTTTCTGTTCCACAACTCATGCATAATTAATGACTGAGATGGTAAAAGCTGTATATTAAGTACTTGATGACATAAGAATGGTAGATATTCGGGTCTACTCATTAACCAAGACAACTTAAGATGAAAGTCATCATCTGATGGATTAATGATGGACATAGGATTAAAGATGTCCGTATCTATAACATCTAATCCTAGCCAAGCCTCATCTATAAGTTTGAGATTATTTTTTTTCATTCTGTGAAATGCCAGTGGTCTAATACGGCATCAGCAAACCCATAATATACGGCTTCTTCTGCCGTTAAATACCAATCACCAGACTTAAGTTTTCTAATCAAGTATTGCTTTACTTGTTTTTCGCTAGGCTTTTTACCAAACTTCTCATAGAAGAACTTACCATCAACGCATCTTGAAGCATATATGTTAAACATAACATCAGCAGTTTTTCTTTCATAATCTGCTTGATTCATAGCACTAAGATAATCTGTATTAATATTACTAGAACCATAATGAGATAAAAAATGAGTATTGGGCGTCATGTATCTATAATCTGCGGCTTGCATAAATATACTACTCATAGATTCTGCTTGACCATACATAATTATTGTTACATATGATCTACACATTTTTATAGCATCATAGATAGCCATGCCATCAGCCCATTCGCCACCAATACTGTGGCAGTGAATAGTAATATTTGCATTACTACGTAAATCTAATGCTCTCAAATTCTTCATGAAAGTATTAGACATTCTATATTCTACACCTAGATTTTGATTATCTTCGGTGTCATAATAGTTATGTAAGAAAATTTCTCTGGAGGCAATATTTGCTCCATAATCGTGGAAGTCTTTTAGTAGTTCTGGTTCAGCCATCACTTTTTTCTCCCTATGGTGTACATTTCATTGACTCTTTTTAAGATACTGCTAACTGCAAGAAAAGCATTATATTTATTACCACAAAACAATATTTGTACATTGTTATATAGCTGAAATTCAAATAAACATTTTAACATATACTTACCAGTAATCTTCAAAGAAGCCTTGTTTTTAACTGGTATTCTTGTTTCGTCTGGGAACTTTATTAAGTCCTCAAGAGAAAATTCTAAGACAATAAATTTATGAGGAAATGGTGTCATTCGCTCTACTTCCGCCAAGAATGCGTGTTTCTTTTGCCCTAGATTAACTGCTAGTTCCTCAACGCAACCCTTTCTTTCTATACATATTTTATCTTCCATTCCAAGTATAGAATAATCGCCAGTATCAAGTTTTTGATCTATCATTCCAGCGCAAGTATTGAACTCGCTAAAGAAATAGCCGTCCTGCTCTCTGGTGTCTTTTATAACAGTGAATGGTGGAGCAACTTTATAGGTCATCGACTATGATCCTAAATAATGATTCGTATTGGTGTTCATAACCCTTTATTGAGTCATGGCACTTTCTACATAATGTTATACCATTTGAAACGTCATATCTTAATGCACTAGCTCTAGACCACTTTTTAATATGGTGTACTTGTAAGGATAGCTTTTTACCGCATCCCGGCATCATACACTTTCTTTTGTCCCGATTTAATACGGCTTTCCTAAAGTTCTCGTATGCGGGGTCATCGTAATTTCTTTTCATAATTCGTATATTTTATCTATTCTAGATTTTCTTCTAATTTCTATACAGGCTATTCTCATCTCTATTGAAGGATTTTGTTTCATAATAATTTTTACGAGATCGTTTAAGACTACAAAACAGGCATCGTCTGGATCATCTGCGTTTACAAATATAGTAGGAAATGGGCTATTATATGATTTAAGAAATAGATGTTTTATCCTGCTAAACACATTTGATATGTCGAGCATTATTCTGTAAGTTTTCATTAATTTTCTCTTCTAGCATGAGCTTAATAAGACTGTTCAAGTCATATTTTGGTGTCCATCCCAGTTTAGCTCTGGCCTTAGTTGATCTGCCTCTTAAGTAATCTACTTCTGCCGGTCTATAGAACTTAGGGTCTATTCCAACATAATTACTCCAATCATAAATACCAAAATAGCCAAAAGCAGCATCTAGTAAATCACGAATAGAATAACTATTTTCTGTACATATAACATAGTCATCTGGTTCATCTTGCTGTACCATTAACCACATTGCCTCTACATAATCTCCAGCATATCCCCAATCTCTGTAGGCGTCTAAATTGCCCAACATTAACTTAGGGAAGGTCACATCGTTATATACAATATTATTGTCTAAAGATTGAATATATTCAGTATTAGTAATATTAGTGTCATGTATCCAATCTACGAAAGAGACTACCCAATTTACTACTTTTTTAGTAACAAAGTTATCTCCACGCCTTGGACCTTCGTGGTTAAATAGTATGCCACAACTACCGTGTATTCCGTAAGCCTGACGATATAAACCAACGGCGTAATGGGAGGCACATTTTGCTACAGCGTATGGGGACTGAGGCAAAAACCTAGTATTTTCATCTTGGTATTTCGTACCATCCCTGTCGATATCATAAGCTTTACCAAACATCTCGCTGGAGGAGGCTTGATAAAACCTACTACCCAACATCTCTAAATCTACCATAGTCTGTAAGATATTTAAGCACCCTTTACCAGTTATATCCCAAGTCAGGGAAGGCTGAGTGAATGAGGTTCCCACATGAGACTGAGCGGCTAGGTTGTAGACTTCATCTACGTGTTCGTTATTACGAAGAATATTCAAAACACTACTAGAATCGGTTATGTCCCCCTCGACTAGACTGAACCTAGAATGATTCAATATATGCTTTATTCTTTGGGTATTATCTACACTAGAGCGTCGAGTCACCCCCAATACATCGTACCCCTTATCTAGAAGTAAATCTGCTAGGTGGCTACCATCTTGTCCTGTTATTCCAAAAATGATTGATTTCATTTGTTATCCTTAGTGTTATTTTTTAAACCTGTATGTGGACAAAGTTTGTCTGGATACCAAGTGCTGTATGATTGACTGTTGCTAGTATATATATCTGTTAATCCACATGTATCTATATTAAGACCGTGCCATTCTGGGAAAAATTTGTGAGCTTTACGCTCTGTATATACATTCTCATTAGATTCATTAATAGTTTTATCAAATAAGTATGGTCCGCACGTTTCTCCAGACAGTAATAATTCTTTTGTACATAACTCAAACATAATTTTATTTATAGAACTATTTACTTTTGATGCCATTAATCCATTTTGTATAGTTCCTCCGTAGTCAACACAGAAAAAATCCATACTTGTAAAATCATATTCCCAATTTTTTATAGAGGTGATACATTTAAAATCTACATCAAAATAAAAGCCGCCATATTGATATAATATTTTGTATCTAAAATAGTCACTTATAAATACGGTTGATACACTATCTATATTAAGATAATTATTATTATCTATTTCATTTTTTATTTTGTTTTCATCCCAAAATATGTATTCATACTCTGGATTATTTGTAACCCAAGTCTTAGTAAAAGGCTCCCAAAGATCTGGCAATTTGTTTTTACCAATCCATATTTGATATATTATTTTAGGAATCAATCTATCACCGTATCTGGCGTTAAGAATGGCTGATCAATCTGTCCGTCTTCGTATTGATGGAACTGACTCAAACGTTCCTTTTCTTTAAGCATAGCTAGTCTCATCTTCTCCATTTCAATCCCATATCTCTTTAGCGTTTCGGGGTCTTGCATAAGGTGAGCAACCCAAGATGTAAAGCTTTGTTTACTATCTTCAAGTCGCTTGATTCTCTGCTCTCTAGTTCCCTTCATCTCACGCAACATGCTAGCCTTTTTGCTTTGGAGTTCACGATAGTCCCTATTGAGGGCTTCTTGCGAAGCCCGTAAGGAAGCTAGTTGACGCTCTAGATTTAAAACGTAGTCATGGTCACGCTGATCCTTATCAACGGCCCGCTCATCTGCTAACATTTTTTCTAAAGTGGTCATCTCATTAAGGTTATCCTTATTACTCTTTAAGCAGCGGTTCATAAGTATTTCTAGTTTAATAACGTCTACTACCTGTAGCTCTTCTGTTGGAAATACATCGTCCTTGAACTGTGAAATTATGCGCGACCAGTGGTACTTAAAAAGCTCTAATTCTGAAGGAGTAAACTGATTCTCTAATTCAATCCAATAGGGGCGGTCTTCTAATGAATATGCGGCGGCTTCTTCGTTTGACAATCCAACCTTGAATTTGCGTTTAACGAAGTTGTCAACGGACTCAACATCACGGTCGAGTTGTTTAGCGATATCTTCTACGGTCAAGCTATTAATTAGCCTGCCGATTATACGTTCTTCTTCTTTGGATATCCTACCCTTCTTCATCAATCAACTCCTTGATTATAGATATGATTTCTTCTCTTCTTTTCTTGGGAACGTAAACGTCATTAATTATTTTTAGGTAATCAGATCGGTATTCTGCTGGTAATTTCATATCAATAGTCTTTTGTAATGATTGGGCGTCTATTTTGTCATCCTCAACCAATTCTTCATGAGGAACATAATCTTCATAAGATAAACTACTGGGTTTTAGGATCTTCTTCTTTTCTTCTTCATCTTTAGTATAGAAATTGTCACGAACGAAGTTTTTAAGTCTATTAGATAAGTGGACTGATAAGAAATTCTCCAAGGGGCGACTTGGATCATAACGATTTAGCGCATCCATACAAATAATAAAAGCTTCTTGTTTTATATCCTCAACTTCATAACCGTGGAATGTATAACGGGCCGATATCCTATTAACGACAATGTTAATTTGATCTACCACTTGTTGTTCTGTCATGTGTTTGGGTATTTTCATTCCTGCTCTTCGTCTACCCATTGTAATGTTCTCCATTTCGAACCGTTATAGAACTTAACGGTGTCCGTTGTTTCATCGTATATGAAAGTACCCTTCTTAACGTTAAGATCGATGGAAGACTCTAATTGTAAATGTTTTACTGATAGTTTGTTAGCACTAAGTTTTGAGGCTTTAAGCGATAGCTGTTTGGTATACTTCGTTAAAGCTTCAGCTATGATATCACTAAAAACCTTACTGTCGAAAGACACGCTAGAAATATCGTTAACGTCTATGCGAGCTAAGAAAGAATTTTCTTTAATCTTGACTGAGCTAGCAACAAACGGGCCGGTAGAAGATAAGACACAATTATCTTCATATAAGCACATGAAATAATGTTCGGGCAGAGTAGATCGTAATACTGTTACTAGATCTTTATCACAGGGGAAATAGTCGGTCTGTTTAAAACAAAATAACTTATCCTCTATGGACTTACCACTATATATCTGAAGAAATCTTTTAAAATAAGCTTTATCGTCTTGCTGGTAAGCATAGCCAAGACCATGCTCGTATCTAACAACTTTATTATTGGGGCCGTATGTTTCTAGAATGTAGAAGAATTTATTATCTTCGCCATATCCAATAACATTAGATATAGAGTTATCTTCAGTAATAAGCTTGTTATAAACGGCAGCTGAATAGTCGTAAGAAGCTTTAAATAGATTAGTAATTCCGCAAACTAAGAGATCGTTAGATCCATCTTGATTTACTACAGTCTCAATCGCTTGACTTGGTTTCATCGTTTTCCTCTTCAGTATCCTTATCCTTAGTGGAGAGTAACGATGCTAGTGATTTATCCGTCTGATTTAAGTCAGATTCTATTTGTTGCTGTAAAGAAGCGGTAGCGCGACAATCCAATTGCGTTTCAATTGTTTGTTTCTTTTTCATAAAAAGTCTCCTATACGGTATTATACACCTTATAGATATAATTTGACAGATTCACTGATCCAAACAGGGGCGATGGGGGAGGATTGGGTAGTACATTAGTTTATATGTTGGTAATTGTGAATGGACCACCCCCGGTTTTTTCGACGTATCTTGCCTAGACTACTTATAAGATAAAACCCCCCCATATCCCCCATCTTAACATTATAGTGTGTGTGGTGGGCCGCGTTCGCCGTAAACCCTTATGGGGTATGGACTTACGACTAATCATATGAATGATACGATCAGCTCATTAAGGGAATAATATATTTGGCACAGCATTTGCTCTAGAGAATATTTATTGCTTTGGCACAAGATTATATTCAAAAATATTTTAGATTGCCACTTGACATGGCCGATAAGTATGGTATAATAAGAGCATAAGAAAGAAAGAGAGAAAGAAAAATGACAATCAACACTGAAATCAAGACAACCTACAATGGCAAGACTTATACGGGCTTCGTTGTAGAAAGCAAACTGGTCAAGGGTCGTGAGATGATCACGATCATGATTGAAGATAGTTCGCGGAATGAAGGTATTGGATACCGTAGCATGTATGTCGATATGATGTCTCAAACGTCAGAAAATCTTTTTGCTTGAGGCTTGACACGGGAAAAGACGATAGATATAATAGAGAGAAAGAAAGAGAGAGAAAAGAAAATGACATACTTCATTCAAATCTTAGACGCTTGGGATTGTGAGATAGACTTTATCGGCCCCTTCAATACTGAAAACGAAGCCTATGAGGCTGGTTGGAGTAAGTGGGAAGGCGATGAAAATGCCTATAGCAGTCATATCGTCAAGAGGCTCCCCGCTTCTACTCACTGAAAAAATATTTCCTAGGGGCTTGACACGGCGAAAGCCGATGTATATAATAGAGCGAAAGAAAGAAAAGGGAAAGAAAATGACAACGCTGATTCTAATCGTGGTAGGAAAGAAGTATAAGGTATACAAGGATATGGGCAATGGTAAGCGTAGGCTTCTCGGCTCTTTCAATAGTTCGACTGAGGCCGAACGATTCATGAACGCTTGACAAATAGATAGACGATAGATATAATATCCACAGTTATCTAACCCTAAGAAAGAAAAAGAAAATGTTTGGCACTGCATACGCTGTCCGTAAGAATAACCTCAACACTATCTTCGCATCTATGATCGCTGGTAAGTATACCAGTGTGATCGACCCGAAGGGTAGGGTATATGCTGGCCTTATCAATGCTATCATGCGTGAGGATGGTAGTGGTCGCAACTGGATCGTAACCATCACGAATCAGACCAAGAGTGAACAAGTGTTCATTCATGCAGTCTAGAGCGTACTATCTAATCCGCAGGGGTAAGCAGCACCCCCAACAGGGGGGAGCAACAGCAAATCCTGTGCCAAAAAATCTTGGCATACCATTTGCGTATAGATTTGTTCTAAACCCTTACCCTATAAGGACTTAGGGCGAGGGCGGCGGGCCGGATTTGACGTAAACCCTTACTGTATATAGACTTACGACTAGTAAGGACATCGCATCGAAGAGGTGTTTAAGGGAATAAAATATGCCATGCTCAAAAAATGGGCGTGGTAAGATAGGGGGACTGTTGCAAAATCATACAGTGATGCAGTTTCTCGGCCAAAAGTGCTATAGCAAAATGCAACACACTGTAGCAAAATGCTACGCTTAATCTCTAGGCACAGAAAATAGCATAGCGTTTTTCCCGCGAAATACGCACAAAAAAATAATCTATGATTGGCACGGGGTTTGCTCTATATATAGATAGAGAAAGAAAGAGAGAGTTTAAGATGATCGGTTTTTTTGATTTTGACATGACTACAGCGATTACAAAAGGTAAGGAAACTCCAAGTTTTAGCCAGTTTAAGAATCCTGAGTTTGCTGTAGAAGATATTCTGAATGCAAAGCCTACAAAGATTACGAAAAACGTAATGAATAGGTATAAGAAAGTTTTTATTCTAACCGCTAGAAATGATGGAAAGAATAATGAAATGAGTAATGCAATGCAAAAGTATTTTATGCAAAATGGGATATATATTCCGAATAATCAGATTTTGATGCTTGGGGATTATATGAAAGATAGAAAGACTGCTGAAAAGAAATCAGTTGTGCTAAATAGGTTAAGTAAGCATTTTAAGCAAACTATTCATTTTTGGGATGATGATAACGATAACGTAAGATACGCAAGATGCTTAGATAGGGTAAAGACATTCCAAGTCTGAAAAATATTTTCTGGGGCTTGACAAGCAAAAAGCCGATATATATAATAGGGAAAGAAGAAAGAAAGAGAAAAGGAAAAGAAAATGAAGAATCTTAAGGTTTTCAATACGCTGAACGAGTTGATCGACTATCTTGACGAAAACGAAGTTGATACGCTTGTGGGTTATGCTGCTTTCGGGCTTGATCTTCTGGATCATGCTAGAAACAATGACAACGAAATCGAAATCGGTTGGGATGGTGGATTCATCCAGATTGACGATATGGGATACGTTGTTGCAGACTTTGCAATCTGCTAATCCCCCATAGGTGGGGTTGACACGTTAGAAAATCTTTATAGAATATATTTCATCACTTCAAAAGGAAAAAGAAAATGACCAACGACTTTGTATACAATATGAGCGAAATCAACGAAGAGGATATCTACAGGGGCTGGGAAGAAATGGCAAACGAAGATAGCGAGTTATTTTTGGTAGTCTACGGTGTTCCCGGTGAAGATGAAGAAGATGAGGAAGATGGGTATGATGAGGACTTTTGGGGAGAGCAGTATTTCGCGTGAGCAAATCCCGTGCCAAACGCGAATGGCACACGGTTTGCCCTAGGATTTGACCTAAACCCTTACTACCAAAGGACTTAGGGCGAATCCGGCGGGCCGGGTTTGCCGTAAACCCTTGATACATAAGGACTTAGGGCGAGTATCGACGCAAAGGCTGTGCCAAAAAATAATATATTCCAAGCCTAAAAAAGAGGCATGTTAAGATGGGCAATCCGTTGCAAAATGCTACACTACCTCAGTTTCACGGCGGAAATCACTAACGCAAAATGCTACAGGGTGTTGCAAAATGCTACGCTCAAAAACTAGGCACAAAAAATGTCATAGCGTTTTTCCCGAGCGAAACGCAAAAAAAATAATCTATGTTTGGCACGGTAGTTGCTCTATATATAGGTATAAGAAAGAGAGTTTGAAAGATGAGAAAGTCAAGTTATTACCGTGGTTCTGATGATGGATACGATTATTCCCGAGACAATCGGGATGGATATGTTGACGTTGAACTCCGTTTGTTGGAGATAGATCGTCAGAATCGTGAGAATCAAAAGCGGTTCGAAGAATCGAAAAACAAAAACGAAAAATCGTAAGTTTTTCCGCTTGCGTCTTCAAGATTAGACGCTAGAATGTCGATAGATAAGAAAGAGAAAAAGGAAAAGAAAATGGAAACCACAGTTCTGATTTTTGATCGTAAGGGTAAAAAGTATAAGGTTTATAAGCAGACTAACCATACAAACGGTTGGTATCGTCGTTTGCTTGCTACGTTCAAAACTTCTCAGGAAGCCGAAAGATTTATGAACTCCCGCCCATAAGGGGGGTATGCAAGGCTGAAAAAGTTTCTTAGAATCATACCAGTATCACCAACCAAGAGAGAAAAAATGGCTACAAAGTTTAAAATCATCGAAGATGCCAAGCGTCAAATCCGCTCATGCTTTTTGGGAATCGCCGTTCCCCACCAACCTAGCCTAGCCGATGGCGAATATGGGCCAATCAAGAGCGAAAAGGTAATCAAGTTTAATAAAACGGCTTTGCGAAATATGGGCAAGATGAAGAAAGAGAAAGTCGATCCCCGTCTTTTGGGGGGTAGTGATCTTATGGTTGATAAGGTAGGCAAACCGGGAAGCAAAGATAGAGTAGAGGCTTTACGGGCTTTCTATGAACTACAGAATATGGCAGGACAGGAAACCTCCGTGTTTTACGAAGAATAGGGGTTTTTGGTAAGATAGGTAATCTGGGTAATCTTGGTAAGATAGGCAAGGGGGGTAATCTAGGCAAAATGGGGGGTTTGGGCGATCTGGGAAAACTGGGTAGTCTCGGCCAAAGTGGCCGGATCATGTGGTAGTCAGCGTTGTCAGCGAGAAATCCCCTTGACAACTAAAGTCTAGAGTGTAGAATGTCGATATAAAGGAAAGAGGAAACAATGAACGAGTACCAAAAAGTATATAAGTTTGATAATGGGTACGGTGCTAGTGTGGTGTGTAACTCACTACTAGGAACCTATGGGTCTAAGGATGGATTGTTCGAAGTTGCCATTCTGAAAGGCGACGATATTTGCTACGATACCCCTATCTCCCCAGATGTTGTGGGGTGGCTTGACTTTGCCGGTGTGGCCGATATACTTAATCAAATCAAGGCTCTCTAACTAAGGAAAAAAGATGAATCACACTGAAGCAACAAAGATGGTTCTTGGTAAGACTAATCGTGGTCAACGTAAGGTGGGAAATAATACCTACGCTTACATTGAACATGACGGAAGTGTGGCGATTGAGTTGCACGGTACTAAGGTGGTGGTTTTTTATCCTAACGGGCTGGTAAAGTTGAACAGTGGTGGATATCGAACCAGCACTACTAAAAAGCGTATTAACCAGTATAGCCCCGTGAGTGTGTACCAGAAAAACTTTGAATGGTTTTTGCGTGATGGTACTCAGTTTGAAGATAATGTTTTGGTTACTAACTAAAGAAAGGGATCACGGATGGTCGATATTAACTGGGTACAAATAGGTGTGGGATTTGTTATTGGCATTGGTTGCTCTTGGATTGTTTCTGATCTTGTTTTTCCAATAAGGAAGTGAAAATGCGTACAGGTGATGCGATTGTTCTTTCTATTTCATTCGTGATCGGATGTATAGCGGCTTGGATTGTGAATAGTTGACGTAACTCTATATCTGATAAGGGTTTAGGGCGAATGGGGCGGGCCGCGATTTTCGTGCCAAATCACCTTTCATCTTTTTAAGGAAAAAATATTGTTGGAGGGGGCTTGACGTTGCCGATAATCCCTGTATAATCGAAGTATCACCAAGGGAGAAAAGCGATGTACGAGTTTGATGATGTAGAGCGTGTTCTGGCTGAAGCAGCGGCTATTCAAGCAGAGCAGCATATGGTAGAGCCGATTGACGATCCGGCTGTGCTGTGCGATTTCTACGATTATGCCGCGATTGTTGGTATTGACGTTGACGATTACCTTCCCGTAGAGTATACTTGAGGAGAGAAAGATGAGTTGCCCCGATCCTACCCACGATTACGAGGACTATGATATGGATCACCATGATGATACTGCCGACCCGAACGATTATCGTGACGATTACTATGATGATAGTATGGATGGCGACCACGATAGTGCTATGAACTCTATCGGTTGGGACGTTGATGAAGGTTATGGATGTTTTGGTGACACTTACGGAGATGATTTCTGATGAATGATGCGTTTACTTTGGGCATTTGTTTTGCTTGTGCCGTTGCGGTTATTGGTGTTTTTCTTCTATATAACATTTATAGGGGTGTAAATGATAGTCTTACTAATGCTGTTATTGGTACTGTATATAACTTTCGATACTTCCAGCCAGTAACGGGAGACTATGAAAGGTATCTCGCCAAGGTTGTTGGTGTTCGTAAGTTGAGTCAGGCTGAAATCTCACGTTTGAACTGGACGAGCGATTACCGCCAATATGATAGTGAGTTTAAGCGTAGTCCTACGCTTGTTACATGCGAAATGGGTAACGGTGACTTTCGACAGTTCTATGCTGAACGTAGTGACATGTGCAGACGTTCAGCTGTAGGTGAACTTTTGTTCAAGGCGGGTGTGGCACACCTGTTTTAATGTACACTACCTAGACCCTTCTCCTAAGTCCTTACGGGCAAAGGAGTTAGGGCTAGGCGGGCGGGCCGGATTTGATGTAAAGTGTTGTCAGATATAGACTTAGAACAAGTTAAAGATTGGGCTTGACAAAAGCCGATAATATGCTAGGATACCTAAGTCGTTACAGTACAAGGAGTTATACCATGTCAAAATGGGATGATTGGGTACATTGTGAGGAAACGGCAGATTTGGTAGTTTGGGAGGAATGGGAGGCTTGGGTAAGGGAGGAAAACTGCGGGGGAGTGTCTCTCCCTAAGAATGAAGATCGATGCTGTGGGGATAGTCAGCGAGAGTATGACTTGACAGACCTTCCATTTTAGAGTAAACTGTTAAGAGTCAATAGCCGATAACATTATAAGGGAAAACATGGGAATATTAGACACATATAGTGCGTATGAAGTGCGTGATATTTGGCGTGACGATACCAATGGTTGGCCCGAAGACTTTATTCTATGCGTGAATGATCTACTGGCTAATGATCTTCTGGATTCATGGCTTGACAACCACAGCGATGAGGAGTATCGTGAGCGTATTCGTGAAATCATTGAAGATGAAACATATGGATATGAGGATGAGGATGGCAATGAAATGCTTGACTTTAATCCTAGTAAAGATAATGATGGACAGTTCAGATTATTTGAATAGTTGATAAACTGGGGGCTTATGGCATAATGATATCAAAGAAGCCATAAGTAAAAGACAGTCGAGTATGGCAGACACCCCCATTTTGGGTCATTAGCTCAGTTGGTTAGAGCATCGGACTTTTAATCCGTTGGTCGTAGGTTCGAATCCTACATGACTCATTGACTTTTTGGTGTGTATACAGTATAATAGATAAAACCATTCCTTTAACCCCTAAATACTATGTACAACGAAAATGTTATGAAGTGGTGCGGCCCTTATTATACTGAAGAGTACGATGATCTTATCGTATATGATGAGGAGATTATCGTAGTAGATGACAGTGGGGAATGGTACAATATTTATGATTCGGAGGCTGGCGATTGAGTTGCGGGTAGCCTGCATAGTATAGTGGTATTACAGTTGATTTGTAATCATCGGACGGGGGTTCGATTCCCTCTGTGGGCTTTTGATCGGGAATGGTGTAACGGTAGCACAAATGACTTTAACTAACCGGAGTGCATTATAGGGAAACCTTAAATTGTATAACCTCTCAAATTCGGGGAACGCTTAACTGCCAATCCCGAGCCAAGCCTATATGGAAGGTGTAACGACTTTACGGGAGGCGTCTAAAGCAATGCTATGACGAAGAGAAAGTCTAGACTACAAACCGCAAGGGTAACGAAAGTTATAGTAGTATGTGGATCATTTTGTCTAGGTTCAAATCCTAGTTCCCGAACTTATTATAAGATTTAATCCATTTTCTTACGGCGTTGTCACTAACGCCATACATTTTACCAATTGTAGTCATTGGATGATTTTTAATTAAATAATCTAATTCTTCTTTTGTTGGCCTGTCTACCTTCCTCAACCAAGGTTTTGGGCCTTGCTTACCTTTTTTAATTTTTGGTGGTTTTTTGAATCTTTTACCAGCATAAGTGTCTGTTTGACTATGACAATTTGGACATAAGAAACATAAATTTTCTAGTCTATTATCATTGGGAATACCATTTTTATGTTCAAGTTGTAATGATATCTTTTTGCCGTTCCACGTATTTAATAGTCCACACTCTGCGCATTTATACTCAATTAAATTATTACGAATGATTCTTTGTTTAATACAGTTGCGATTCATAGTTCCATTTTCACAAAAATATTCGTGATTAGATTTTTTAGGAGTAAATCGTTTTCCCTTATTTGAACCTTTACCAAGAGATATATGAGACATGTCTATATTTTCTTGCTTGGCCCTTCTTTTAACAGTGTTATGGTTTCCACCCTTATTATTCATTCCAAAGTATCTTAAAATATCTGCAATTGTATTAGACTTAGAAACGAGATCTTTAAACTCATCTCTTGATATTGACCATATAACGCTTCTATTTTTTCTTTTTTGTTCTTGCATTTTTATTCCAAGTATGGTAAGATAACTGTGAATAGTAGATGTGTGATACCATATTATTATACACAAAACATACGTAGGTAGCATAATGGTAGTGCCACAAACTGTTAATTTGTCATGTGTAGGTTCGACTCCTACCCTACGTGCTATGGCCCCATCTTCTAACGGTTAGGAAATCGGATTTTCGCTCCGAGAATCAGGGTTCGATTCCCTGTGGGGTCATTTTGGGAATGTAGATCAATTGGTTAGATCGCTAGCCTGTCACGCTAGAGGTTGCGGGTTCAAGTCCCGTCATTCTCGTTATCTTTTCGTAAGTCCTTATCTATCAAGGATTTAGGAACAACGGGGCGGGCCGCGTTTTTCGTGCCAAATGCCCTAGGATTCAGTTGTTTTATTTTTTGCAACAACTGCTAAATATTTCCCCTTGACCATGCCGATATAGAGTGTAGAATGATGGCATACAAGGGAGAAAGTTATGAAAGTTGCAGACGGTAACGATAAGTTGGGTAAGGGTTGTTTGGTGGTTTCTCGCCCCGTTGGCGATACTTGCCCACCTACTTGTGCATTTCTTGGCGACGGTTGCTATGCAGAGCAAACCGAGAAAATGTATCCTAATGTTCGTCCCGCTGGTATGCAAAATCTCATTACGGAAAAGAATCGTATTCGTGCTATGATTCTGGAAGCCATCCGTAAAGAGAAGTCTATTCGTTGGCATGAGCGTGGCGATTGGTTTCTCAATGGTGAGTTGGATACCGATTACGTTGATAATGTAACGTGGGCTTGTGAGAGTATTCTATCGGAAGGTACGGCATTGCCCGATATGTGGTTCTATACTCATATCTATGATAGTCGCCTTGTGGCATTTGAAAAGTATATGAATGTATATGCTAGTGTCCACAATGATACCGATATGAATGAGGCAAAGGCTCAAGGTTTCAAACTGTTTGCGTGGTGCGATAGTGATCAAAAGATTGCACCTAAACGTCCACGTAATAAAGTAAAGGCTGACGCATGGCGTAAGGCGTTACCTAAACTCGTCGTACTAAATGGTACGAAGTTTATCACTTGCCCCGAAATCCGTCGTGGTCGTGGCGTTGTCACTTGCACACCGACTAAGGGTAGTGTATCATGTGATTTGTGCGTCAAGGGTTTGGCTAACGTGTTGTTTCCCTCTCACTAAGGATAAAAGATGATTTTATATTCCCATAACTATGTCACACTAAAGAGTGTGTGCGATCATAACAGTTTAGATTATATAGAAGTAATGGACGAGATTTGTCATAGTGATGTTAGTTTTGGTAATAACTATGATACTCTAATCCATAGGCGTGTTTTAGAAGATATTCTATTGAAAGAGTTAGATTGGGCAAGGCTTGACGATTCCGTACTCATTAGTTTGGGGAGTTGATTATGTATACTATTGTAAAGAAAAAGAGCGGTTCGGGTTGCTCGTCCTCATTCTATAAACTAAAGGGAATGAAGAATAGTGGCTTCAAGGTATTCGATTCTAAAGAGAGTGCAGACATTGCACACGCTAACCAGACTGAACTCTCTATTTATAATCTTGCCCCATATGTTTATAGTCAAGTAGGTCGCGTTCGTAAGAGTGATAAGAGTCTCAGCGGATGGGGCTTTATTACTGAAATCGCTGAACTAATCTGCTGTCCCGGTAATGGTTGTGAATGTTGTGATCGTGAAAGTATGTATGATGATTATCAACATGAGATTAGTAATCTAGTTGGAAGTATGGAAGACTGCGGATTTCATTTTGGCGATGATCATCCCGGTAACTTAGGATTTGTAATGCGTGATGGTCTTCCCGTTATGGTGTGTATTGATACTGGCGATGAAAGCGTTACCAGCGATAACTGTTATTGTATCACTTGCAGAAAGGGCGGTTGCTGCTATGAGTAAGTTTTATATTAAGTCTAACACGTTGGAGTTAATCTACTCTACGGATAAAAGTCCACTACAGGCCGCTGTTGTAGCACTAGGGGAAACTAATAAGTTTGACGTACTAGATGAACATTTTTATATAGACGAGCGTGGTATGAAAGATTATGCCACAGCAAAACCGGATACTATTGTAATCCCTACTAAACTAGTTGCCGCCGAAGCTGGCTGGACATTAGGGAAAGACGATACATGACGTAAACCCTTGCCACCACTAGAGTTATGGTGAGCGGGGCCGGGGAGATTTTACGTAAACCCTTACCAGATATAGACTTAGGATCATTAAAGATAGAGTATTGACTTGACCGATAACTATGGTAGAGTACGTATATAGGAGAAACAGTTATGTATGTATGGAGAGTTTGGAAGAATAACCGGTTTGCGGGATATGTGACATCCCCTAGCCAGTTTGAAGCGTATGTTAAGGCGACTGAGCAATATGGGCAAAATGTATGGGTTGAAAAGACTGCGGAATATAAGGTTGTCTTTGCCTAACAAGCCCGATCATTTTCGCAGGGGTAGTCAGCCAGCCTAAAGTTTGTTGAACAGAATGTCGATAATCCTTATATGAAAAAGGAGAAAGGCATCATGATTCAGTGGATTGGCGTGATTATCACGATTTGTGGATTGGTGTATACAGGTTTTAAGGATGTTCAAAACGGGAATATAAAAATCCCAGCAATATCTCAAAACGAGGTCTTGACAAAAACAAACTATCCTATACAATACTGTGTAATGGCTTACGACCCTAATACTGACAAAGTTTACTATCAACACGAAAACGGAATATGGTATGATTACCCTCCACAACAACGACGATACTCGGCCACGCCGCAACGTAATCAAAATCAAGAAAGTTATGCCGTGGGAAATGCGGCAGGGACACCAAGAACACAAGTATACGGTGTTCGATAATCGTCCCAAACGTCAACGTACTCGTAAGTCTATTGACAGGAGGTGGCGTGATGAGTATGATATGTGAAGATTGTAAGAGTTACAACATTGGTTGGGATGCTTGGGTTGACCAAGATGGTGAACTTTTGGCTGGCCCATACGATAACTGTCAATGTATGGATTGTGGATCAGATAACATCATTGAAGAAAGATACGCATGATTAAGGTACGTTATCATCTTCAGAAGGGTCAGTATTACAAGCACTGGCAGTTCAAAGATACTGAGACTAAGAGAGTGTGGTATGTTCATCCAGAAGAGCAAATCATTGAACTCCATAACTGTGTTCTCCACAATAACCGTAATGTGGCAAACAAGATTTATACGGGGGCTAATAAGGATGTTTGTGCATGGATAAAGTTCAAGGATGGTTTTAGGTATGATGAATCATTCATCCCCTCATATTCTACTCACCTAAAGTATGACCCTAGGAAACTCCCTTACTGGCATACTTGGTCAGGAAGAAACATTGACGGTTTTGCATTTGACATTCTACACCTTACATCCAAGGGTGTGTTCTACAATGAATGTAGGCAAAATATTTTGAATCCTCTAAAGATTGCCCCTTGACAAGCCGATAACATAGTGTATAATGAGAGAGTAAGACATGGAGAATGTAGCGTAATGGTAGCGTGTGGGAAGTTCCGAACTGCGACAATAGTGCAGAGTAGGCAAACAAATGCCCATGAAGTGGTTCGATTCCACTCTTCTCCCCTTGACAAGTCGATAACATAGTGTAGAATGATGGAGTAAGACAAAACAAATATGCGTGCGTCTAGCGACTAGATTGGGATAACCTATACGATAAACCTACGGCTGTTATGCAGCGTGGGGTTGCCTAACGGGGTTATACGTTAGGATAGTATACCAATCTACGGGGGTGCGATTCCTCTGCCACGCTCTAATACAACCAGTAACCGTTACTAAGAGCCAGACCAGAGCGGCAATGCCCGCTTTGCAGGGAGGATTTCCGTGGGCGGTTTACAACAGTTCCGTAATAGGGTAGACTGTTGAGTAAGGATTTGGGCGTAAATGATCCGCTGGTTATAACTCTGCTGGTAGTTTCCTTACAAAAGGTTGAACGGATTAGTACCGAGAGGCTGTTCGTAAAACTACCAGTGGTCGGTACACTTGACTTGACGATAACTAATGGTATAATAATAGTATGAAAGTTACCGCTAAACAAAATGGTCGTAAGTGGACTAAGGAACGTTTGAAACGTCATCCCGGCGAATGGGAAGTTGAGCAGGAAACGAAGTTCGTACCATGTTGGCCGGGAGAAGCGGCTATTCTGATTAAGAATACAACTGATGGGTGGAGTGGCTGGTTTCCTGTTAAAGATATTGACATTGTACTAGGGGAAAATAATGGAATGGATTAGTTTTCATGGCCCTCGTCGCCCTGTTAATGGTCAAAAGATCATCTATTATGGTGAGGCTATTGGTGTGTGGCGTGGTACATACAAGATAAACTATGATGATAAGTTTTGTATTCATAATATCTATTGTGGTGAAACTTGGGGAAATGTAGACTATATGGATGCCCCGTGGTGGATGCCAGATTTAGGACAAGAGAAACCACAACCACCTAGCGAAGATTACCCCTCCGATTACCCTTGGATTAATAATAAGGAAAACAAATGATTAACGTTGGAATGACGATTCGTGAGATGGTGAGCATTGCTTCTAATGGTAGTTGCAATGGTGATCTGTATGAGCGGATTATCAAGGCTCTGGAACTGGCTACTGGCAATGAGAAGTTGCTGGTTGGCTGTAACGGTGTCAAGTATGATACTCAGTATTGGGATGGCAAGATTCCTGCTATCAAGAGCCTGCGTCTGGCTACTGGTATGGGATTGAAGGATGCCAAGGATTGGGTTGAGGATGCCCAATACCACAGTGGAACTAAGTACACTGGCCCTCTTGATCCCGAAGTTGCACAAAAACTGTGCGACGAACTCAAGAAGTGTGGTATGGATTGCTGGACCACTAACTCTTGAAGCTCGCCTTAAGTCCTTATCCCACAAGGATTTAGGACCAAGGGGGCGGGCCGCGTTCGTCGTAAGTCCTTACCCCACAACGACTTATGACAAAAAAATATTTTTTCAAGGAACCCGCTTGACAAGGCCGATAGTAGATGTATAATCAGTAGAGTAATGGTTGATAACACTAACTTGAAAATGGAGATTATTATGCAGAAGTTTACGTTTGTTGTTGATATTGTGACCGATTCGCCGGTTGGTATTGAGCCGCAGGCTGTTCGTGATACGCTTCTGGCGTCTGTCGATGGCATTGGCAATATCGCCGCTGTTCATCCTGTCAAGACCGAGACTCTCAAAGAGCAGGGTTTCAAGGTTTGGCGGGCAAGGGTTGCTGGTATCAAGGAACCGGCCAAGGTCAAGGTTCCCAAGGCTCCCAAGGCCAAGAAGGTCGAGGCCGAAGTCGCAACGGCGACGGCTTGATTTTCTAAAGAACGTCGTGTAGAATACCGATATACCTTATAGGCGGTGGAAGTCAAAAACGCAACTGGACGTTAGACCAGTATAGGTATATCATTTTCCACTAACTAGGAGTTTACAATGGGTTTGGATCAGTTCGCATTTGCTATCGACAACAATGGAGAGAAGGAAGAACTTGCTTACTGGCGTAAGCATCCTAATCTTCAAGGTTGGATGGAGAATCTGTGGGAAAGTAAGGGTCGCCCTAACGCCAACGAAGATCATCCGCATGAGTTCAACTGTATTCAACTTGAACTTACTAAGGAAGATCTGGATAGTCTAGAGCAGGATGTTACTAATGCTAATCTGCCAGACACCGTAGGATTTTTCTTTGGTAGTAACAGCGATGGAGAGTACGGGCAGCAGGATTTGGAGTTTGTTCAGAAAGCCCGAGAAGCACTTGACAGCGGACTAACGGTAGTGTATGATAGTTGGTGGTGACATTACGATAACAATGAGGAACGACATGAAGATTCTTGGATTGGGCGATGAGACTGATGCTGGCAAGGTGCTTAGTATTAGTCGTGATGGTGTGACGTTTGAGAAGAACGGTGCAAGGGTTGTGTTGACCCTCACTGAAGTTGAGTCGATGGTTTTTTCTAACTAAGGGAGATATGATGTCTAATAACTTTGCTAGTCTGCGTAAGAACCGCCATATCAAGTGTAAGTATCCCCTGCATGGTACTAAGAACGTGCTGAAGTATCATGTTGGTCGTATTGAGCGTGTTGGTACTGGCCCTAATGGCCGATATGCCGTGGTTCGTGCTATGAATCAGACCGTTCGCACTCTGCTGTGCGATAAGATGATCGAAACGCAGTGCTATCGTTGATTCTCCCTTGAGTGTATGGGTGGCGTATGGTACAATACTATGCGTCACCCGTATCTATGGGGCGTAAGGTAAGCCGGTTGCATCCGCCAATCTTATAAGTTGGTCATAGGTCTGTTCGACTCAGACACGCCCTATTTTAGTAGTCTTATAATGCTTTTCGTGTATAGTATAATATCAACTACTATACAGGAGCATATATGAATACTAAAACTTGTACGGATTGTAAACAAGAACTAACAGTAGACCAGTTCTCAAAAAATGACCAGAAAAAGGATGGACTAAACTATAGATGCAAGGCGTGTCAAAAGATTTATTTCAAGCAGCATTATCAAAATAATAAACAATACTATGTAGATAAAGCCGCTGAACAAACTCAAAAGTTTTTAGCAATAATAGAAGAAGCAAAGCAGGATAAACTTAAAAAAGGATGTTCTATATGCGGCATGTATCATCCCGGCGTATTAGACTTCCATCATGTAGATCCTTCTAAGAAAGATTTCACTATTGCTAAATCTAGGACTAAAAGCAAAGAAAAGTTTCTACGGGAACTTGACAAGTGCATCGTCTTGTGTTCTAACTGTCATCGTATCCTTCATTGGAGAGAACGCAACTTAGATGCGGAGACTTCTTGATAGAACTAATGATTATGATTTTCGTTTGGAGTATGCTGTTTACAGAAGAATAAATAGGACGTTGTTTGAATACTAAAAGTCAACACGCCCCCAACCATTTAGGAGATAGTATATTATGAACGAGAAAGTAGCCACCTATGTTATGGATGATGTACAGTATGATATTTATGCGTGTTATGATTCTTGGCATGATATGGATATTCGTAATGTATCTTTCTATGACGTTTACAACCAGAAAACGGGAGCGTGTGTAAACGAGGGAGATCCTTTCTACGAGTTTCCAACGTGGGATGATATTTTCAGCAACTACTACTCAAAGGTCTAATATGTACCATTACGTTACTATCAATGCTGTTATGCGAGACTGTAACTCTATTGAGGATGCTATTAAAAAGTGTGGCATTTTACTCCCACAGTATCCAGATGAAAATACTGTACATATGGAATCGTGGGCGATTTCTGAAGTGTACGAAACTGCTACTGGTAAAACATATGTAGAAACTCAGGAGTGCTAATCATGGGTATGGGTAGTTATGCGGTAAGTAGTTATGTTATTCCATACGATGAACTGAAAAAGATTTGTCCAGATGAAATAGCGGCTATTGAAAAGGAAAAGTATTTTGATTCTATTGGTTGGAATAGTATTGGATGTTGGATGTCGTGGAGCGATCCCGATCAGTTCAAAGAGAATATCTTAGAATCTTTTGATAATCCAGAAAGCGAAGATAGCGAAAAGATTGCAGAGGAAATGGTTAAGGTGTATGACAATCGTATTATCAATCTTACAAAGGCTTTCAACGAAAAAACTGGATTGGCTTTATACTTTGATATTTACGATGAAGATCAAGGCGATAGATACGATGAGCCGGGAGATGAAGATGGTTGTATATTCTGCGTGAATGGTATGGTACAACTTACTCCTGCGGGCGAGAAATATAAAGATATTATTACTGAGCGTAGATGGACTCAGTATGGATAATGCTTGGGAAGAATAGCACCGTGATTCGTTCTAAGTCCTTTAGCCACAAGGATTTAGGGCGAACGCGGCCCGCCCCGCTGATCGTAAGTCCTTATCTACCAACAACTTACGTCAAAAAGAAAAAACTAATGCTGACCCCTTGACATGCCCGATATATAGGGTATGATGGTTGAAGTTGATAACCCACTACTAGGAGATTTGATAATGAGTTACGATAAGTTGACGATTCAGAGCAAGCCGAGCGAAGGCGATTTTGTTCGTACCCTCCAAGGTGCTACTGGCACTGGTTTTGAGAAGGGTACGCATGTTCACAAGGATTGGTGGGCAAAGACCAAGACCTACGAGCAGGTCATGCAGGATGCCAACGTCGCTGTAGAGAACCGCGAAGATATTCTGACTGAGCGTAAGAACATTACCTGTGTTGGTAATGATAAGGGATTCTTTTTGAAGTTGAACGATGGACGAGAGTTTCGCCCTACGGATCACGCCATTGAACAGTTTAGTGTCCGCGTGGGTGTTACCTCGTCCTCGTTCCTTCGTGAGATGCGTAACATCGAAAACTTCGATCTTGCGGATGCTGATACCATGGCATATGTTGGCAACAATGCTTTGCGTCGAATCGACGCCGATAAGACTTTCCGACTCCGTACATATACGGATGGAACGTGTCGTGCGTTCGTGACTGAGCAATATGCTCCTGTGGATAATCGCTGGTATCTGGAAACCCTGTCGGAGTTTGTTCCCGGCGGTCGTTTCAGTCACTGGCGTGGCGATGAGGATACTATCTATGGTAATATCCTTATCCCCGATACTATCATGGACTACGGTGCTGACGATAGTGATTATGGTGGAATGATTAGCGTGGGCAACTGCGAAATCGGCACTCGCCGCATTAGCCAGACGCCTAGCCTTTTTCGTGCCATCTGTATGAACGGTTGCATCTGGGGTCAGACTAAGGGTGAGAAGATTCGCCGCGTTCATCGTGGCAATATCGACCTCGCTGTGCTGAAACTGGAAATCGCCCGTAATATTCAAGATCAGATTCCGCTTCTTGCTCCCGGCATCAAGCAGTTTCTGGCTACCCGTGCCTTGGAAACTGGCAAGGCTAGCGTGAAGGGTGTTGTGGCTACGGTATCGTCGGATTACAAACTGAGCAAGCGTGAGGCTACGGAGTTTCTTGAGCAGTATGTTACTATGGAATCTGGAGAGCGTAACCTGTTTGGTATTATCAACGGTCTGACCCGTGCTGGTCAGGTTTTCGATAATAAGACTTGGGTGAAGTTCGATGAAATCGCTGGCAGTCTGCTTGATACTAATGCAGACCGCTGGGCTACGATTCTGCGTCGTGCTGATACTTTCACCGACAAGGATTACGAAAAGGTTTTCGCTCTTACCGCTTAGTTAGTGGGAGGGTTGGGGTTGGGGGGAAACCCCCTTCCCCACTCTCACTGACTTCTGGCTTGTCGTAAGCCCTTTAGCAGTAAGGGTTTAGGGCAACCGGGGCCGGGGCGATCATTCATAAGTCTTTTATTTTCAAGTACTTACGTCAAGTCTAATGGTGAATGAACGTAAGTCGTTTGTTCTCAAGTACTTGTGTCGAGTGTGTCGATATGGTACAATGGGGTAGTGTGTCTTTGGTAAGATGCACAGGATGGATAAGATAGGGCAAATATATAAGCTGGGCAAATGGGGCTGTACTTCCCCATATAAACGGTTCAACATATTGCAATACAGTCAGCGACATTTACTTTAGGAGGTATATATGGCAAAGGTTAGTAAGACGATTGAAGAAACTCCAGTGAAGAAGGTTAATAGTGGATTTACGCCGTGTAATGTTATTTTTGATTATGTAGAAAAGCCCGCTGATTATATATTCTCAAGGTGCTTTAATGTATTTGATGATAAGTGGCGGGTCAACATATATAGTAAGCGTTATGTTAATGATATTCAAGGTCAGTATATCAGTCATAGCTATTTTGTCAAGTTTAATTGTGATGACAATAAATTGGTATTTGTATCACCTTAATTAATAAGATCGCCAAAGTAGCTATAGTCAGTGAAACTTTACTTTTGTATCTATAAATATACTGTTGGTATATTCTTAGAAACATTTTTAAAGTTGACAACCCGTTATAGACGATGTATACTGGACTGTATCACTCAATTCTTTAAGATCGCCAAGGTAGCTATAGTCAGTGAAGGAGACAAAAATGAAAGTTAAGCGTGGACAGAAATTGTGTAAGAGTTGTAATGGTATTAATGGTGCTAGGTCACACTCCTGTAAGCATTGTAACACACCATTCAATATCGGGGCTACTTCTAAAAGTAAGAAGCCAACTAAGGTTAAAAAGGTAAAAAAGTTTGAAGAGATTGAGGATTGGAAGTCTCTTACTAATGGAGATAATATTAAGGTCATTGGACGATCTGGTAATTACTATCTTGGTAGTAATGGGGAAAAACAATACATGACAGATGCTGGAGTATATACTGTTAAGAACAAAGACACTAATGGTTTAATAGTTTATGCTAGAGATGGCGGATTCGGGTATATTTATATGGGACCAGAAATACAGTCTGACACTATCCCAAACATGTATCGCAGCCCACATAAGATAGTAAAGACTAATATTCTCGTTCGTGCAAAATAGGTCAAATTCCTCTAATATTTATGTTTTAGCATCTTTATTTATAGATATAAGGGGCAAAACGCCCCAAATCTCAAGGGGATAAAATAATATGATTACAAAGAAAGAATTCTTCTTATACATGAGTGAACTGTATGAGGAACCATATACTGATAGTGACTCTTATAGAGCCTATAAGGAAATAGTAAATTGCACTGATAAGTCAAAATTAAAAGAATTAAGATCTCTTCCTAAAATGAAGACTAAGGAAAGACTATTATATAGGCACGCCCTTGCTGCTAATGGCAAGGAATTTACTCCTAGACAGCTAGACCAATACCTTAGTATGATAGAACTAGCACTGTCTAATATAGAGTAGTATATATACCATATACATACATATATACCAATAGACCCATATAGCCCCCTAAAGGTTACTGTGGGTCTTACTCTTTATATACCTTCTACACTTACCCTAGTACCCATAGACTCTAGAAAAATAGGCATATATGAATATTTATTATTTAAGTGAATTATCCACGTTCAAATCAAAATTATGGGTAGCAATATGTAGTGTGTTATTACTCTTATGTATATGGTTTGTAGTATGTATATTATGTATATGTTTTTATGGTGTTAAATGCATCTCTAGGTATATGCTCTAACATCCCAGAATTAGTCTCTTTTTGAGTGTATATTACTTATGTAATGATGGAAAAGTACCCACAGAAAACCATCAAAAAAAATACTAAAAGGGATTAAAACCCACAATTGGGAGAAAAAAAATGAGCGACATCAAACAAGAAAGCGACATCAAACAAGAAGTGGATCAAGTAATACAACAATTAGAGAGTCAAGGTATTAGTCCTAATAGCCACGTAAGTGATAATGTAGTAGGTTTGGGCGATGTTGTTGAGGGGGCATTAAAATCAGTAGGAATTACTGAAGATCGATTTAAGGAATTTTTCAATTTACAAGAATGCAATTGTAGCAAAAGGAAAGCTTGGTTAAATAGTCTATTCAGTTGGCACAAAAATAACAACAAATCATAGTTTTTGGCTTAAGAAAAAACTCAAGGTTGACAAGTACGTTATCCGAAGTATAATAGGATAGCGGACACATACCTACGAGTAAATTATATGAAATTTGGCCTTTGTTGTATATCTCTAAAGTTACAAGAACTTGACCCTCCAGTTAAGTTCCAAACTATGACATTTAAAAGATTCTCTAGCCTACCTAGGGAAGAAGCGTTGTCCGTATTGGGAGATAGAATTCTTAACAATATGGAGACTACAAATGCCGTTATTGAATATTGCGGGCAATGCGATTATAGTTACAGGATTAGTAGTGATTTGTTTCCTCTTATCACATATGACGAGGCTGGCATTGAGTTAGACGATCTGCCAAATTATGATGATATTCAAGACAGTTTTGACATTCTAGAAAATACTATTAAAAACACTGGGGTGCGTATATCATGCCATCCCAGTGAATTTAATGTTCTTGCTTCTATGAACCAACAAGCAGTAAACAAAACAATTACAGAACTTAATTTTTATTCATCTTTCATGGATCGTATAGGATGCCCAACAGACTACCGATCACCCATGAATTTACACGTTAATAATAAGACGGGCGACTATGACTCTATTATATCTAGATTTACTAACAGTTTTAATCTTCTTGATCCCAATTGCCGTAGCAGGCTTGTCATCGAAAACGATGATAAAGTAAATTGCTGGAGTGTACGTGAACTTACCTCTATATTCCATTCTAAGACCAATATACCCATCACATTCGACTATTTACACCATGCCTGCCATCCAGATGGTTTGTCAGAGGAAGAGGCTATAAACGCTTGCTATGCAACGTGGGGCGATTATAAACCCCTGTTCCACTATAGTGAAAGCCGCCCCGGTAATAACCCAAGAGCACACGCTGATTACGCAAATAATTCTTTTAACACTTATGGATTAGATTTTGATCTTGACTTTGAACTCAAGATGAAGGATAATGCAATATCTCGTTACACTAATAATTTGATAGGTGCATAATGGAAGACCCACTAGTTAGAATTAAACATTTAAAAAAGACAGCAAAACATATTGGCAAAGATGTTGCCAGAAATAGAGAAATACCATTAGATCAACTTACTGGCTTTATAAAACCAAGTGAGATAGTATCTATTATAAAACAACACGCCATTGAAAGAGATGGAGATTACTTACTAAATACTAAACTTTTACAAAAGATATTCACTGATGTAAATGATTGGGTTTTAGGTGTTCATCTATCTAAAATGGCTTCTAAAGACTTAATTGACACTTATTGGGATACTGATTTAAATTGTATGACTTTTGCAGCAAAGGATAATAAAAATGGCAAGAAAACTATTTAAGGCCCGCCAGCATGAATCTGGCACAATTGTAACAACCAAAACACCATATGGTAGCGATTCATCTATGATCGTTGACCCATCAAAATACAAAACAATTTCAATTAATGCAGATGAAGTAGTCTGCAAGGATGATCGTGGATTTTACGTAACAAAAAAGAATCGTATAGACAGTGGAATGGCCGACCCTAACCGTTATAGTAGTTATAAATCTAGGGTGAGCCTTGAAGAACCAGTAGAAGAAACTTCAAGTACTTGACACAAGGAAGACGATACTGTATAATACGTTCAATCGCAAAGGAGTTATGATGACTTGGCGAGAACTGATGAAATTTATAGCAGATCAAGATACAGAAACATTAGATGAAGACGTTAGAATATATGATTACGAAGATGGAAAAGAACACGAAGCAGAAATAACGGAATTACTGCAAGACGGTTGGACTCCATATTTAGCAATCAACAACATAGAGGAATAAAACAATGACTTGGGGCGAAATAAAAGAGTATATTGACAAACACCCTAACATACACGGCGATGTTGCGTATGTTTATGATTTTACTAATGGATCAGAATATGAGGCGGGTATTGATGAATTCAAGGTTAATGATAAGGAATGGTTTCCTAGTATAACTATTAATGAGTCATCTTTGGAGGAATAATATGAAGATTGCAAACAAGAAAAGGAAGCAAGTATCTGTAGAATTTCTTGAACATATCAAGAATACAGTTAATGATATGCTTTCAACCAGAATTCCTCAGTCAACTAAACAGAAGCTTTGTATACTAATAGAAAAGATGCTTATGGAAACTAAAAGTTATGAGGGTTTCAAATATCTTTATTGGAGTAGATTTGGTTGCCTTGATTGGGAAGAGGCAAAACAAAAGGGAGTTTACAAGCATGTTCCACAGGAATATATTCTTGGGCCAGATGCTACTGACAATCCTGACTTTATTAGTGATATACAGGGCGAATATTCTAGACGTTATACATGATCAAGTTAGGTTCATTAATAATCATTTGTTCCACAATACCGACTGTTGATTACAGTCCACCAATTAAATATGTGCTTGACAATGATTATTCTGAAACCATTAGAATGTATTACCCACAATTGATTAAAGAAGATGATTTGACAGATTTACTTTATAAAACTTTAATAAAAGAAATAGAAAGAGGACAACATGGACCGCTTTGAACTTGAAGATAAGATAACTGCAATGAATAATATTGTTGAGGAAATAAACCTTCTAGCGAAAATGGTATTGGAACATGATCTAGATAAGGATGATATTGCTAGCACACTATTTGGTATTAGAATTCTACACGAAGGACGGCAGGCAGAATTGTTTGATACTTTTACGCAAGTTTTTAAGCTTGATGAATATGCTGAAATTGACACAGAGACATTCAATAATGCGTGGTCTACCTATTCATCTAATGCAGAGAATACCAATCCTTCAGTTGATCTAGACTTTAATGGTGTACGAAGCTGTTGTCGCAAAAATTACGGTAATGACTGATTCTGACGATTGTGAACAAAGTTTGCCAATATTGGATTTGCAGATAAATACTGACTGTCCAATATTTGGTGAACTATATTTAGATCTTTTTCCCGAATGGTATGATGTGGAGTAAAATATGGACCAAGTATTACAAGATGAACTATTTGAAAAATACCCAGAATTCTTTTCTAACAAAGATCTTGGGCCACGAAATAGTTGCATGGCTTTTGGTATAACGTGCGGAAATGGATGGTATGATCTTATAAATTCAATTTGCCAGATAGTAGCAAGTCTTAATAAGAATATCAAAGATAGAAATAGAATTATTGCTGGGAACAATGAAGAAATTATTGATTTCAAATTTGATCAGATTAAAGAAAAGTTTGGCGGACTTAGGGCTTATTATTCTGGTGGAAATGATTACATTCGTGGTTTGGTTAGTATGGCTGAAACGATGAGTTATAAAACTTGTGAAGTGTGCGGCAATAAAGGAAAACCAAATAAGGGCGGCTGGATCAGTACACTTTGTGATTCATGTAGGAGTAAAAATGAACAAGGACTCTAATCCAATAGACTATTTGATTGAATGTTGCGAGAAGTCTATTAGTACAGGATACTGGACTATAACTAATTTCAATATTTTAAATGCTAAAGATGAACTAAAAAGATTAAGATCTAATGAAGAAGAACTAAAGAAGTGTCTTGACAAGAACCGATAATAGTGGTATGATGATAGATACGCCGCTGTGGTGGAATTGGCATACACATGGGACTTAAAATCCCACGCCCTTTAGGCTTGCGAGTTCAAGTCTCGCCAGCGGTATTAAAAATTTTTGCCCCAATAGCTCAATTGCATAGAGCAACGCACTTCTAATGCGTAGGTTACAGGTTGGAGTCCTGTTTGGGGTACTTTTACTTTTGGTGTATAATTGGATAGATAAATGTTCTCTATCCAAAGGAATTAAAAATGAAATGTGTCAAATGTAATGAAGAAAAATCTAAAAATAATTTCTATATTGTAAAGAGTGGCCCAAGAAAGGGTAAAATTCAATCATATTGTAAATCTTGCAATAGTAAACATGCCGCAGAAAGATTAAGAAAATTTAAAGAAAAACTGGTAGAGTATAAAGGTAATAAATGTAAAATTTGTGGATATAATAAATGTATAGCAGCATTAGACTTACACCACAGAGATCCAAGTAAAAAAGATTTTACATTATCACAAATAAAAATGACATCATTTGAAAAAAATAAAGAATTAATCTGTAAAGAACTAGACAAATGCGATTTACTTTGTTCTAATTGCCATAGAGAAATTCATTTTTTGGAGAATAACTAATGAGTAAATCCGTAATAACATACTTGAAAAAAGTTCTAAAAGAACGTAAGGAATATGACAAACATCTAGATCTTAAAGGTCCGCTAATGTATAATGCAGATTTGATGATCGCTCTTGAGTTTGTTATTAAGCATTTAAAACGAGAGGAATCAAAACATGAATAATAATATGCGGCCTCTGTTTGTTAAGAGAATCAATATAACTCTCTTTCTGGTCTAGTTTTGATTCCACTTAAACAATATATTGACTGTTCTAAGCAATACCAAAACATAAAGTAATTCAACACTGGATTAACAATCATAGTAATAATACAGTAATTTGTATCATACGGTCTTTTGTGGTGTAGCGAATGAGTCTTTTTGTCTTGTAGAATTCCACAGTTTTGTAACAGCCGAATCAAACGGTTCGTTTTAGTATGCTCCCAACAATGTATTTCATTACTTTGAGAAACAAACAAAAACACTAAAGATAAGAAGTATAAACCGTAGTAATAGAAACAAGCAGACAATGTTAATGAAGGAATTAGAGTAGTCCAGTTTCGGGCAAGATAACTACCCTCACAAAACATTCTAGGATGTTTGTGGTGATTGATATTAGGCTCAACAATATACTTACCAATTATGGGCCAGTTTGGATTACCATACCTATCTTCCCACCAATGAAATATACCAGAAATCAAATCTGCCAATAGTATAGCAAATATTACCCATAAAATGTATACCATATGTTCCTCCATATATTAGGATATACACTTTTCTTAAAGATGCATCTTGACAAGTTACGATACTGCTGTATACTTGATTAAAACCCCCTACTTAGAGGAAAATAATGAGTAAAAATAAAGCTCCTAAAATTTCTGTCAATGTTCCAAGTCATTTTGAATTTCAAACATATGATTATTATAAATTTGATTTTATACAATATGTACTTAAATCCATATTAGGACTAAAGTATAATTTCAAAGAAATTAGATGTAATGGAATGTATCACGTCATATTTTGGATCGGAAAGAAACCAACTGAATTCATAAAGAAAAAAATTGACGCTCTGGAGAAAAAT